TTTTTGGTATATATGGTTATTATTCTTTACAGTAGTTTGTGTATTTATTAATTATGGAGCTTGGTATTCCTTTAATTTAATAAAAAGAAATGATGGAACAGATAATATATTTGATACTCTTGATTGGCCTTTAGCTGCTATCCTGTTGGGTATATTTCCCCTTATTATGTTTATTGGGATACATATTTATGGACGGGTTCCTTATTAAGGAGAGACTAAATGATTTGGTATATATAGTTATGCATTTTTACAATTTGGTGTGTATATCTTAATGAGGTAATATGGTGGGAAAATAAGGAATCCTATGATTATACATATTCTATAGGAATAGGAACAGCAGGAGCTTTCATATTTATAAGTTCAGCATGTGCTATAATAATTACGCTGAGTAGGGGTTAATAATGATTATATACAAAGAAAAAATAGTAAAAGTACCAGATAAATATAAATGTGATAAATGTAGTAAAGAATTTGATGTTGCTATAGATTGGTCAGAATCACAAGAGTTTCATCATATAAATTTTATTGGTGGTTGGGGGTCTATTTTTGGAGATGGGGAAGAAGTTAAATGCAATTTATGCCAATATTGTTTAAAAGAATTAATAGGAGATTATTTACAAATTGAAAAATTTAATGGTAGATATTGAAACACTTGACACTAGAAAATCAAGCGTTATATTACAGATAGGTGCAGCATATTTTGATCGTTATACTGGTGAAGTTGGGGATAAATATTCAGTAAATATAGACCTAAAATCCTCTCTTGCATCAGGATTTACAGTTAATGCTGACACTATATATTGGTGGATGAAACAAGCAGAAGAAGCTAGAAAATCTGTATTTGAAGGTGAAGCAATGCATGTTTTTGATGCTATTAATGACTTTAATAGATTTGCAGAAAAAGCAAAGTTTGTATGGTCACATGCAACATTTGACTTTAATATTATATATAATCATTTTGAAAAACTTAATATAGTACCCACATTTCACTATAGAACAGCTAGAGATATAAGAACTCTTATAGATTTAGCAGATATTAATTTTACAGAGAAAAAGGGTAGAAGCGGAACTAGACACACTGCTTTAGATGATGTGCTTTATCAAATTGAGTATTGTGTGATAGCTTTTAATACCATAAAAGGAAAAATTGAAAACTCAAAACCAAAAAAAGATAGTAGTGGATTGGAGATAAAAAGAGTATGAGTTATGAATCCATTAGTTGTTTAAGAATAAATATATTTGATGAAATTATTCCTGATAATCTATCTCCATGGGTTTTTATAAGACCCTACTATCCAACTACTTATATTAATTATGCGTGGATTCCACAAACTATAGGATATCAAATATGGATTTTATTTGAATTTAAAACAAAAGAAGATAGAGAAATTTGGGAAAATAATCTTCCATCAATAATAGCTAAACGGTTAGATAGAAATCTAATCCCATATGCTTTAAATTTTGGTTGGGGCAGTAGAAATATAAATGGATTTGTAATATCTAATTAAAATGGAGATAAGAAAAGTATGAGTTATGAAGAACTAGGTAAAAAAGTAGGAGCACTCGTTGATAAAAAGCAAGAGGCATATGGTAATTCATTTGGTAGAGCAGGAAATGTTCTTTGGGAGTTATATCCTGAGGGAATTAAACCAAATCAGTATGATGACGCTCTAGCTATTGTCAGAATTATAGATAAATTGTTTCGTATAGCGAATAAAAAAGATGCCTTTGGGGAAGACCCCTATTCGGATATAGTGGGATATTCCCTATTAGGGATGAACATGAATTTAAAAAAGAAAGAAGAAGAACCAAAGACCACTGAAAAATGGAAAGTAGTAGAGTTGGGGCAAGTACCGGATACTATAACAACAGTTGCATCTGATGCTCCAAATTTTAATTCTGATAATTTGGTAATGTAAAATGACAGACTATCAAGAATTTACAACTAAAAATACTTCTAAAGAACAAAGAAGAAAATTAAATATTGGTGATATTTGGTCTAACCAAGCTAAGTGTTTGAAATGTGGTGATATTATTAGATCAAAAAACAGACATGATTATGTAGAATGCAAATGTGGAGCAATAGCAGTAGATGGGGGGAGTTGGTATCTGAGAAGAACAGGTAAAGAAGAAGATATAGAAGAAATGTCGGAGATGTATAATGGAATTTAATGAAGGTGGAATTTGGGAATTTTCAGAATGGGAAATACAATTAGACAGAGAATTAGAAAGCAAGTATTATAATAAATGTAAACATTGTATAGATATTGATAATAACAAATTTAGATGTCCTAGAATAGTTGTTGGCACAAATGAAGCTGGCTATAATTCAACTGGAATTTGTTTAGATTGTATTTTAGAAGCAGTTAAGAAGATGGAGGATAAAGATTGACAGAAAAGAAGAAAGAATATGTTTCTAATATTTATAAAAAGATAGTAGAAAAACGATCTTATTCAAGATGGGTAGATGAATTAAATAGAAGAGAAACATGGAAGGAAACAGTAGACAGATATAGAAACTACTTTCTATCTAAAGGAATAATAAAAAGAGAAGATGAATTTAATATAGCCTGTGATATGATAGAAGACTATGAAATATTACCAGCCATGAGATGTTTGTGGTCAGCAGGAGAAGCACTTGATAAAGAAAATTTAGCAGGATTTAATTGTTCCTATACACCAATAGATAAAGTAAAAGTATTTGCTGATATTCTTTATATACTTATGAACGGTGCTGGCGTTGGATTTTCTGTAGAAAAGAAATATACAGACTGTTTACCAAAAATACCTTCTATACTATCTCAATCTGAAGACATCATGATATTTGCTGATAGTAAATTAGGATGGGCAACTGGATTTCATAAATTTATGGTGGAATTATATAATGGTAAGATAGTTAAATATGATCTTTCCAAAATAAGACCAGAAGGTGCAAGACTTAAAACTTTTGGTGGGAGAGCTAGTGGGCCACAGCCATTAAAACAATTACTTGAATATACTAAAGTTATCTTTGATAAAAGAAAAGGTAGTAAACTACAACCAATAGATTGTCATGATATAGTTTGTTATATAGCTAACTGTGTGGTTTCTGGGGGGGTCAGAAGATCAAGTTGCATATCTTTATCAGATTTGAATGATTTAGATATGAGGTTTGCTAAAAATGGTGAATTTTGGGTGCAAAATATGCAGAGAAGCTTATCTAATAATTCTGCTGTATATGATTCAAAACCAAATTCTTCTTCTTTTTTGCAAGAATGGTTGTCTATTGTACAAAGCAGATCTGGAGAAAGGGGTATTTTTAATAGGAAAAGTTGTAAATTTATAGTTACACAGTCTGGCAGAAGAGATCCTAATTATGAGTTTGGGGGAAATCCATGTCTTGAGGTAATTTTAAGACCACGGCAATTATGCAACTTATCTGAAATAGTAGCTAGACCAAATGATACAAAAGAAATACTTTTAAAAAAAGCTAAGTATGCTACTATATTAGGCTGTATACAATCTACTCTTACTAAATTTAATTTTATAAGTAGAGAATGGAAGAGAAATTGTGAAGAAGAGAGACTACTTGGTGTATCTCTAACTGGTTTAAGAGATCATAAAATACTTTCAAAAGAGAGTAAAGAATCAAGGATTCTTTTAACAGAAATGAAACAAACTGTTTTGGAAACTGCTAAGGAATGGTCTGCACAATTAGGTATAAATATGCCAGCAGCTACTACAGTTATCAAACCATCTGGTACAGTTAGTCAGGTAGTAGATTCAGCTTCAGGATTACATCCTAGATATGCACAATATTATATAAGGAGAATAAGAATCTCCAAGACTGATGCAGTAGCAAAGTTGCTTATAGATAAAGGGGTTAATTATGAAATAGAAACAGGGCAAGAGATAGATACAGCAAACACATTAGTATTTGATTTTCCTATGTGTTCTCCTGATACTGCTATTTTAAAAGAAGATGTATCAGCGTTAGATCAACTTAATTACTGGTTAATGCTCCAAAAATATTGGTGTGAGGGTAAACCTTCTTGTACTATTTATATAAAGGATAGTGAATGGATGGAAGTAGGAGCTTGGGTATATAAAAACTGGGATTATGTATCTGGAATAGCCTTTTTGCCTACTGATGATAATGTATATAGATTAGCTCCATATGAAGAAATAGATGAAGAACAATATAATAATCTAATAAAAGAATTTCCAGATGGGATAGATTTAGAAGAATTATCAAAATATGAATTAGAAGATAGCACAGAAGGTGCTAAAGAATTAGCTTGTGTTGGTGGAACTTGTGAAATATAAGGAATACTATGGAAAATAAAACAAAAGATATAAAACAAAGAACTATTACAATTTATGAATTACTAGGTTTATTATTTATATATCTCAAATTAACTAGTCAAATAGATTGGTCTTGGCTTTGGATTACTTGCCCATTTTGGGGCATATATGCTTTTTGGTTAGCTATAGCAGGTTTAGCATTTTTTGGTGGAATACTTTTATCAATAATTAATTCTTTATGGAATTTTACACTTAAATGGTTTTTACCTAAAAATAAAAAGGAGGATTAAGATAATGAGGTATAAAGGTGATGATTATAATTGGGATGATATTGAAGATGATCCTTATGAATTTTATGATGAAATGACAGCTTCACCTAATAAAGTAATGAGAAATAGTAGAGATTATGACAAAGATTTAAGATATAGACTAGATGAATATTATGAAGAATTTGATCCAAAAACATTATATGGAGAATATTAAGATGGGTGTGGATTATGATAGTGTGGCAGGTATTGGTATTTTAGTAGATGAAGATATAAGAGAGAAGTTGATATTAGCAGATCTTTTTTCTGAGGAGGAGTGGGAAGAAGATCCTGGAGAATGTTTGGAAAAAGTAGGAATAGCATTTTCAGAAGCAGGGGATTCATGTTACTCTGGGAAAGATCCTAGATTTTATTATTTTGTAGAAGGAAAAAACTTAGAAGAGATAATAAATAACTATCCAATCTTACTAGACATGCTTAAAAGATTTGGTATAAACAAAACAATTAAAGATCTTATAGTTATAGAAGATCTATTAGTATGGTAATAAGGAGATATTAAGATGAATTATAAATATAAGAAAAAACCAGTAGTAATTGAAGCCTTTCAAATGACTAAATTTCGTAGATGGGATAATTCTGATTGGCCTAATTGGTTGCATCAAGCATGGAATAAAGATCCATCTGAAGGAGCATTGTGGATAGATGGGGATGATCCTACTAGAGAAAAACTTGTTTGTGGTACTCTTGAGGGAGTACATAGAATAGATTGGGGGGATTATATTATACAAGGAATAAAAGGAGAAATATATTCTTGTAAACCAGATATATTTGAAGCTACATATGAGGAAGTAAATGAGTAAAAAAGATATACTTAAAGCTATACGTTGCCAATGTAGCACTTGCTTTGGAGAAACTCAGCCAGTAAAATTCCCAATATCTAACCCACAAGATGTAAAGGAATGTACTTCTCCTAATTGCTATCTCTATCCTTACAGGCTTGGTAAAGACCCAAATGTAAGCCATAAAAGAAGTGAGAATGCAAAGAAGAGAGGATTTGGCAAGAAGGAGATTAAGAAATGAAAGAACAAACAAAACTTGATGAACACTTTTTTAGAGAAGCAGAATGTTGTGGAACTTGTAAATCTGGTAAACCTAGAGGTTCCTGGAAAGATACAATTTTAGATTGTATGGAAGATAGAAACTTTGATATATCAGATGATTACAGAGGAGTTTGTATTTATATGAGATGTAATTTATATGAGAAAAGAAAATGAAAAATGATACCCTACTAATTAAAAATACAATAATTTGCCCAGGTTGTGGATGGATAGGAGAGAAAAGTAAACTAGACAAGAATAAATGTCCTAGGTGCGGCTATAAAAATAAAACAAGCCCATATAGATTACTTACTATGTCAGAAATGGAAAGTAGAAAATATAAAAATGAAGAATATCAAAATGTAAATATGTATAAATTTTTAAAATCATATAATAAAATATGTGATGAAAATATATTTAACATGATGTTATAAGGAATAAAAAATGAATAGAGCTATAGCAATAAGAAAAGATGATAACTATAATGAGATAGCTGAGTTAACTTTACCAAGTATAAAAAAATATGTTGACAAATGTAAAACAGATCTTATATTTATAAGTGATTGCAAAGGGTATCATCCTCATTACAGAATACTTCAATTTTGGGAATTATTTGACACTTATGATCAGATTCTTTCATTAGATATAGATGTATTGATAAGATCAGATTGTCCTGATATATTTAAGTATTCAGAACTATGTAGTTGTGGAGATAAATCTCCTATTCTTTATTCAGTATTTGAGGATAAAGGATCTAGAGAATTAGATAGGCATAATAGGATACAGTTTATACAAGATAAGTTTGGTCCTGTTGATTGGACAGAAGATTACATCAATACTGGATTTAGCTTGTTTTTAAAAGATAGTAAACCAATATTTGAACCAGTATCAGAAGACAAACTTTGGATGGATTTAGGATATGATGATGTATATTTAATGTATAAAATTCATCAATTAGGATTACAAGATAGAGTATTTGAGTTGCCTTGCTCCTTTAATCATATGAGTTTATTTAATGAGTGGTTTAATCCACAAAATTCCTTTGTTCTACACTTCGCAGGAATGGGACAGTTATTCGGTCAAAAAAGTAGAATAGACAATATAAAGTATGCATTGGAACATTGGTATAAATAATTATTGGGTTGATAGTTTAATTGGTAAAATAGTGGACTCCAAATCCACCAGATGGGAGTTCAAATCTTCCTCAGCCCGTATTTTATCTATATTAGAGCTTTAAAAAGGATATAAAATGACTGAACCAAAAAACTTAGATGAATGTATTAACTGGTTTATGGAAAATATTATTGATGAAGAATTATATAAATATAAACATCTTTCTGAAGAAGATACTTGTATTTTTCATCATGGAACTGGAAGAAATATAAGAAATAATTGGAATTTATGGAATAACGAATCTTTATTACATAAATGGTTTAATTCAATAGGAATTTATCATCCAGACGATATGTCTGCAATTATATTAACTTCTTTACATAGACATCTAAATAATAAACTTATTAATTTAGAGGAACAAGTTAAATTTTATCAAGATTATTGGAGTAAAATAAATGAAAGTAAAATTAGAATGTAGTGATCCAGTATCTACAGAAACAAAAGAATATGAATCCATAGAAAGCTTTTTAAAGGAATTTCCATATTTTAGTCAATTATTATCTGATGGTAGAGAGGAACTTGAAACTAATATTAGAATAATAACAGAAGACCCTTTAATAATGAACATTGAATTATATAAGTAAGGTGAATTATAATGTTACTTAAATTTTCAGTTGCTTTAGGTGAATTTGGCAGTACTATATATGAAGAAACTTTTGCACCAGAAGATATAAATCTTTCTCCAGAAAGATGGAATTCTTTTAGTCCGAATGCACAAGCTGCTTATTTAATGAGATGGTTTGAAAAAATACCTAAGAAGTTTAACATTGAGGAAATACCAGAACCAAAAGAAATGTTACCTGAGTATGATAAGGAGAAGAAATTAGATGATAAATAAAGAAGAAACAATTTATCGTATGTATTTAAATGAAGATAATCCATATTCACTATCAGCAGAAGATGATATATATTTCAATGCTGATGAGTATGGAAGAATGAGATTTGATGAATTTAGATCATGGTTACAAAGATGGAGAACAAAAGATGAGTTAATTAAATTATTAGAAACAATTATATTTGAGCTTGAACATAATTTTAAGGGAGAGGAGGAAGTTGAATCTATGGCAAAATCTAAAGATACTAAGAAAGAAACTAAGAAGAAACCTATAAAGAAGAGTAAGTAGTTAAATATATTAACTTTTTTAAAGTGGCAGAGATAACTTATGTATCTAGACGCCATTATCCTAATTACGATATACTGAAAAGAAGTACGAGTAGGAAGATTGGGGGAGCCACACCGGATATGCATGTTATCATTTTAATATAAATAAAATAATGGAGACAAAAATTGAATAAAATAGAAAATATACGATCATTATTTGGAAAGATGTCAATACAAGAATTAGCAAAAAAGTTTAAGGTTAAGGAATCTAGTGTAGAACGATATTTAAGAAATGGAAAATTGATAAGTGATAAAGTAGAGAATAAAATATTTACTGTTGTAAATTCTCCCAAAATTCTGTTACTCGATATAGAAACGTTACCAGCAGAAACCTTAGTTTGGGGTTTATACAAGCAAGTTATTCCTACTGAAAATCTTATAAAGGATTGGTCTATAGTTGGTTGGTCTGCTAAATGGCTAGGAACTTCTAAAGTAATGTCGGAAATTCTTACTCCAGAGGAAGCTATAAATAGAAATGACAAGAGAATTCTTGAAAATTTATGGTTATTAATGGATGATGCACAGATATTAATTGGTCATAATTGCATAAAATTTGACATTAGAAAAACTAATGCTAGATTTTTACAACATGATTTTGCTCCTCCTAAACCATACAAAGTTGTAGATACTTACACCGAAACTAGAAAGAATTTTGCATTTGTATCAAATAAACTTGATTATCTTAATAGTATGCTTGGATTAACTAGAAAGATAAAAACAGAATATGGACTTTGGCGCAGATGTTTAGGAATGGATGGAGCAGATGCTAATAAAGCCCTATCAGAAATGGAGAAATATAATAGACAAGATATAATAGCTCTAGAAGATCTTTATCTAATTCTTAGACCTTGGATTAAGGGACATCCCAATCTTGCTATTTATATGGATATAGAAGATAGTATATGTCCTAATTGTGGAGATACTAATTTAATAGAAGATGGTAATTATTTTACACCATCTGGAAGATACAAAGCATTTAGATGTGAAGGTTGTGGAGCTATAGGAAGATCAAAAACTAATGAATTAACTAAGGAGCAGAGGAAGTCCATGATACTTCCTGCAAGATAGTGGAAGAACAAGTTAAAGATATAGTTGAATATTTATATAGAAATGAGTATAACTTCATAAAATCTTATAGGGAAGATCCTAAGAAAGTATTTTCTAATGTATCTAATAATATGAAAATAACACCTATTAATTTAAAAGCAATTCTCAAAGAATTTTATGAAGGATTAACTGCTAATAAACTAAATGATATAATAGCATAGGAGATAATATGAAATTAGAGAATATAAAAGAATGGTTTGATAGAAAATGGTTTATGATAAAGAGATTTTTTAAACATACATATCAATATTGGTCTAGAGGATTTTCAGATAAAGAAACTTGGGAGCTTTATGATGAAATAGCTAAATTTGTGCATCCAAGATTGGTTATTTTTCGTAAGTTAAATAATGGCATACCTTATGGTGAAACTGAAAAATCTTGGGATAAAAAATTAGATAAGATGATTATATCATTTGATATGTTATCAAGATATGATGAAATAGAAGAATCTTGGTGTACTTTAGAAAATAGTAAATATAAAAGTAATGTTAAAAAGGTGAAATCAGATCAAAAGAAAATACAAGAAGGTTTGGATCTTTTTGCTAAATTCTATCATGGTTTATGGTGGTAAGCTATGGGATATCTAGAGATACCTAATCTCTATAAAGAGCAAGATATTCTTTTATTTAAAGAATGTTATGCTTTAGAAAAAATACACGGTACTTCAGCACATATTTCATGGAATGAAAATAAATTAAGTTTATTTTCTGGCGAAAATAAAGATTATTTTATTAATATGTTCAATCATGAATTTTTAAAAAATGAATTTACTAAATTAAATATTCCAAAAATAAGTATTTTCGGTGAATTTTATGGTGGTAAATGCCAAGGAATGTCAGATACTTATGGTAAAATACCAAGATTTGTTTCATTTGAGGTAAAAATAGGAGAAAATTGGTTATCAGTACCAAATGCAGAAGAAATTGTAAAAATATTTAATTTAGATTTTGTTCCATATACAAAGTGCTTAACTGATATAAAACTCTTAGATGAATTAAGAGATAAACCATCTGATCAATCTATTAAATGTGGTATTCTAGAACCTAGAAAAAGAGAGGGAATAGTTTTAAGACCACTTATTGAAGTTAGGAAAAATAATGGTTCTAGAATTATAGCAAAACACAAAGCTGATGATTTTAGAGAAACAAAAAACAAAAGATCATTAAATAAAAATGAACTATTAATTTTATCTGATGCAAAAGCTATAGCAGAAGAATGGGTAACAGAGATGAGATTATCTCATGTCCTTCAAGAATTTGAAAAACCAACAATAGAGGATACTGGTAAAATAATTAAAGCTATGTTTTCTGATATTGTAAAAGAGTCAAAAGGAGAAGTTGAGTATTTAGATTTAGCAAGTAAAGAAATAAGTAGGAAAACAGCTCTAATGTTTAAAAATAGATTAAAAAATTCTTTATTATTGAAAAAATAATTTGTGATTTTATTTAACCTAAAATGTTTATAATTATATGGCTAGGGATGTACACCTGAAAAGAAGGTACTTCCAACCTTCCTGCCATATATTTTAGAATGGAAGATAAATCAATGGAAGTGATTAATATGCCTAGAAAATTAGAATATGAGTTTATTAGAGAACAATTTGAAAAAAGTGGATGGACACTTTTAAGTAAAAAATATATTAATTCTAAAAAAAAGTTAAATGTAATGTGTGATAATGGTCATAAAATAAAAGTAAGATATGATCAATTTAAAGATGGTATAGGATGCTCTATTTGCTCCTTTGATAAAAAAAGACTATCTATAGATTTTGTAAAATCTGAATTAGAAAAATATGGGTTTATTCTAATATCAAAAAAATATATATCAGCAATAAAAAAGATTAAAATAAAATGTAAAGAAGGTCATATAACCACTACAACTTGGTCAATTTGGAAAGAACATAAATCATGCTCAGAATGTTCTAATAATAAAAAAAGAATATCATTAGGGATAATATTAAATAAATTAAATATATTAGGTATATATTTACTATCTAAACATTATACTAATAATAAACAAAAATTAAAGCTAAAATGTAAAAATGGTCATATATTCTATTCTAGGTGGAATGATATTGATCAAGGACATACACAATGTAGACAATGTTATTTAAATTCTAAAATAGTTTATGATATAAAAGACATAGACAAATTCTATAAATATAGAATAATAGTACAAAGATTAACTAGAAAAATGTATAAACAATTTAAGGAATTAATAAATCCAAATAATTTAGAAAGATCGCAGGGAGCTAATCATCATCTAGATCATAAATTTTCAGTATTAGACGGATTTTTAAATAATATATCTCCTGAAATAATATCAAATCTATATAATTTACAAATGTTGCCTTGGTTAGAAAATTCAATTTATAAAAAGGGAAGTTCATCTATATCATATAAAGAGTTAATGATAGGTTGGGAATTATATAATATATATTATATAGAAAATATTATTTATTAAAATAAAAGGCTACTTACTCTATTTGTAAGTAGCCTTTTTGCTAGGATAGGTGTATATTTATTTGACTAGCCAAGAATTTGCTGTGGCAAGGTAGAAATCACGCACTCCATACTTATCAGTAATATGGGTAGCTGCTCCACTTTTATTATTACTCCAATAAATTAAATCACTGGCATTATAACGTGACGCAATGAGGTCAGAAGCACTATTATTGCAAAGTACTAAATGCCTACCAACATTTCCACTGCTTCCTTTAGGAAGTTTAACTCTAGTCTTGCTACTATTTCCAGACAATAATATGGTAAAATCTGTATTAGTTGCAGTATAATCAACACTTATTGTTTTAGATTTATGTTTATAAAAGTTACTATCTATTACTCTGAATGCTTTTGTTATAATGTAAGCTGAATTTGTATCTGAAGTAGATAGTTCTGGAATTGATAAATGGGGTGTAAAGGAAGTAAGTATTTGGTAGTTCATTCCAGACATAGTAGTTCCATACTGATAACTTGCTACAAAATCAGCAGTTGCAGTTAAATTACTTCCTAAAGTTATAGAGAATGATCCTAAATTATAGTCTATAGTCCCACTACCGGGAGGAGAAGCATCCCCAGATAAAGTTCCAGCACCATTATCTGTAAAATGCTCATAACTGGCATTAATTGTTACTGTATTAGCTAAAATAGGTACATTGTCAATGTATCCAGAATACATCTTAGTTGCAGCCAATCCAGTAGCAACAACTTCATTAGTAACATACCCCCAATAATTAGAATTTTCATAATTAGAAGATAATGTTAAGTTAGTTGCTGAATTTACAGAAGCTATATCATAAAAAACTGATTCATCAGAGATTTTAAATATATCTCCTTGACCAATATATGTTGTAAATTCAGTACTATTTCCTATTACTTTAGCTGATCCAGGCTTTATGGTTACAGAATTTACTGAGTACACGGACATTATTTATACCTCAATATATCAATCACATAATTATTATGTGTAAAATTACCACTCAAATTGACAAAAGCTCTCTAATAGAGAAAAGTCTTCTCTTGTTAAATTAATATCTGTATTAGTTATAACACATCTTTTCTCTTTTTTATATATCTCATTATCAAAATTATATAATATATCTCTACCATATATAGTACATTTGTCTAGTTCTAAACCACTATCTATAGATAAAAGATCAGACCATTCTTTTAAATCTGTTGAAGATATGAAAATAGTTCTTTTAAACTCTTCAATCTTTTTCTTATTTTCCTCTTCAGTCCCTGATAAAGTTAAAGAATATTCATTAGTTTTTTCATCTATATATTTATCTATTATCTCTTTTCTTCTTTCAGAATATTCCTGAAATTCTGGTGATTTTATTATCTTCTTCTGAAAAACCCCATAATCAAATGCTGATTTTCCTGTTATACATTTGTCTAGTTTTATAAATGATTTTCCCAAAGGATTTTCTGGATTAATGAAATATTCAAATACTACATTGTAAAACTTTATTTTCTCTTTTTCTCCCATCTATTGTTCTCCATTTTAAATAATAATATTAATAAAAAAGGTATACTAGCAAAAATAAGTAATATAGTCAATAACTCCCCATGTTACATCACCTCAATATAATATAATCATTAATTAACTTTTGTCAAGTGTTTTTTTCAAGTTTTCATAATCTTCTTTTAGAGAGTTAAAATCTCTATATAATTGCATTAAAGAACCTCGTAACCATGACGGCCAAATCTTAGAGGACATTGAGGGATTTCCTCTTGAACTTTTCATAATATCTCCCTTTTTCCACATTAATTCTTTTGTAAAAGGGTTATACATATCTTCAGCAGCCTTGACTAAGGCCCATTCTGGTAAAGTATTATCATCAATAAATTCTAAGCCCGATATTGGATCATATTTTCCTGAGCCTTTGATTTTTGCCAATTCTGCAAGATCATCTCTATCATCTAAGAAAAAGAAATCTGCTTCTTCATTTACATTATAGACCCATAATTGATCCCATTGATAAGAAGTGCCATATCCAAGACTTATACCTCGATCTGTAGAAGGAACTAAACCAGCAGTATTATAGCCCATTGATCGAAGTGTTCCATTGGCATCAGCAGTAAAGGTTATATTAGAAGCATTATTTGCTCCAGTGACAGTGATTAATGCATAATCATTTGAATCATAAGTAGTTTTCAATGTTGCTACAATTTCACTACTTGCATTAGATAATCTAAAATCTACAATATTTACACCAGCTTGATATATAGTAATATATGAAAAAGGATTAGCACTTTCATTTAGCTGCATTACAATCTTCCCATAATTATTAGCGTCATACGTAACACTGCTTGAAAATATAGCACTATTTGAGAAATAAGACCCCACACTTGAAACCCATACAACATCTGATGTGGCTGATCTCATCCTAATATATGTATCGTCTATGGAAATATTATGTTTTCCAGTCCCTGTTTGACCAACAGTTATTGCCGAAGCACTTGAGTCTATAGAAATTAAATTTGTGGTATTATTCCTGAAATACATTGCTCCTGAACTAATAAGGATATTATTTTGGCTGGTGGACGCCCTACCTATAAGAACTGTAGATCCAAAAGAAGATAAAACAGTTGATCCACTTTTAACTTCTACCCCAGAGGAACTTACTTTTGTGTGATAACCAGCTTGATTCCCAAAATAAGCATTTCCACTAGTATCCCATTGACTATATACAGTTGTATTTACCCCTATTCTCAATCCATTAGTCTGTTCAATCGAAAACCATGCTTTTGATGCAGTTGCATATTGTCCTGCTGCTAATCCATAAATAGCAGAGGAATACCCATAGGAGCCATTAAGATTTCCTAATCTAAGTTGGGTAGTTAATGTAGTCCAGGGACTTCCAGCATGAGTAAACATGGAAATATATGGAGCATTAGTTTCTGAGGAAGTAAGATAAATTCCACCATCCCCGGACTGCCCAAAATTTGTAACACAAGTTCCTTTAGACCATGCCGGATTAGTATCAACCTCATACATAGCATTTTTGTCTCTTGAAACAGTATATGCCCCACTGGAAGTATCAGTATAATAAGTGTAAAAGCAAAGATCCACACTAGAATATGCAGTATAAGAACTTATATAATCACATGAATTTCCATTATGAGTAGGAGAAATGGAATCTCCCCCAACTACAATATAATCAGTTGCACTACTTCCTGAAAACTCAATTGTTACAACATAATTGGTATCATCCACAGTTGTATATGGAGATGAAAAAGTAAAATCAGTAAGAGCAAAATCTGTGGTTAATGTTGAGACATCAAAAGCATCTGATGTAGCTAAAGCTTCTCCAGTTGGTACACTAGATACACCAAATGTTCCAGAATGAGCATATAATTTTGCATAAGCTGAACCTGTAGGACTGCTTGTTTTTTTCAAATAGAATGATGCTTTTGTTAAAGCACTTCCATTACCTGTTATTGACTGTCCTCTTATAGAAGTAGGTGTACCTGCTGCAACTGTATAATACACATAGTATATTCTATCATAAATAGAAGTAAGCCAAGCTGACGTTGCAATGTTATAATAAACACCATTTCCCTCATCTTCTGGAGTTCCATCAACCCCTATTGAAATATCATTACTAGCATCTGATGAGGTACTCGTAAATTGCAATGTGGTAACATAACGAGTTCCATTTACTGTAGCAACAGGAGATGAAAATGTGAAAGTAACAATTTGATAACTTGTAGTTAATCCAGTGGCTACATCTACAGTTGCTGATGTTCCTAAAGCTGCCCCAGTAGGCAAACCAGAAGTACCCCAAGTTCCAGTATGAGCATAAATTACTGCACTCATCGTTCCCGTGGGACTACCAACTTTTTTAATATAAAAACTTACCTTAGTTATTGACTCCCCATTTCCGGTAAATGTCTGCCCTCTTTCAAGAACATAGCCAGAATACATGAAACTATCTGTAGTCTGATTGGAAGAGGCATAACTATCCATCAAAGTATCTACTGCTGGAGAACTGTAACCTATTGAATAATCAGTAGAATTATTACTTTCTGAATAACTATCCATTGTGGCTTCTTCACCTGTAGCAGTTACTTGAAACCACTCATCCTCTCCACCATCTTTTATCCTTAAAATATCACCAACAGAAAAAGTCTCATCACCTTTTATTGTCATTGTACATGAGTCTAAGGCTGTCATAGCTTCATCTAATACATCTGCTGGCCTGATTAATACACTTCCACCAACTACAGAAATAGAGTCCTTTTGGAATACTGAGGCATGTATAACTCCTCTAGCAACAATATTTCCGACTTCTAGTAAATTAGAATTAAGAATAAATCCTGCACCTAAATATCCGGAAACATAATTAGAACTTTGTATTGACATAGATGCACCATCTAGTTCTACATATGTTCCAGAATTATGACCTAATCTCATCCTTGAATTTTCAGAATCAAGAAAGAAATAATCAGAATATAATAAAGATCCAGAAATAGTAAAATTACCAACATTGATTTGGTTATCTACGCTATTGGCATTTTCAGACGCACTACTTGATGATGAATATTGACCATGCCAATCTACATCTCTAACCATACATGTAATAAGTGCTTTATTTCCGGCAGTTGCTAATTGAGCAGATGTTAATACAATAGATACATAATTGTTTTCTAAATTAACCCAAGCACTATATCCTTCCCCTGATACATCATAACTATATTGATAATATCTATGATCTAAATCAGTACCTTTATTCCATTCAAACTTTACACCACCAGGGATTCCAGATGCAGTAAGACCTGTTATATCGATAGGAGGAGAATTATATGCTTCAAATGGTAAACTATACTCTGATTCACCACCATTCCTGCTTCTGGTAGCTATTTTAAAATATAATTTATTGTAATATCCACCATAAATAGTATTATTTGCATCTGATAAGCAAGTATCATATGTATAAGTATACTGAGTAGTATTTACATATTCTGTTCTTAATAATTTAGACTCATCATTAGGATCAGAATAGTATATTTTTACAATATAGCCATCAACAGAGTCTGTTGAACTATTTAAGGATACAGGATTCCAAAAAATAGTTATATCCTTACCATCCCATTTGTGGGTATTTGGCATATACCCACTTATGCATATTCCAGAGGGGCAAACCAAATCTGTAGGCATATTTGGTAAAAAGCAACTTACATATGAGTAAGCACTCCCTATACCACTATTAGTTTTTCCTTGTAATCTAAAGTAATATGTTGCATTGGTTGCTAATGAATTGTTTATATATTTTAATGTATTATTATATATACTTCCTATGCTTTCATAAGTTCCATTATTAGTTACTGAAAACTCCACTATTATATAATCAGCATTAGTACATATAGCACTTATATTAAATCCTATTTCCCCACTGCTATTCAAAGCAACAATTGATATATTAGTTGGTTTTGCTAATTTTATAGTTGTAGGATTAGATAAATCTGTATCATTATTTTCTATTATAGATATAGTAGGCTCAGTATATACCGAGGGAATATGATTTACAAGAGTAAGATCTACTTCATCTACTTTAGATCTTTTTACTTCTGTAAGTCTATATGGTTTTATATATGTACTTTTCTTACCAATTGCATATACAGCATCTGATTTTGGATATTCAGAATCAGGCCAATTTTGTAAAGAAGCTGTTTGTGAAACATTTCCATTTAAAATAGTAGCTGTTACAAAATTATTATCTGATGTTTGATACTTAATTAAATAAGTTGCTGTTACATCAGTAAAAGTATAGGTAGCTTCCAAGCTAACAGTCTTATTAGTAGCATTATAGGATAATATCCTTCCACTATTTCCCCACCCAGGCAATGTATGAGAGATATTAACTATATCTCCAGCAGATGCATGTATATAATCTAGACCAACTTTAAAATTTATAACATGGTTGCTATTAATAGCATTACTGTGTTTGAATTTTAACTCTCTCTCAGCTTTTTGTCTATTTACTATTCCTTTTAGTCCTATACTAGATTTAGTAGATTTAATTAAGTCTGTATCTTCAGCAATAGATGATAAAAGCTTCTGTTGGTAATCATCAGAAGCATCAATATATTGGCCTTCCAAAATATAAGGAATTTCTGTCAAATTAGTAAAAGATTGAGAAAAACTATCCTTTATTATATTTCCTAAAGAAAGTGTATGTATTGGGGTATCATTTTTATTGATTATAAAGCTAATTACTCCATTTTTCCAGACAGGCCAACACCTAAAACTATTGCACATTTCAGCTAATGATGTAATAGCTGCTTGTTGCGTTTCTAAGACACCATCAAATGTATGATAATGTTCTTTAATAGTTCCAGACATTGATGCATCAGATATTGTTACGGATCTATCATTAGTATCTCCCAATGCAAAAATATTTAATCCTATATAAGCTATATTTGGATTAGTACATGTTATTGTAACAGATACATTACCTGAACCTGTATTACAGGTATTAGATCCTAACCAAACAAGATTAGTTTTGTTAGTAAAATTATCTTTACTTGCTGCTCCATATGCATTTACATTCAATCTTCCATTACGAGACATATTTAAAATCAATGTATATGTTCCACGCACTGATAAAGTAGAACTTAGTCTAAATCCTACAGTATATCCATATGCACCACTCAGTATTATTTGTCTATTTGTTGCTGATGATGTTACAGCACCAGTATTTTCCCAAGCAGACCCCCACCAATACTTCGTCCATAAATTACTATTTATAACTGAATACCAACCAATATAATCAGGTTGGTTTCCATCATATGGATCATATGAAACATGGCATGTTTTAATATTTGCTACCATCTCTGAAGTATTTAGGTCAGAAGAGGATAAATAATTGCCTAATCCAAATCTTTTATTTAAAACTAAATCTCTAACACATAAAATTGAATTATTTGAATATTCTGTCTTATATGTAACTTCATCCCAAGTTCTTTCAACCCCACCAGAAGTTTCAAATCTACTATTAGTAGAACTATAATATGCAGAATCAAATGTTCCAGTCCCAGATAAAGATGGTACACTTATTTTTTTACCTTTAATAGTAGTTATAATATTAGGTATAGATCCAGATAATTGATCTGTAGCTTTAATCTTTAATCCAAGTAATGCAGTATTGGGATATATAAAATTACCAGAAGTTACTTCTGTAATTGAATATAGCTGTATGCTATCTGCTACTTTATAATCAGAAGAAACTCCGGTTGTTCTTTGTAATTTTATAGAATATATTCCTTTTCCAAGACCATATGTAAGACTATCAAAATCTAAATAAAAACAGTCCCAAACAGCACTCTTGCTGGAATCTGTCATAGTTCTAGAATCAGCAGATGATGAATAAACAGTAGAATAAATTTCAATCTCATTTCCTACTTTTGCTAATTCAGGACTAACCCAAATAGTGTAATCTCCAATATAAGCAACCTCATTTGTCCAAGAATTACTCTCATATCCTGTTGATGTATTATAGTATATATGATTAGTACAATTTACAGTTAAGTAAGTAATTGATTTAGTAACAGTATTTGTACATTGTAAATATATAGTATAAATATCCGTATAGTTTCTATTACCACCACTTACACCAGAATAACTAGTATAAGATGTTGTGTCTTTATAAACTTTTACTCTATAAGTTTCGGGTCTTATTCCAGAAGCATATGTTTCCCAAGGAGTATATCTAACCGCCCATATATTTTCAATTACTCCTGATATAGCTTTATAACCTACTAGATATTCTATAATTGTGGCAGAATGCCAAGTTTCTTCAGATTCCTCTTTATAAGATACACTATATTTAACTGATTGAGAAGCAAATCCAGAATCAGTTATTTTATATAAAGCAGGAGCTTTAACTTGTATAAGTACTTTATTAACTTCTTTAGTCGTAGTATATGTAGTACCATCTAGAGTTATTTCCTTTTCTAGTGTATATAAAGCTCTAGCACCATCAAAATATGGGATAATATTTTGTTCAAAAGGATAAAACTCATTATTTGCTCCTACATTGTTAGTTCCAGTTCTATACCACCAACTTATATCTGTATAAGTATATAATGGCTGATCATTAATTAATATTGCTGGATCTTTATATCCAACTCCTAAAGAATCGTTACTTGAAGTTGAATTTATATCTGAAGTAGTACATATAGAAGTATTATCTGAATATTGGCAAATACCTTCTATTTCTCCTTCACATAATGCCAATAACATATATAAATAGCTATCTTTACCCTCACTCAATACATATGCTGAAATTAAATTTCCACCTACAGCATGTGTACCATATACTATAGGTATAGGTGCTTCATTAGATGCTATAGTAGAAATTCCTGACCAATTATATGTTTGAGATCCGCTGGAAGAAGTTGAAGCTGTTAATTGAGGTAAGTCTGGGGAGAATAGAGCACTCGATATAACTGATAATGCTCCACTAATCAGTAATGCATAACCTACAGATTTAAGAGGAGTAAATATTATTAATATAGCACCAATTGCTACAGATAGAAATCCACCACTTTCATTACTGCCATATTGTGGGTATAATACAATTAAATCATCTCGGGATACCTTGGTAGAAATCCACACATCTGGATGTTGTATTTCACCATTTAGTTGTATAACAACTTTTTGTGACATAATTATGTCATAAAGTTTTTTATCCTGCTGTTTAGCATATGAATAGCAACTACCTAATAATGTATCATTATCAACAGATACAAATTCCGCGGTCTCATCAGGCAGATTTCTAAATGTAACTTTTGACAAATTATTTCATCTCCTTATATCTTAGAACTTTATAAAGCTTCTTATCCCAAAATCCTTCTAATCTATCAATTCTTGAAGTATTATTTATGTCTATATGTATAAATTTTCCATCTTCAATATATAATCCCATATGATTTGCAATTGAATAGGATCTTGTATAAAATAGTAAAACATCATATTTTTTAAATGGAGCATTTACATAATACCAATATTTTGGTATATTATTAATTATATGATTTTCTGATTTATACCAATCAAAAGAATACTCTAATTTTTCTAAATAATCACCAAAGTCTATATTTGCTTCATTTGTTAGTATTAATTTACATAATCCAAAACAGTCAACACCACAAAAGTCTCTACCCATATGTTTAAATGGAATACCAATATATTTTGAAAAATCAGTCATTTTGTTCTTCCTTAATAATATAGTAGTAAGTTATTAAAATTAAACGATTATGCTAGATTTTGGCACACCAGGAAATCCACCAAATCTACTTATATTATTTCTTGTTTTACATGAATCTAAAGTTCCATCACAGGTAGGATATGTAGTACTATTTATAGTATTGTTAGGATCACAATTATGTGTTGCTATTCCACCTACTACAAATGAATGTGAATTATTTATTTCTAAGTTATATACTTCACCACTATATTTATATCTATCTATATTTTTTATTTGAACTAATGCACAATTATCTAAATATATAACTGTATCAGTTCTAGAAGCTAAATTAGAATTAGAAAATGGATAATTATCCCCAAAAAATCGCTTAATTAATGACTTACCAGGCTTTCCAGATATTCTTATATAGTTTGTATAATAATATTTAGGATTATTTTTTGTAGATGGAAAAATATTATTACGTAATAATATATATATTATTTGCCAAGCAAGTCTATTACTTGTAGTAGCCATTGATATTTCAGATACACTTTTACCTCTTGAATATTTAATAGAACCGTCACCTCTGAAAACACCATATAATATATCCATTTGTAAATCTGGATCTAAATATATAAGTTCATCACATATCTTTTTTCTATATGATATGGAAGATCCAAAATATTCAAATATTATACTTAATAATTTAGATCTAATAACACACTCTGTACAATTATCTTTTCTTTTATTAGCAAATCCTAATATACCAAATTTATTATTAATTGTATTTAACACAAAATCAATATCAAAAATTTCATCTTTATGAAATGCAAAAGAAAGATATTTTTTAGTAGCACTTCCTTCTGCTAAATAATATCCAACTAATTTTAAGAAATCTGAATCAATATCAATAAATCTATTTATTTTAATGGTATCAGCATATTTTCTAAATAATGATATTTTTGTTTCATTATCATGTAATAAATATGGATATCCTATTTTTCTTATTATTTTAGCTAAGTCCAATATTTTAATATCCTGCGTATATCTATTTATTGGTATACATACATAATCACCAACTTTTAAATCATTAGCTTTTACAAATTCTAATGTATCCTTTAATTTATTTAAATCTTTATTATCTCTAGCTATGTATATAGGATGATTCTTAGTTACATTTATAGGTTTTAATCCTTTTGCTTTTATACTAACTATCTCATCATCATAATTATTAATAATAATATTATTAACAGATTCAAAATTACCATTATGATCTAATATTTTATCTCCAATTTCAATATCTTGAATTTCTTTTGTAGTATAATTTTGAATTGTAACTTGTTCATTTGGCAACAAACACTCAGTACCCAAATAACCCGCGCCTATACCCATTGCCCAAGCACATTCTGAATAAAATACTCTTCCAGGTATTGTAACATTTTTTATAGATAATTTTGATTTACATGAAAATGTAACAACACTTTCGTTTGAGGATGTACCATCTATAAAAAACTTCTCTTTAATAATAGCATTATGATCTGGATCACTTCCAACATGATTTGCACTTGATCCAGATGGAAGATATTTTGCAAAAGTTGTTATAATATAAACATTACATCCTCTTAAATATCGTCTATTTTGAATATAGGATTCAACTACTCTATCAGTATTTGGTATGCTAATAGATACATCAGAAAGTTCTCCATTAACATTTGAAGAAAAGTCACCACGATCAATAGGAACTCCATAATATAATGTTTCTGTAGCTCCAACTTCTCCACTATTATTAACATTCCATCCATATATATTCTGATTTAAATCAGTATAATATACATGGTCATGTCCAGAGTATGATGCATTGATACAATACATCGTTATTGGGAATCCGCCCGATATTCTAGCACTTTCAGTTAAAAATGTACTTGTTACATCATACATATATTACTCCTATACATGGTACTTACTATTAAAAGATACTTCACCAGAACGTAGAAATCCTGCTGTATCTGGATCATTAAGTTTATCATTTGCATATCCAGCAATCTCAAAATTAGAAATATCGTTACCATTATGATAACAATTATATACTGGATATACTAGCCCATCATTCTTTGCATTAGTTGAAGATAAATCTCCGTAGGGAGTAGATATAGTAAAAACCACTGATGTATTTACAGTAACAGTAGTTACAGATCCTATTTTAAATTTATTACCATTCCAGAAAAATCCATAATTTGCTTTTTGATTTGTAGTAGCTGAATAGGGCAATGTATTAGTAATATTACATGTCCATGTAGTACTGGTAGGAGTTATAGCAGATGGATTTGATCCTTTACTCAAATCTACTACATAAAAAGAATCTAGCCCACCTTCTACCTTATCAATGAAATGTTCTATTTGAATATATTCTTTATCAAAGATATTATTATATTTATAATTAATCATAATATTAGGCAATGACTTCTTTCTAGTTTGTATAGTTTGCTGTTCATAAGTAGTAATTAAATTATCATATAATTTATAACTATTACATCCACTATTTGGCTCAAAATATGAATATGATATTCCATCAATAATACCTCTAGAATATGTAGCAGATACATCACCTATTGGATACAATTTCATTATTAAATCAACTCCTTATCCTGTTTTAAGTTTTCTATATATTGGTCCTTTACTATGAATATCATCAATAACATAATTAACAATAGTATTTTTACCAGAGGGTCCACTAAGAAGTCTAGGTGCATCTGTTTCTCTAATGACATTAGCTATATAAATTGGAGTGCTACCTTGATTTCTAACATATCCAGAAACAGAATTAGATTTAATATTCTCCTCTGGAATAACTATTTCTTTACCAGAAGCATTATCTCCTAATACTGCTAGAGATGGGGCATTAGTCATACCACCAGATGAAAACTTTCTAAAGGCAGTTATTTTAGGAAGTACACCACCAGTTGCATATCCTGCTGAAGCACCAACATTTATATTACTTGATATTGCTCCTCCTATTTGGCCTCCTGTGCTAGATGTTGTAGTTGTTAGAGCTGATGCAATCCCCATCACAACTTGCATAGCAATCCATTCATTAATAGCTTGACGAATTGAATCAACTAAATCCTTGAAGAATGATTTAAATGCATCCTTTAAATTTTCTATAGGATCTTCCAGCTCATCTATTTGAGTTCTAAGATTTTTCATCTCATCAGTTATTTCAACGACTCTTTCAGCATTCCCTTCTGATATTGCTTCATCATATTCTTCTTTTAATTCTTTTAATTCAACTTTGAGTTCAGCAGCTTCCTGTCTTTGCTCCTGAAATCCTCCAGTGGAGTTTTGTAGTACAGTGGCTAATCCAGAAGCACCTTCTGTATAGGCTTTACTTATCCAACTAACTTTTGCTTCTTGGAAAGATTGTGCTTCTTTAACTAGTTGTTTATAAACATATAATAATGAATTTGAATATTTAAGTTCCTCTTCAATAAGGTCTAATGATTCAGTTTTATTATCTTTAATTTTATCTTCATAATTTTTTATTTTAGTCTGATCACTAGTTAATTCCTTCATTTTTGAGTAAGATTCATTCTCAACATTAAGTATTTCTCTTTTAATCCTGAGAATTTCTTCATTATCACCTACTAATTCAGCTTCTTTTTGGGCTAATGCCAACTCAAGAAGTCTAACTTCTAGTTGTTCCTCTTCCTTCTTAATTCTAAGATTTTCATTATCAGAATCTCTTTGAGCCTTATTTGCTGATCTTTGATTATCAACCGTTTTCTTTGATACATCATATTGTAATTGTATTAAATCCACATTTTCATTATTTAATTGATTTATATTTCTTTGTATATCAATATTATCTTGTGATAAATCATTTTTTTGTTGCTGTAACTCATAAATTTTATTGATTTGATCAGTGTCCTCTTTTCCAACTTTCAATTCTTCTATAGAATTATCTATACCTTTTTTCTTTTCTTCATTAATTTTAATTTGAGTTTCTAATGAATCAATAAATCTTGACTTTGCTTTTTGATCATTAACTTTTATTAATTCTTTTACTTCTAATTCTCTTAGTTTAGTTGATTTAGCTATCTGAGAATTGGTTCTACCATCCCATTTATCACCTAATTCTTTTAATTTATTTAATTTCTCAGTCTTATTGATAATATCATCATTAATTTGTATAATTTGACTTTCTATATCAGAATTTTTAATAGCCTTAGATGCTTCTTCTTCTAAAATTTCTAATTTCTTTTTGCTAAGTTGTAAATCTAATTCAGCAGAAGATATATTATCATCATTATACTTTTTTTTAGCAGTATATAGAGATTTTTCAGCTTTTAATTCCTCTTGCGTTCTTTTTACATACTCGGATCTTAAATTTAGTTCAGCAGCAGCTTGATCAAAAGTTACTGATACATCTGCACCTTCTGTAGTTTCTTCAGATGTTCCATATACTGTTCTAAGATTTTGTGCAATTTCTGGATTTTTAGATCCTGCTATTATAGCTTTTTCTAATTCTTCTCTTACTTTCTTAGCTTTTTCATAAGCTTCTTCTTTGGCTTTTATATCTTTTTCTGTAATAGATAAATTTTCTTCATTAGATTCTATAGTTAAATTACTTATATCTAATAATGTCTTTGCATCAAGAACTTCTTGTTTAGTATCAACTTTGAGAGTTTCTCTAGATGTTATACCTATTTTGTCCATTTCATCATAAAGACCCAATAGTTCTTTTAATATTTTTAAATTACTACCAGTTTTAATATCTTTAGATAAAGATCCTACTCCAATAACATTTTTAGCAGCACTTAATGCAGTTACACCTTTTTGTGTTTTTATATATTCTTTTATTAAAGCAATATCTTCTTTACTTAAATCTTGTATAAATTTTGCTTTTGTACTAGTTTTATCTAACTTACTAAATATATCAGCAATAGTTTGAATATCTTGGACATTTCTACCCATTTGAAGAGCTTTATTCATTTTATCTATCCAATATTGGACATCTTCTAATAAAATTGATGCTTCGGAAGCATATGCTTTTATACTACCCCATAATTTACTCCAAGACTTAGACATTGTATCTAATGCTCTTTTTTCAATTTCTGCTGCTTCACCAGTTGATTCACCTGTTTGTTTTATTTTATCTTCCCACTCATCCCAATTTCTGATTATAGCTAATAAAGAGTTTATACTTCTTGCACCCATATCTTCAAAAACTAATGCTAATTTTGAAACTGATATATCCCCTTTTCCTAGTTTAGTAGCTAACTGATCAAATATATCTAATATGTCTAATGATTTTGTTGGATCTATACTAATACCAAAATTTTCTTCAAATTTAGAAGCATTTTGTGCTATTTTTAAAAGAACAGTTCTCATTTCTGTTCCAGCTTTAGATCCTTTAATTAAATTATCATTTAAAAGACCTAAAATATTGCCCATTTGCTCAAATGTTAAATTTGTAAGTTTACCAGTTGAAGCTAAGTAGGAATATCCAGTTACTAATTCTGATATTTCTATTTGATGTTCCTTCCATACTTTAGCCAAAACATCATTAATATATAAAAATTTATCTTCTAATGTAGTTACATGAGTAATAGTATCACCAAAATTATTATAAATACCAGCAACAAGTTTAGTTACTTCATTAGAATCTCCCTCAGTAGCTACTAATAAGGACATAGTAGAATTTAAAGCAGCAATAGCCTCTTCTGCCCACAATCCAGCAGATCCTAATTGATAAAGTACATTACCTAGATCTTCCCACTCCCCACCATGAATGCCAATAGCCTCTTTCATAGCAGTAGAATATGAATTTAATATTTCTGTAGAACTCATTATTTGTGATTCTGCAACTCTAAATGCTCTAGCCACTTGGTTTTGATAATCAACAACTGAATTAACTAAATTTCCAATACCTCTATATGCTCCCCAAGCAAGACGCAGCTCTAAGAACCATCCCATTCTATTTTTAAACCACTCTTTAGATAAAAATCCTGTGTCTCTAGATGGTTTCTCTGTTTCTTTTCTTAATCTCTCCATCTCAGCAGTAAGTTTGGGGGTAAGTTTTCTGCCCATCTCAATACGAGATTCTAAACTTTTTAATAATGCTACTTTATTAGCATTAGCATTAATACCCATACTTATTTCTTTACGATATCCAGCCTCAGCTATTCTAGCACTAACTATCTTTTCTTTCAGTTTCTGAAATATAGCTACTTCACTAGTAGCATTTTTAAGTCTACTGGAAATATCATATCGTTCTTGCAATTGTACTTTTCTATTTAATACATTGCCAAATCCCTCCATCTCCTCTTTTATTTTTGGCATCCTCATTTCTAAAGAAGCAATAATTTTATCTAGCCAAAGTTTAACTTCTTTATTACTCTTTAAGCTTACATTTTCTATAGCTTTATTAAACTGATTGAGATATTTATCAGTTTGTTCAGATATTCCTTTTAATCCATTTAAATACGATTGTAAATTATTAGGAAGTTGTGGATTCATAGTTTGTTTTGATTCAATACCGCTTAACCCAACTTTTCCCTCATATGCATATGATACTAGAGATTTTCTAGTAGCTCCACCCTTAGATAAAGCTTTTGTAGTTTCTAAAGATAAATTTCTTATTCTTTCTAGTGTAGATATTATTTCTTCAGCCCCACCTGATAATTTGATTGTATTAAAAGATGCAGATAATTTATCAAATTGTTCTATAACAGAAACCATATCCATTCTTGCTTTAATAGCAAATTTATCAAAAGATTCTTCCACATATCCAATATTTTCAGCCCAAGTACTTCTTACTTTACCTAATTGTTCATTTATAGTTTTATAGTATCCTTTTATTGCAGAAGAGGATTTTCCACTTATAGCAGCATCTAGCCTAATATTTTTAAAACTATTAGATAGTACTAATAGTTCCTTTTTTAAACCTTCTGCTCCATTCATAGCTTTGGAATAATCAATACCTATACCTACATTAATTCCACCAACACTAACTGTCAACTATATCACCTTTTTTATCATTTTTAATAAGAGCACCTGCTGCTTTAAATAAATTAAGTAATGTTTTACCTGATTTCTCTATTTTATTTTCTGTAACTTCTTTCCATGTAAGGGAGTTTATAAAACTGTTCCAAACTTGTTTTTTCTTGTTGAAGTCTCTTGTAGTTCCACCAAAAGATGGGGAGGCATATGCTATGGAGTGTGCTAAAGTTACAGCATCAAATTTCTTACTGTCTAAATTATTCTTGATACACTTTTCATAAAACAGATAAACTTGATCTATAGTATAATTATTTTTTATATCGTTTAGAGTATGACCATTTTTGATAAGTACTGAGAAGATGTCAGCAATAGTAACTACTTCGCCCCTCTTCCTCTTTACTCGTTTGGATTTGGGGCTATTAGATTTTTTATGCTGTTTATTATAGTAGTCTTATTTTGATCATATATAGTAAAAGCTATTTTAAGACCATCTTCCATAGATAGTTTCTTAACAGATTCATCATCAGTATTGAGAGTTATCTTTATTATTTCAAATACTTCTGAACTTGCAATTGAGAGCAATTTTGCTATTGTAGTATATTTTAAAATACCACCTGAATTATCTAACTCTTCAATAAGTCCTTTAGCTTCTGCTTTTTCAATTACTTTTCCTAGTGATTCCGCTAGGTTAAAGAGATGTCCAAAACCCCACGGTAAAATTTTGAATCCAGCAATTGTTACTTCTGGGAAGAGGATTTTCTCTTCTGATTGTTTCTCTGTCATTAAGTTTGTTGCTCCTTTATTTTAAATTATTTCATCCAACCAATTTCTTTGTAAAACTGGTACAAATCATATCCAATATATAGTTCTTTGAGAGTGATTGAAGAATTAGCTTTCTTTTTCCAATTTATTGTTGGTGATAGCATCTCTAAATTATATGGATTTGAGATTATGTCTGTTAATATTTTATTTTTAAATCCTTCTGCTACTGAAACTCTATGATCCAGATGAGCTTCATCTTTATTATTTCCACGTATTAAACCTAATGGATTTATAAAATCTTCTTCTAAATTATATATTCTGTATGTTTTGTTTCTAGCATCTCTATTATAGAGATGAAATTCTTCTATTTCTTCTTCTGAATAATATTTATAGATTGATAATCTATAACATTTTGGACATCTGCATCCATTAATCCAATTTGCCATTTTGGTAATATATTGATGTCCTTCTGAACAAATAGTTATTAATGGAGATCTAACATTTTTATATTCAGTAGATATTAAAGTATAATTTTCTAGTTCTAATCTTTCTCTAACTATATCAATATTAACTAATTTATTACCAATACATCTACCACATCTCTGTCCTTGTTTCCAGCAAGTCCATAATATTTCATGATGATGCCCTTTTGGACAAATAAATTTAAGTTTTTCACTAGGATCTTTATATTTAGTACTTAATAAGATATATCCTTCCTTTTCAAAGGACTTTCTAATATTGTCAATACTTTCACATCTATTTTCTGAATAACATACCCCACACCTTGATCCATTTCTCCAAGAATTTTTACTCATTGAAATTTTATGTCCTTCTGGACAAATCAAATTTAGTTTTTGTTTACTATCTTTATAATTTGTAGTTAATAATTGATATCCTTCTGATTCTACTTCTTCTTTTAAATCATTTAATTTAGTTCTCTTATCTTCATGAGCACACAAAAAACAACCAGCACCAGATTTAAAGTGTGAATATCTTAACTGATGTTTATGCCCTCTATCACAAATAAAATCTAACTTTTGATTTGAGTCAATATATTCCGTAGATAATAAGACCCAACCACGTTTTTCAAACTCTGATTTAATAAATTCATAAGAATGTTTTTTCATATATTACCTCTGCTATAAGTAATTTTGATAGGCTGAGGAGTAGATAGCAGCTACTCCTCACTTACGTCCGTCGAACCTAATTTAATATAATCACTATTTAGCAAATGTCAAGTAGTAATTATAAGTTAATTGTTATAAATTTAACTAAATCATATTTAATATACCATAAGGTTTAGAAGCCCATTCTGAAGTAGTTGACAAAAATTCAACGCTCAATTCACAGGAGATCTGATTCCACTCTGTACCATCCCCAAAATTAATACTACCAGAAGGACGCAAAGTTGCCTTTGGAATACTAATTACAAAATCATTACCAGTTTGGGATCTGAATAGTAAAGATACAGATCCTCTTTGTAATGGCTCCATCATTAGAGCAGTTTTACCTGTTCCTAATGTTGATCCAAGAAACACCCTCTTAAAGTTAGCCTCATCCAGTTCATCAAACGTAAAAGGAATTGTTATGTTATTTTCAACATTAACAGTTTTATCTTTACGTCTAGAACCATTTACAGTGATATAATGATCAAGAAAAGTAACTTCAGGAGTAATCTCCGATGTTACAATATTACCCAAACTCCTAGCAGCAGTTCTAAAGTTAGAACCAACTGTAGTTGTTGCAGTAGTATCCAACAGGGAAGCATGTCCAATTGTAGGATCAAAATATATATCAAGACCGCCAACTGCGTAGTTCACATCTGATTTTACGGCCATTTATTTCACTTCCTATTAAAAAATTTCGTACACTATGTACGGTTTGTATTCTCCAGATACTCCTAAATTGTTAATATATACCCTAAATCCATAGGTGATTTCTCCAGGTTCTTTAAAACTTATTTTAATGTGTTATACACATCTTTTTCACCATATTCAAACAAATGAATATTTTTTATATTATCTGGCATACCCTTCTTTTCCAACCCTAGAAGTTCAGCATATAAATTTTCAGTTTTGATAATAAAGTTTTCCATTACTAATTCTTGTCTTTTTGTTTTAATATTCTTCATTATATCTAAATATTGATTTTCTAATTGTGAACAATCCCCTACTTCATCAATATGATTAAACACAAAACCAATACCATGTTTTTTTATATGCTCCATAGTTTCTGGACACCAACAAGCTAAAGATGGTAATCCAGCTTGAAGGTATTCTTCTTCTTTGTTGCTTAATGTATATTTAACTTGAGCTTTTTGCCCATCCTCTTTATTAAAAATACATATACCATATTTAAATTTAGTAAGTTTTTCCATCATTTCATTATAAATAGTTGGTGGACAAATAACTGCTCCAATATTTTGATATGTGGTATATGCTGACATATTGCCACAAAATATATGAGTCTCATTACCCATTTCAACTAATCTTTTCATTATTCCATAAAGATCTCTATATGAAAATCTTCTATTTAAATCAATATCATCTGGGGGATTTAAACCACCTTCATATACTAATCCTTTACGATCAAATATTTTAGATTCATCAAAAGACACAATATCCTTATTACAATAACTATAAACAACAGTATTTGGTATATTAACTTTAAACAATCTATTAATTATTTCTTGTATAGGTTGTGATACATATATTAATCCATCTGCATTTGCCATCATTTCTAATTCTGCAACTGATGCAAACCCTTGTCTGATGGTGTCTAAGTCATGTAGGTCTGCTACTATTTTAACTCTATCAGATGCAGTCATATCTTGTACTACTTCACGTATCCATTTTACAGGATGGGATGGTTCGTTGTGAAAATGCAAAATATTACATCCGTTAGATACCATTAATTTAACATTATTTTTAAACTGAGCTTCTCCATCATATACAAGATATTGATCATAAGTATTCATACCATAAGATACCTTAGTACCATTACCCCAAACTTCATATCCTAATGATTTCAATGCTTTAGCTTGCTTCTGTACTCGGATGCAATGATGATCTGCTAGCATTGCTATTTTTAAAGGTTTTCCTTCTTTATTTAAAATTGGTTTGTCATAATCATTTAACATATTTAATTTATCTACTATTCCTTTCTATTTTAAAAATTGAATTTACTTCTTGGATTTTTATATTATTCAAATATGCTCCACCTTGTTCTATTAGTCTTCTAGCATCTGATTTAGTTTTACATAATCCAGATCTTACAAATAATTCAGTAAGTTGAATTCCATTAATTGCTTCTTCTCTTTTAATTATCATAGTTGGTATTGCATCTATCATAATTTAACATGTTTTATTGTAAAATTACTAACACATATCTGCCACTCCCCACCCTCCTCCGGTTGCAGGGGAATTGGCTGACTTTGATTAGCTAATACTATCCCATTTCCTGATGCCATTACATTATGATTCATATGTAAGGTATTTATAACTGCTTGACAAGTTCTAATAGAAGATAGATTAGTTTTGGTTTTAATTCTTATTTGAAGAGAACTATTATACTTATCTTTAGAAGTTGGAGGAGCACCACCATAAGGTAATATAGATATACAAGGAGTAGCTATACTAGGAAATTTTCCTAAATATAGATTCTTATTAGATACTAATCTAGTGCCTAGAGCAACACATACTGGAGAAGTTGCTGTTAAAGATACAAAGTATTTACTAAATTCATTCAATATAGTGTTAGTTATTGCCATTTAAACTCCTTATAATGCTAAATATTCTCTATATCCAAGATATAATTCATCTAACGTAATTTCTGAAGTACCAAGTTTAGATAAATTATCATGCTCTATTAACATTTGTAAATTAAATGGATTAGCTATTACTTCTGGACTTATCCCATTTAAAAATCCATCTAACACTGTATAAATATGATCTAGGTGGTATTGATATCTACCTCTTGGAAGATTTAGAGGATTAATTATATATTTATATATTTTATATATCTTATTTGAGATTCTATCTACTATTTTTCTATATTTATAATATTCAAAAATATCATAAAAATTGTATCTTAATCTAGATTCAAAGAAACATTTCTTACATCTATGGCCCTGCTGAAAATCATTCCATCTTAATTTTAACTTATGATTATTAGGACAAACTAATTCTAATTTCTGATAACAGTTGAAATATGTATTTGTAAGTAATTTATAACCCTCTAATTCCATTATATTTTTTATTTCATTTATATCTTTTCTAGCATTCCCAGAACAATGAGGACACCTATATCCAGAATACCAATTAGCATAACTCATACTATTTTTATGTTCTTTAGGGCAAATATACTCTAATTTTTGTAAGGTATTTTGATAAGTAGTACTTATTAAAATATATCCCTCTTTAAGAAACTGATTTCTAATAAAAGATATATCTAATCTTTTATTATTAGAACACTGACCACACCTTTGGCCAAATAGCCAACTATCATATCTTATTTTTCCATAATGTCCTTTTGGGCATATATACTCTAATGGATTTTTATTATTTTTATATTTATTACTTAGTACTGTATATCCTTCTTTCTCAAATTCTTCTTTTACTAATTCAATAGTTATCTTCCTACGTTTCATTATTATAATTCCTCCTCATAATTTGTTTCCTCTTTTATTTAATTTATGGCAGGTAGGTGAGGAGTACCTACTTTTCGGTTACGTTTACCTAGCCATACCTTATATGTATAATCACTATTTATAATTTGTCAAGTCTATTTTTTATATTTATGAATATTTAATTCAATATTTTCTACCATAAATTTAGCCATCCTTTTAGTTGATCTCTTAGCAGCTATCTTAGCTAAATCGGCTGGTAAAGCACTAAAATCCTCTTTAATTATATTAAGATAGTATGATTGGCGCTCCAACCAAGGATTTTCTAAAAAAAGAGGCCCAGTACCTGGGAATAAAGCATGTGGATGGCTTGGTGATCCATAAGGAAATAAATTATAATGAATTATGGATGTCACATCCTCACCATCTGCATTAAATTTAGAATACTGAACATAAGCTCTAATAGATTTTGACCCTTTAATCCTCTCAGCAGATATTTTGCCTAAATCAGCAGTTACAGTACCATCTTCATTTCCACTAGCTACATTTAAATAACCTCTACTTCCAAAAGTTAATACTGCTTTACCACTTCTTCTTAATTCACCAGTGTCATAAGGAACTCTTGGTTGAGCATTAGTTAATAAATCTATAGCTATTACAGCAGCAATCCTAGCTGATTTAACTGCAATAATCTGACCAAGAGCATCTAAATTTTTACTAACTGATTTAACTTCATTTATATCTATAGTTACAGGCAATTATATCACCTTATGCAAGATAAAGTTTAAAATGATCAATTTGTCCAGAAAGATCTACTTCTTTATTTATAACTAATATTTTATAATACTTACCATCTTTCAAAAGTTCATAATTTTCTTTAACTATATAATCTGGAAGAATCCAAACTTGAACAGTTGCTATTCTTTCTTCACCAGTAGAAGAAACTACTTTAGTAATTACTTCTTGCCATCTACAGTTAACATTTGAATATACTTTAGCTCTAGTAATATCGGAATAAGCATCAGTAGTTACTGAATAAATTTCACATAATTGGTTGAGTAAGCCTTGAATTAAACTCATTTATTTTCTCCTCTACTAGTCATTTCTCTCAGGCAAATTATCCATATTGCTTGAGAGATAGTATTTAAAAAAACTATAAAAAGGAACAAAGGAACTCCCAGAAGATAATGACTGTCGTTTAACCAAAGGGCTAAAAGCAAATCTAAAGGAAGAGTTATTGAACTGATCCATATCATAATCCATTCCCATCTTGTGAATTTGGGTATAACTGGGAGGCTCTTCACTTAACTCACCACCTAAAGTTTGTTCTATAGACATTATTTTTTACCTCCACAACCTTTTCCACCTTTTTTGGGTTTAGGCTTATCTTTCTTTTTAACCAATTATTTCTTCCCTCCTTTCCTTTTAAGTTTTTCTCTAAGTTTCTCCTTCTTTGTTTTTTTGTGCTTTTTCACCTTGTATTGCTTCAATTTTCCTTTAGGCATAGGATCTTTTGTTAAACTTTTTATACGTTTAACTTTATCAAATTTTATATTCTTAATAGACCTACGTTTTATTATATCACCAGATTTAAGTTCAATAATAAATACTCCATTCTTTATCCCAAGAAGCCTGGCACGTTGCCATTTATTTCTAGAAGTCCATACCTCAATAACAAATTTCATCTTTCTATAATCTTGATACATTATCTTTTCTTCTTTCTTCTTTTAGATTGTTTTTGTTTAGATGTTACTTTCTTTCTACGCTTATTCTTTCTAAGATATTCTTTATAACCTTTAGCATGTCCGTGCTCATTATACCATTTACGCCAGAGATCAGGATGGTTAATTTTTAAAAATAGTTCTTGTTGTGGACTTGAGAAGGGCATACTTACCTCCTGGCAATCTTTAATCTTCTGGAAATCCAGCTACTTAGTAGTTTTTTAGCTGTAGATGATATAGGTATACTCATTCCACTGCCACTATCTTTTAATGATACAGATACATCCCCTATGCTAACTGATTTAGCTATAGTCTTATAACTATTTATATTTTCCATTCCTTCTGATTCTAATAAGAAAATAGCTTGCTCTATCTGAGCTTCTTTAATATTCTTATCTAATGGAACAAATAATGCAAACTCTGTACTGGTAGCTGGAATGGATGTAAAAGCCTCTGATACTGTGATAGACCCATTAGACACATTAGAATTACTAACTAATCTTATATCATTAAGAGGAGTTCCTTCAGTAATATGAATAGTACTATATTTAAACCAATCTGTAGGATATTTACCATAAGTATCTGAATATAAAGAAGTATGTCTAAATGAAGTAGTCGTTATTGGAGTACTACAATTTCCTGTTATAACATCATGATCATCCCTAGGAAATTCAAGTGATTGTGAGTCATAATATTTATCACCTATAAATTTAAATCTGTCAATACATTTAGCAGCTTCTACTAATAGTCTTTTTTTACCTTCTATTGACAAAGAGTCCCATTTATTTGAATGACCATATTTATTCATAATATAGTTATTAGCTTCAGTTAAAGAAGTGTAGGAATTAGCATTAGGATCACCAAGTTTTGAATTTAAAGTTAAAGAACCAAATACTTCAAAAGTAATATAATGTGTATAAACATTACTGGCTGTAGTAACTCCTGCTAGTTGAAGTTGATATGTTTCACCGACAGTACCACCTTTTACAGTCACACTAACATTAGTGGCAGTAACAGCTTTTGTAGCAACTAGAGAGGTGGTTACATTTGCACCAAGAGAATCAAAAACTGTAGCAGTACATGAACTTATAGTCTCAGTACCAGATAAATCCTCAGTAAATTTCTTAGTTACTTGAAATCTATCTGTATTCATTTTATAAAAATAATCTACATCATGTGTATATTTTGCCACTTACTCACCTACCATAAGTTCTTTTATTTCATCTGGTATATTACAAATATGATCAGATGTTTTGACTATTATTTTTTCAAATTTATTTAATAAGTCTATTAAAACTTTATCATTTGTACAAAGTATTGTTCTTATTCCAGAAGTACCAATATATAAATTCAATTGAAATACTAGTCTATAAATATCTAATCCTTCAGAATAATCTAGATTAGTAATCTTCTTTATCTTTAACTTTTTACCTATTTTATATAGGTCAAACTGCCTCTGTGCAACTATAGCATCAGAACACAATTTTGGATAATTAATTGAAGGACTATCACTACAAATAATAATTATATCATATTCATTATTATCTGAAGTTATAGTGTCAAAGAATTCATAAATCCAGTTATAGCAAGTATATGAAATTATTAATTTTTTCATTAATATATCCTCTTCAAATCTGAATAGCATTCCCATGGCGTAGCTATTATTCTTTTATCTACAGCTTCTTGACTATTATAAAATATTATTGAATGTTTCTTTTGGCTAAGACAGACAAAACTTATAAAACCCTCTGGACCAATAAAGAACTCACAATTTTGGGCTAAACAAATTAGATCTCTTATATTAGTCTCACCAACTAGATTAACACAATTTCTTACACTTTTATAAATAGGATTATTACCTACTAAAACACATCTAAAATCTTTGTTTTCTTCTATTATAGAATTTACTGAATCAATTGAAAATCTTTTACAGTTTCTTCCTTCTAATTTTCCACTATGGGGTTGTAGTATCCAAAATGGTTTATCAAAACAAAATCTATTATGTAAATCAAATTGAGGAAAATATTCCATATCTTCATGGCAATCAGCGGTTATCTCTGGAATATCTAATCTAGGTTTTTCTGTGAATTCAAGTTCTATAATGAAAATATTATATATTTCTGAAATTGATTGAGCATAGGAAATTGGATCTAAATAAGCAAACACCTTGCATTGTTTTTTTATCTTTATAACTTTTAGGCAATGAATATAACTGTCCCCTATCCCCGCTCCAATAGAGGCTAACTCAAACAAAGTTAATCTCCATATATAAATTATAATCTTCATATAACTCTCCTAAAGTTATATATGAATTACCATTTTTGCTACTATTTTCAGAATGCTCTAACATTCTAAGATTAAATGGGTTTCCAATTACTTCTACTGGAACTTTATTTCTAAATCCATCTACTACTGAAAATATATGATCAACATGAAATTTACTTTCATCTTTCCATTCTTTACATTTTGTGCATTGTTTCATCTTAATCACTCCCCCCTGATTTATCTCCTCTTTTATTTAATTATGGCAGGTAGGTGAGGAGTACCTACTTTTTGGGAGCTGCCCTAGCCATAATATTTAATTAAAATTAAATTTCTTCCTCCAATCTTCTTCTTCTAGAATATATTTTGGTATAATATCAGGATGTTTGTCTTTGAACTCAAATGGTTTACCATCTTTATCAGCAATATAACCATCATTAAACCAACAACTATTTATACCACTTAATTCTTTATTTAATTTTATGTATTGTTCTTCATTATTAAAGTTATAGTTACGATAGATCTTATCTAACCAATTTACTTTTTTTGACTGTGGATTATTAGGATATTCAGTCAACCAAAAATCTAATTTAGAAAAAGGATTGGTTAATAGCCCATAATGAAACATTGTTGGATTTTTAATAGATCCTAACATAACAGATTCCTTTTTTGTACAATACCAATTTTGAGTAGGAAAAAATACATTACCATTAATTAAATTTTCTTCATTTATTCTAAATAGTCTCTGATGTTCCCCTACTAAATATCTATTTGTATTTATAAAGAAATAATAATCTCTAAATGTTATATCAGTATATTTATTTTCTTCAATGATACTCTTTATTTTATTTATTATTTCCTGTTTATAAAATTCATCTGCATCTAGAACAAAAATCCAATTTCCAACTTCATAATTTTCTGATCTACTTAACATAAAATTAAGTAAACCAGCTTTTATAATAGAATGATTGCTTTTATTGTATTTTACATCTATGAACTTAATATGTTTCATATAAGATTTTGCTATATTATATGTCTCATCAACATATTTTTCTAATATTTCTGAATGAGCAGATACATTTACTATAACTTCATCACAGAATTTTAAGGCTTGCTCAATTGCTAAACCTATGTAATTCTCACAATTCCAAGCACATAGAAGTCCTATTATTTTAGGCTTCATTCTTCTTTTCCTTTATTATGAACCAATCCCAATTTTTTTTAATTATAGAATACTTCAATTCTTCACCAAATTTATCTACTGCTGTTCTAACACCGACTTCTCTTTTACAGTAATCATGCCCACCAAATATACCACCAAGTTTTACTTTAGGATAATACAAATCAATATCTTTTTTAACATCTTCATAAGAATGGGAAGCATCAATATAGCAAAAGTCTACCTTATTATAAATCTTATTTATAGCATTTGCAGACCAATCTTTTATAAAAACTATTTTATCTTTATAATCTTGAAGTACAAATTTACAAAACTCTTCTATTTCTGGAGTTTCAAATATATCAATAAGATATAACTTTTTTATATCTAATTCATCTAGTATTCGTTTAGCATTAACTCCAAACTGAACACCAACCTCAATCCCTACTAAATTAGATTTACCTTTTAATTCATTAAACATTGGCCTATCCTCAAATATACTGGAATTCATAGATACCATTACATCACTATATCTATTATCCTGTAAGTATTTTAGTAAAGTTTCATTATTTAATTCACTTTTAAGTTCTGGATTCATGTATTACACCTCTGATGTGAAACTAATTTATTTTTAAATTCATTATTAAATTCTTTTATTATACTTTTCAATTCATGATTAGTAAAGTTTGGGGTGGACCAAATATCATTATCATATTCTCCCTGTTTAGACCAATCACAATTTTTAAACTCATCTTGATAATACTTAGTTCCAGGGTAAGGGCAGAGCAAAGTCATACCAAATATATTAGGATCAGTATCAATAATTAATTGTCTAGTCTCTTCAATAGTCTCTTTTGTTTCTAGTGGATTACCAGTAATATAAAATCCTCTCATATCAAGACCAGCTTCTTTACCCCATTTAAAAACATCTCTAATCTTTTGTGGAGTTGTACCTTTATTAATTTCGTTAAGTATTTTCTGGCTTCCAGACTCACAACCAATTGCTATCTGGTCACAATTGGCTCTTTTTAACAATGATAAAATGTCTTTAGTTATATAAGCAGAATGTAGCATACATTGAAATGGAAGTTTATTATCCCTTCTTATTTTTTCTTCACAAAAATCTATAGTTTGTGTACTATCTTTTTCAATCCATGTGGGATCTGCAAATTTAAAATAGTTTATATTATATTTCTTTTTGCAATATTCTATTTCATCTAATGTATCATTAACATCTCTATATCTCACATTATTGTGACTCATTTCCTTTTCTCCGCAAATTGCACAGGAGTGGGAGCACCCTCTTTTAGATACTATAGACAAAATACGCTGATTACAAACTTTTTCACAATAATCTAAATGTCTAGATTCATTAAATAATTCTCTATCAGGCCAAGATATTTGTGAAAATGGCAACATTTTACCATATATAATTTTACCAGTATTTCCATTTAATACTTCTAATAATCCAGTCTCACCTTCACCAATAATAATTTGGTCTACGACTTGATCTGGACTTATCTTTGTGGATGTTACGTGGAATCCACCTAAAACTATTCTAACCTTTTTATTTATAGCTTTTATTTTCTTTGCTGATTCTATTACTGACTGAAATACACAAGTAGTTGCAGAAAATGCGGCAATATCCGCTTTTGACGTTGCATTAATTATATCTTCTTCTTTATCAAAATTACCATGATAAAATTCTATATCTAACTCACCATTATAATTCTTTTTTATATAAGAAGATAAATATCCAGACCATAATGGCTCCCAAATATTATTGTAATAGTTTTGAATTAAAACTAATTTCATTTAAATACTTTCATTAATTATATTACAAATAAATTCAACTTCTTCATCTTTGAGTAAGGGATACACTGGTAAACATAGAATCCTAGAATAAATATCGTTAGTATTTTTATATCCATTTGCTAGAGGTGTATAATATATTTTAGTTTCTACTCCATTATTTTTTAGATTATTATAAATCTTATTTCTAATTTCTTTATTTTCAAGAAGTATACCAAATACAGACCAATTTGTATTACCAACTTTTTGACCAGTACATTCTACTTCTAATAATTCCCAGTATTTATTTATTATATCTAATCTTCTTTTTTGATTATCTTCAAAGTTTCTAATTGAATTTAAAGCAACAACACAGTGTATCTCAGGAATTTTAGCATACGTTGTTTCTAATTCCTTGCATACACTAGCTATATCATCATTTTCAGTGAGGATTAGTCCACCTTGTCCCGCAGGTGTGATTTTTGAAAAACTAAGACTAACACATTCAAATATACCTCTATGACCTAAATTTGGCAGATTCCATCCATGAGCAGCATCAATAACTATAAACTTACTATTCTTTTTATCATCTTCTGTTGGTAAAAATTCATTTCCAAATGTATCTACTGCTAATAGAATATCTGAAGTATATCTAGCATCTTGAAAATTAACTAACCAAGTATCTTTATCTATATCACAAAATTCTTTATTATCTATATCAAAATTACAATCTACCGAATAGCTTGAACTATACCAAGTAAATGCTGGAACTGTAACTGAGTTCAGTTTATATCTTCTATTATATTCACCTAAATCTATTTCTTTTCTTAATAGTGCTGATGGAACTTGAAATTCTTTACTATATAATTCTTTTAATGCTCTAAATCCTAATATTAAAGCTGAGGTACAAGTATTACAAGCAACTACATGTTTAACACCAGTTTTCTCTTTAACTATATTTTCTAATTGCTCTGTGAAATTTCCGTTTGCAACTTTACCACTCTCAATTATATTCTTTATCTCTTGTAATTCAAAATCTGATAAAACTGTATTCGTTTTACTGTAAGGTATTTTCATTGTAATTACTCACTATATCTAAAAGTTCTTTCATTTTAATATCCCAAGTATATTCTTTTAACACTCTATTTCTGCCATTTATCCCAATCTGAATTCTTTCTTCTTCAGTTATGGAATTCAGCTTTTCAACTAAATCTTCTTTACTTGAAAAATAAACTATTTCCTCACAATCTTTAAAATACTTATCTAAAGTATTAGTAGTATCTAAATGAAAAGTACAAGTACCACAAGCTAGATATCTAACTAGCCTATTACTAAAATAATCTTTTTTATTATTAAAAGTATTAAGTGATAACATGTAAGTTGAACTAGAACAAATCTTAGCAAAGTCTTCTTCCACTACTTCATTATCAGAATATCCACTACCATATGTTTTGACATCAAATTTATTAAGTCTAAGAAAATCTATATATTCATCTCGTTCTTTAGTCTTAGTTCCAATAAAAGAAATATCTACTTTATCTTCTTCAAAAATATCTATAGGTTTAAAGATATCAGTATCTACACCCTGAATAAGATGATGGCAATTATTAACATATTTTTTTATATCTGGATCTGTATACGATGAAAAATTAGCTAAATTCATTTGTTCTATAACTTCTGAACAGTTTAATAATGTTTCAAGCGGGTCCATAAAGAATAAAAATGTTTTAGTATATTTGTTACATTCAGACATTATTCTTGGATCAGTATTATTGTGTTTGCAAAATATAGTTAAATATGGATTTTGCTCTTTGATTGTATTAATTAGATACTCATAATAAAATTCATGTCCATATTTTGATATAAGTGATCTATAATTTATCGGTATTATATCTAAACTTAGGTTAATCAATGATTTAGCCATTGGGATTTGTGTAGAACCTTTTTTATCTAGAACACCAACTATACAAATTTTATTATTCATAAATACCTATATTATTCCATCTATCATATACTTGTTTATCATTAACTATATTTTTTAGTATATTATATAATTCTTTAACTCTATATTTATCTAAATGATGTTTCTGTATTATATTTAAAGCATTTCTTGTTATTCTATAAATTTCTTTCTTATTCATAGAATATATATCTTTAATTACATCTATTAAATTATTACAATCAGAAGTATATTCTAAGTATACTTCTTCTTTACCAAATAATTTTTCTTTTTGTTCTATTTTCGTAGTCAAACACAGTGTTCCACAAGACATTATTTCATATATTTTTGTGGGTGCTTTGTATAAAGGAGGAAAAGAGCAGGATAAAGCATAATTATATCTTTTTATTGTATCAAAATATAAATCATATCCTATCTCACCAATATAATCAATCATATCATTTTGTTCCAATAGTTTCAAAGCTTTTTGTCTAGTAAAATAATATTTATTATTACTATATCTTCCACTACCTACAAATGTTAAAAAGTTAATTCTATTATCAAGATAATTTGAATCTATATCTATTAATATTTTATCTTCATCCACTGAAAAAGGCAGCCAAACTGAAGGAACTGAATCTGTAATATTTGAATATCTACTTATTACAAAATCTATACCATTGTTTATATACCAATTTTTATCATCTAGATCCCAAAAATCTATGTCTATTACTACTTTTGGTATAGTGACACTTTTTAAATCAAAATTAAAAAATCTACTTATTGGATATTCTGGAAGTAATAATATATTTGGGTTAACTTCTCTTATTAACGAATTTATATTTTCTAAGTTAGTATGTATATATACATCACAATATTTTCTTAACTTTTTAATAAAGTCAATAGTTGATCTTCTATTAAACGCTAAATTCTGCTTACCATCATGTATATATAATATCTTAATATTATTATTCATAAAATATACAACTAGTTATTGCACCGATATTTTTTATTAATGATGTAAAAAGTAAATTATATTTATTATCAAATAAAGAGAGAAATCCACTATGTATACAATCATATTTAAAATTTCTTAAATATCCACAAATACATATATAAGAGTCATTAATACAAAAATCATAAAGTGTATAATCATTACTAAAATTGATAATAATAGTATTATTTAATAATAATGCTGGTTTTAAATTATTAATTGTATCTGTATTGCATAAAGAATAAATATCATCATTATATATTTCTACTCTAGAAGAATTATATCCAACATTTATTCTTTCTATTTCATTTAGATCAAAATCTAATTTAATAATACCACATTCAGAATTAGTTCTATTTGATAAAGATCCTACATTTAAATATATATTATCCTTATATTTAGATATATCATTTATATAAATTAATGAATCATTATCACCTTTTATAAAATATCCAAAATCTTTTACCAATACAATATTATTATATTTTTTATCTATAGATATTATTTTGTTTCCTTTACTAGAACATACTAATATAATATCCTTGCTAATAGTTACATCTCTTAAAGAAATAGTGTTATAATCTAAAAACAACTTATTTACTATTTTAAGATTTTTATCAAATTTATGTATAGTGTAATTAGATACTACATATAATTCATTATTATATAATGATAAACCATTTATACTTTCATTATTTGTATTAGTAGAATATAAGAAAGATATTTGTTTTGTATTGGTATCAAAGTTATATATTTCACCAATACTTGTTCCTAATATAATTTTCATTATTTCTTCTCAAAAAAGAAGTCCCAATTATTGTGATGAAATCCAATCTGCTTATTAATAGAAAAAGTCATGACCGCTTTCCTTACTTCACACTCACAAGCATATTCATTCTTGTAGTCATGTCCTGATAAGTACCCACCAACTTTAATTTTAGGCCAATATAACTCTAAATCTTTCTTCACATATTCAAAACGATGGTTGCCATCAACATAACATACATCTATAGAATTATCTTTTATTTGACTAGCTACATTTTCTGATAAATCTAATATCCAAGTAATTTTAGATTCATATGGTTCTAATAACTTAAATGCTTCATCTTTACATCTTATCCCATCTTTTGCTGCTAATACACCATCACCTAACATATCCCCATATTCAATAAAAGGATCAATAAGTATTAATTCCTTTATATCAAGATAATTAAGCATACAAAAAGCATTTTTACCTGATTCTACGCCTATTTCAATTATAGTGAGATCTTTTCTATCTATTATATGATTGAAAAAAGGACGATCCAATAACCATTCATTTTTAGTAAACATATTATCTCTTTCTTAAAATTAGTTCTATTCCACACTCTGTAGTTGGTAATAAAGTTTGATCTTGTCTTGGTAAATTTAAATAAGTATGATTTAGAAGTTCTATTTTTTCTACTGAAATAATATCTGATAGTTTATCTATTAATTCTAAAATATTTATAGATTTTGCTCCTACACAAGATATATATTTATTAATTGTAAATGTCCATATATGATTCTTATTAAAAGTACTAGGAAAAATACCCTGTTCATAAAGATCTTCATCTGGTACTATAATTACTAAATAACCTCCTGATTTTACTACTCTTATCCAATTACATATTGCTATCCAGAAATCTTCCATATGTTCTAGACAATGTGAACTATGAAGAAAATTATATGAATTATCTTCTATATTTAATAAATACTGAGCATCACCATTTTCTTTATCATATGAATCTATACTTTCAACTAATGGAAAAAGTTCTTTATATTGTGATAAAGGATCAGAGCCACAACCAACATCTATACCTTTACCTTTAAAATATAATCTTAGAAAGTTAGGATTTGATAATCTCCGCATTAATGACTTGCTGCACTCGTGCATCTAACCCTCTCTTATCTTTCTTCTATATTCTATTATTGGTTCACCATATTTACCATAATATTTATGACAGTTTTCATCATCAATTCCTCTCCATTCTCTTTCTCTTTCAATATTTATATTTCCAATAAAAACAGGAATATTATTCTTATTAAGAATATATTGAAGTTCCTGATGTGGATTCCAGAATGGAAATGGAGGCATTTCTATTTTTTTTACTTCTTCTATTCTATTACAATATATATCCATATTTTTAGAAGAACTAAAAGCAAAGAAATCATTTAGTCCACCACCATTATTGGATGCTGGAATAAATATACAACTATTATCTAATTTAGATAAATCATCCAATGGTTCATTAATATATAAATCTGCTCTACTTCTAATAACCCAATCATACACAAAACCGTTTCGTTTCTCATAATCAGATTTTAAATCATTAGCTCTTTTAATAAAATAATACTGTCGTAATACAGCTAAATTAGTACATTCCTCTCCCATTTCTGCTATATGCCTAATATAGGGCATTGGTCCTCTAGCAATAGAATATAAATATTCTAAACTAGGATCTTTTGTTAATTCAAGTTCTGTAAAATCTATTTTAACTTTATAAAAATTATCAAGAGAAGAATCATTAGCAAATGAAATAAACACATCACAATTATTTGGTTCAATTATATTCTTTACAAACTTATACCAAGTTTTATCTATTCCTCTAGCTTGACCACTTAAACATAATGCAACCCTCATTTACTATTTCCTTTCATATAAAACTAAAATAATCTTTACTAATTAAATCTTTCATTATTAAATCATATCTGATATATCTACAATCATATAAATTACACTTATTTGGGTCTATATTTGATATTTTATATTTATGCTCCGCAGATCCCCATATAGACTCAAATGATTTTTCAAATATATTTCCAATCTTCATTTCATCAGGTCTATGTCTATAATAACAACAGATATAAATATCTCCATAGTAATCAATTAAAGTTTGGATAGTTGATATTTTACATTCTTTATCACATTTAGTAAAATGATCAAAATCAATAATTATTTTAGTATTTTGTGGAGTTATACTATCAATAATTTCTTTTATATATTCTTTTTTTCCAAGATCTAAATTTAATGATGAATTAGCTACAGATTTAAATTGTATTGAATAAAAACCAACATCATCTGCTATTCTTATAGCTTGTTTTATATCACCACTATAAATATTTGATGTAATTGTATATTTATAAGAAACTTGTAGCTTTTCTGGTTTGTCTTTTATAAATTCACTTATATTTCTTAATATATGATTAAAATAATCTGAACCTTTTATTCTCTTAAATTCTTGTGCAGATCCTGACTCAAAAGATACTCTAATAAAAGAACAATTGAAAAGAAGTTTATATAATTCTGGTCTAAGCCTTTTATTTATTAGTAATCCATTAGTAACTAATCCTATTTTAAATCCTAATTTAAATGCATACTCTAAAAATTCTTCTATTGTTGAAAGCATAAGAGGTTCGCCGCCACCAGATAGTCCTATTCCTTCTACTCCTATATTTTTACAAGTATCAAGTATATGTTTCCACTCACTAATACTAAGTTCTTTCTTTGGTCCAGAGTTAAGTTCTTTATAATCACAAAAAGTACAATTAAACTGACATTTATTAGTTGGATATAATGCTAAGAATCTAGGATATGTAAAAATACCTTTATTTAAGTCCTTTATTTGACTATAATAGCTCAGTATTCTATTATCAAATTCTAACATTTTCTTTGTCTTTCTATAGCATCTATTATCATTTCTACTGTTATACTACTCATGCAACTGTTTTCCTTTTTACATTTATCAAGATAATAACACTCACATTTTTCTACAGGTTCTATTATTTCTCCTAAACCATATAAATAAAATTCATTCTTATTAAAAACATTATTCATTAGTACTATTCGTTTTTTTAATCCTATTGCTACATGTAAAGCTGAAGTAACTTGTGTAACTATTAAATCACAATTATCTACTAAATTTATAAATTTATTATAAGTTCCATACCCTAGATATTTAGCACCACTTAAATCAGATATAACTTTATTAATCTTATCTTCTCTTTCTCCACCAAGAAGAACAACTTCATATCCAGATTCTAGTAATTTTCTAGATAAATTCTTCCAATTATGTATATCCCAACATCTTGTAGACCATCTTTGTCCATAACCTGTATTTAGTCCTATTACATATTTTGATTTATCTAACCAAACTTCTTCTTTTTTAAAAGAAGGTAATATATATTCTTCCCCATTAAACGGTTCTATAAAGATAATATCAAATATTTCTTCTACATAATGTTTAGAATTTTCCTTGCTAACTCTATCAAATACACCAGTTTTATATTTATGAAATGCTGATGGTGTACAAACTACAACACCATTTTCTAATCTAAAACCTATCAAATTTCTAGACTTTAAACTTTGAGCAAAAGCACAAACTGACATTTCCTTATCTAAATTAATAATAAGATCAAAATTAATATTTCTAAGTATTTCAATACTTTTAAAATTATAACTTAAACTTTCTATATTATCTGGTAATACCTCTGAATGATTACTTAACCAATAAATCTTAGGATTTTTATATATAGAGAAGAACCTGTGTAAAATTGGTGTAGTTCTAATTATATCACCAATACCATCTAATTTAACTATCAAAATTCTAGTATCTATTTCTGCATAATAGTTGCAAGAATAACACTCATATCCAAATTCTTTATTATATTTACAAGGTGAATATCCTTTAAAATGAATACAATTAGTTTTTATCATTACATAAGTTCTTTCAATATTTGGTTATCTTCTAATAAAATATTATCACTTACTTTTTTAGTAGTATATCCTTTGAAACACCACGCTTCTAAAGGCTTACAATCTTGGCAAACATCTTTATAAATTACTTCTTGTATATTGTTTGTAATAACTTTATAAACACCAAATAATTCTGCATCATGCCAAGAAATTAATCCACCATCTTTAACTATAGGATAATAATTAATAGTATCACTATTTACACTATTAAAATCATGTCCACCATCAATATAACAAAAATCTACTTGTTCTTGTATATCTTTTATAGCATCATCTGATGTTTTTTCTATCCAAATTATTCTATCTTTATACTTCTCTAATTTCTGATATGCTTCTTTTTTCCACTCAATTACATTTTTAAAGTGAGCATAGTCAACATAAGAATCAACCAAATATAACTTCTTTATATCAAGATTTTCTAATATATTTAGAGCATTAGCACCATCAGATACACCAATTTCTATACCTATTAAATCTTTTTTATCTCTTAAAGTTCTCAAAGATGGCCTGTTAATTGTATCTGGTATTGGCCTTTCATTAAAACATCCTGCTTTCTCTAATTCATATAGAAATGCTGCTATATCAGACATAATAGTATCTGCATCTATGGCTCTATAATCTGTAACATATCTAAATGAACAAGGAACATTTCCTCGATTGTAATGGGAAATGTGTCTCTCACGTTCATGTCCAATTATATAGGAATTACAACCACTTAACATAGATACTGATGTTAAAAAAGATTGGCTAGAGATGGAGCAAACTGAATTATTTAAATATGCTATTATCTTTTCTAATTTATCCTCACCATTGTAAGATATCAGGTTTATAACATCATTTGATTCAGGATAATCAGCTAGACATGCACCATTAGGTGTACCACCCAATACTATTAGGAAATCTTCTTTTAATCTATCTACTACTTCTTTCCATACGTATACGGGAACATTCCTATTACTAGCTCTTTCTCTATTTCTAGGAAATATACATATTATAGGCTTATTAAAATTTACTATTTGTAAATCTGATTTATACATAGAGAATATCTGTGGCATATTATCAATAATATGATTACAACCACGCGGAGTAAAAAATTCTACCGTATTCTCAGAAGTATAATCGTAAAATTGTCTTATATATTCTATAATATCTGAATAAATATCTGGTGGAGTAAGACTACCAGCAGGAGATCCCTTTTCTACTAATTCATAACAATCTCTATCAAATCTGTCTGAATATACAAACTCAGGTAATGGTAACATCAAATAAGCAAAATCTGAAACAAGACAAGATACAGACATATCCATAAATAATATAAATTTATAATCAGGATATTTTTCTTTTTTTAGGAATCGCAGATGCCCAAAAAATTCTTGTATTCCCCACCCAAATTCACCGCAAAAGAAACTAACAAATATCTTTTCATCTTTAAGTTTATTTTTTATTTCTTCTGGAGTTCCTTTTTCAAATTCTATAGTTTCAATCATTAATTATAACCTTTCTATTGTTTACTTTCTATAATATAAACATTATATACTATTTGTCAAGGGGTAAAGTGAAAATAATTTAAATTATTTTATAAATTATCCTTAACATATCTCTTATGATATGCATTTTTTGCACCTAAACATACTCCATAATACATTGGGTATCTAATATATACTGGTTTATTTCTAACAGTCATAGCTTCAAGAAATACTTTATTACTTATCTCAAAAGATACTATAGGAATACTATCTATTCTAAAAATGTAATCATGTATTACTGCTTCTCTATGTGCTCTATCACCAAATAAAGAATATATAATTGGAAGTCTGGGGACACTAGCAAAATCAGTTTGAAAATCTACTGGAACTTCAATTCTTCCTACTAAATCAGATTCATAAATTAATGGAGCATCTAAAATCCAGATCTTATCATTATCTAAAAGAGTTATTTTTAACTGAGTTAAAAATCTTGCCACTATTTATCAACTTCTTTTTTCTTCTTTAATCTCAAAATTTCTAATATAAGAGTAACTAGTGTTATAGCTTTATCAATAGGTATTCTAGCCATTTTGTACTTCCTTTAGCTCTTTTTCTCTTTTAGATGCTCTCCACTTTCCATATATAGCAATGCCAATACCTGCAAGAGTTATTATAACATTTATAAGACTTGCTTGTTCCTCAGAACTGAGTTCTATACCACATAAATTAAGTATTTGTGGTACTAGAGCTATAACAAGACCACTATATGTAATCTTACCCTGTAATATTTGCTGGCTCATTTAATATCACTTCCTATAAATATAATTTAGCTATTAATTTTTCACTTTCTAAAAATGAAAGTATTATATCAAAATCTACTTCTTCAAAATTTACATTTATTAATTCACCAGATAAAGTTCCTGGTTGTATAATTTCCATAGCAGCAATAACTTTAGGTGAGAATAATTTTAATTTAGCATTAATATAATTAACTGCATCAAGATATGTTAATTTAATATTATCTCTTTTAACTGTATTTATATCATTTTCTATACTATTTATTACTTTTATAATATCCTTTGCAGATATTTCTTTACCTTCTAAACCAGCTACTGTGCCTATTTTTATTATTTTACCTACTTTATCTAAAGTAACTCCTTTTTCATTCGCTATTTTTGATAAAACAGAATTAGAAGTATCTGTATCAACCAAATTTACAGAGTTTAATGAGCAACTAGCACAAAATATTAAAGTTGCTATTAATATAATTAATTTATACATATTTATTCTCCTTTTATATAATTATTTTTCATCAAAACTATAATGATTTCCATCTTTAAATCTTCCCCCCCAAGAACATCTTGGATGAAGAGATTCCCAATATTCACCAAATTGTTTATGTGCTTCTGTGGTAGTTTGATATACTTTATTAATATATAAAAGTATATCCATAGCAAGACCTAATTCATGCTTACTACCAACTTTGTGATTAGTAGTAGGTGCTTTTTTTGTTCTATGAATTGTACCTTCATCAAAAACTGCTTCATACCCTGGTATAGAATTCATATAATCAATCTGTTTACATATTAATTTTGTAAATAGACATCTATCTTCTCTTAAACTCATTTTATAAATCTCCAAATATGTTTTTCATATAAAATACCAAGTCTTTTAGCCAAATATTTATGAATACCTATATTTCTAAGTCTACAATAAATATGAAGTGGATTTAGAAAATGACTTAATAAGCTATTCATATTATTGTTTATTCACCCACAACCACCCCGACGCTTAGATTTCGTGGAGGATTCGGAATCTCCACTATCGTCTCGAAAGGGACGGTATATTCTACCTCGTTTGAGGGGTTGCTTTCACCAGCCTCATTAAATGCCTTCACAACCAGATAATAAGTTTCGGAATCTACCCAGTCAGTAAAGGCTTGAGACATCAGCATATAGTTTTCCGTGGTATCAGGAGAGACTCCTGTGTAAGTCCCAGATGTTATCCCTCTGTATATTCTATATCCCTCAACTACACTACCGCCATCAGGGGAATCCCATTGTATCATTCCACCATTTGGGATAGAGGCAAAAGAAAAGGTTAGGCAGAATAAAAGTAAGATTGCTGCTGTGATTAATATTTTTTTCATTGTAATAATCCTCCGGGTCAATTAAATCTTCCACCATTACCGGCTCCTAAACCTGTCACAGACCCACCTGATCCTGAACCAAGCCCCGAGATTGATCCGGCAGCGGTTAAACTTGCACTTGAATTATTAGTTACTGTTTTATCATCTTCTGCTGTGAGGTCATTACTTGAAGCGTCCGCGGCCTCTCCTGCGCTTGTAACTATATCAAGTGTACAGGTATCCCCAGAATAAATCTGATTCTCATTTAAAAATGTCCACTGACTCGTACCACTTCCCGATGAGTAAGTAAGATCAACTCCATCACCGGCAGTTGAGCAGTCAAGATTGAAATCTCCAACATCAACGCTGACGTTGGTAACTGCCTCAGAGAAAGTAACTACGGTTGTTGTGCCTCCGACTGGGATTGAGGCAGAGGAAAAAGCGGGGGCTACTTCATCTGTGCCTAGATCCATTGTGTATGCTGGTGATATTTCCCCAGAAGCATTAACGACATAGAGATATACAGTATCATCATCTTCAAATGACCCTTGATTCAAGGTGAATGTAATTCCTGTATCATTCCATGTCGCAGGTACTTGTATTTCTGTATGACTTGCAGAACCATAATCAGGCCATGTTAAATCGTCTGTGTTTGATATAATTATATGTGCTTGTGTACTATCAATATATAATTGATCCAGATACTCATTACCCGATGGAGCTGATCCTGTAACCTGTCCTATCCTATGCCATCTTACATCGTTTCCATCAGCTTCATTGCCAAAGAAACAAACATTCGTAGCCCTCCACCATGTTTTTCCATCTACAATGAAAATCGAATATCCATCAGTGTTTCCAGTAGATGTGTTCCAATGTATAAAATATTCAATATGATGCCATTGTTGGAGAGGTAGTAAGGTAGCAGTAGTAGGGCTATATGACCCTCCCCCGTACTGCCCTGCTGAAACTGTGTTATAAGCTAATGTACCATTCCATGTTAAATCACCAGCATTGCCATCCCCTCCTGATATTGTAGCATAGGTTCCTCCAGTATTTTGTACTGTCCATACAGGAGAAGGATAGTAAGGGCTATTGCTGTCTGTCCAAACTCTATAAAATTTCTCATTTGTATTGTTACCTAACCCATAGGCTGCATAATCTCTATACATCCAGAATGAAACATACGTGTCCGTTGCAGATGATTGATTATATCCGACATGATGATAATCTGAACCACTATCAGTCCTTGGCACATAACTTGCTTTTAAGTTGGATTGAGTTATGCTCGCCCTTGGAGATGCACTTGACAAAATTACATCCCCCTGAGTTGTAGCCCATGACCCGCCCAATGAATCTATTTCATCAGTGTTTGACCCTGATGAAAAATTGTTAGTTGCCGTAGCATTGTCATAACTAGATATCAATGGGGCAGCTGTTTTTGTTCCGAAACCTGATCCAGCAATCATAATAGTTTGACCATTGATAAAAGTTCCAGTTACACTATCAATATCTGGAGCTGCCAATGCCATGCTTGCAAAACCTAAAATTAAAAAGGATATAATGTATTTTATGAGCATAGATACACCCTGAATGTTCTATCAAAAGTTTCGTTGCTTGACATGTCCCAACTATTATCAACGCTAGTTATAGCCACTCCACCGGCATATCCTGCGGCTGTATCATAATACCATTTCGCAGCACCTGCCGTCCCTGATGTCAAAGCTGCACCACAATAATAGGTTGTAGATGCCGACACAGCTCCCTTAGTGACAAAAGTAAATTTTACCCATCCCGATCCAGATAAAACGACTGAAGCTGTTGCAGTATAGGATGTTAAATTACTAGATGTACCCCATCTAACTTCGACTGTGGGATGTGTCCCATCGTCATATAAATACAATTCTATTGATGACAATGCTCCAGCAGAGCATTGAAATGATTGTCCGATGGCTCCATAATTCTGTCCATCGTAGTAAATAGTTTTAGCTCCAGTATTGGTTTCAAAATTAACATTTACTGCATCGGTTGAACAAGCCGCCGCACCCCCCATAGAAGCACCCTTTCTACTTGTCCCCACATCAGCACTTGAAGACAGCGCACAACATAGTATTAAAACAATAAACAAAAGTAATTTTTTCATAGAAGCTCCTTAATTAACATCAGTCCAAGTTCCAAGAGGACCAAATACAGCAATATTATTTGCATCAATAGCCATAACCGTAATTGTTTCACCAACCGCATCGGCCTGAATAGCATCCCCGGCAGAGCAACCTAAATAAAGGAAAATGTCAGTACCATCATTGGGATTAATAGTTAAGGTTTGGGCTACTGTTACTACAAAAGCAACTGATTTTCCTATCCAGGTAGATGCTTCTGGCAATGTATATATAGTTCCATCTCCATCACCTGTATTTGTCCATACTTGACCAATTTGTGCAATCGTCATTGCCTCATTATCAATATCGGCAGTTACTTTTTTTGTATCGGTAATCTGCAATGCAGTCCTGATATCAGTTGCTCCCGAATCTGTAGCAACCAATATTTCATTGTCAGTTGCCGTATTAAAATCAACATTCAAATTCTCGGAACCGGAAATAGCAGCAGGAGCATCAGCATCCGTCATTGTGCCAAGATAAAGTAATTCCCCTGATGCATCCCACCACACATTAGTATTCCAAGTTCCGGCAGCACTTCCACCTACTGTGGCTATCCGAAAATCACCAACCTCTCCATCTTCTGTGGTTGTTGTTTGCTGACCATAAATCTTAACTGTTTCCTCATCTGTATATTCTGCCCCGGCTGCATCTGAATCCATAAGCCCAGTATAAGGAGAGGCAGCGCCGGCAGACCTTATTTCATCAGCTGTAGTTATAAGGTCGGCATTGGTAGTTAAAGTACCAGCAGAATGGGTTATAGTCACATTGCCATTATCCCAATTTATAACTCCTCCAGAGGCTAAGAATAAATCAGACCACATAACAGAGGTAGAACCTAATGCCGCCCCATCAGTGGCATCAGGGAATGATCCGTTTGAAGATATTGTGCTTGTAAATGTAACAGCAGGCGTAAAGGCAAAAGTGCCACCTGTATTGCTCGCAAACGTCCAAATATCAGTTCCAGCAGTAAGAGTAAAATCCTCAGAGTTTGCAAACCCCAAGAAAGCATTTGTAGCATATCCAATCTCTCCATCAGCATCAGGGGTTGTATCTCCAAGAACAATACCACCAAGGGCCAAGGTGCCAAGTCCATCAAATTTTACTCCTGTACCAAGTGAGACCGCCCTTGATCCATCAATGCCATTTGTGAAGGTAAGAGCAGGAACCCACGAAGCTCCTGTATTGTCATAGACCTGTATAGCAAAGGTATGCCCTGCATCAGTAGCTTTTGTCCTGATAACGTCACCATTGACAAAGGTAAGGTCATACGCTGCATCTATGGTTTCATCCGTTCCGTCAAGCTCAATAAACGTGGTAGGGCTTCCCGCTATATCTGTAACCAGTGAGGTTACAACATCATACGCCCCCGTCGAGCCACCTCCTATCTGTGCTGTTCCTGCCGCTGCCGTGGAATCCTGTAATAGAAATGTAGGTGTTGGATCTGTCAGTGTAGGATCTCCGGTTAGAGCCGGGGAAGCTAGAGGGGCATAATTTGAGGCGGTAATATCATCTGCTATCGAAGCATCTGCAATTGGAGAAGTAAATGTCACAGCCGGGGTAATTGTAATTAATGCTCCCGTGGTACTTGCTATTGTCCATAAATCAGCCGAGGGAGTAAATACGAGGTCTTCTGAAATGCCACTAAGTTTGTGAGAAAGGACATCAGTAGAACCAAGGGTTAACTGAGCAGCTCCGGTTACATCAAATATGCCTGAGCTTGTTATCGTACCGGAAGATGTGATCACCCCTGCATCAGTCATTGTAATATCAACCGCCGTTACATCTGACCAGTCAATTTCTTCATCACCTATAACATCATCAGGTAATTCTACTTCTCCTTCACCAGTACCATCAGTAGTTATTGTAACTGAATCAGTAGTTGCATCACCAAGTATACCAGCAATATTACCAAAGTTTATATTTCCACCGCCTACTGTAACATCATCAGTTAAAACAAGAGGTTTAATTATATCTACAGTTTCACTTACTCCATCAATTTGAACATATTCAGTATTTTCTCCAGTGGAATCTTCTGTTCTAAGACTTAGTATTGTATCATTAGCTCCACCGGAACTACCAGCACCAATTTCTGCTGTTCCTGCTGCATCATTAGAGTCTCTTAAATTTAATGTTGGTGTGGTATCAGTAATTGTAGGATCTCCAGTTATTTCTGCATTTACTAAGGAAACACTTCCACTTTCACCTGATACATATGGTCCAGCAATACCAATTGATGGAATAATTAGAAAAAGAAGTAAAGATAATATAGTCTTTTTTATCATAATATCACCTTAATTCTTTGTATAATATATTGTATAAGCCACAGTACCAGCAGCAAGAGTAACATCAACATATATACCATTATTATATTGAACACCTGGATCAAAACCAAATACTTGAGTTGTTGAAGAACTTGCAACAACTACCCAAGAATTTATTATTTTTGTACCGGATGCTGCTGTATTATCATATACAGTAACAGTTACACTATTTACACCATCTGTTAATACAGATATACCATAAAACTTGCCAGCACCACCAACTACTTTTGCATCTGCTGCATATGCAGTAGAGGGAATACAATATTCTACTGATTGTGCATAGACTAATGATGGAACACAAAATAATATCATTATAAAAATTAAATTTAATAATTTTTTCATATTTTACCTCACTTCCTGATTCTCATTACTAATAGGTCTAGTAGTTTGTGGATTAGTTATAAGCTTGTTAAGCAAGTCTTTTATATCACCTAATTCTTCCTTCAATTCTTTTCTATCTTCTTTTTGAGTAGTTTTTATTTCTTCTATGCCCTTTTGCATAGAATCAACTTTTTCCTTTAATATATAAATATCTTCTGTATGTTTATTAACAGTTTCTGCCTTTGCATATACATAACTAGCAGTATTAGAAGAAAACCAAACCCTTATTCCAGTAGTATAAAGTGGAATTAAAACCAAAGTACATATAGCTACTATAATTATAGGAGATGGTCTTTTTATATATTCTTTTAAACAAGTTTTATCTGCTTTTGTAACTTTCATATTTGCTATATCATCATGTAGATTTTCATGCTTTTCACATATCATAGAATTCTCCTACTTTAACTCTCTCAAAAAAAGATCTGCATAAATATTAGTTGGACTAGCTGATGGAGAAGCAACTGTGCTAGGAACTTTAAGACCTAATCTTATTTGAGAAGTAGGATAATTAACTTTTATTAATTTTGATACTGTAGGATTTGCAGTAGATATAGTTCCAGAATCTATACTAGCTACTCTATCTGAACCAGTAAATTTACCTTCTATTCTATATGTAATGGAATTGGATGTAAGTGTTGCACAACAAAGAGATATTACTACATCACTAGCTTTACTAGAAAACCAACCTGTAGCAGTAGTTGTACCACCAGAACTATTATAAACAAAATGGGATGCAGTCAAATTATAATTGCTAAACATACTACGCAATGACTGTGCTTGAACTGTCAAAATGAATCACCTCTATAATATAATATCTTCCTTAGTTTTAGAATCAATAGTAGTCTCAGTATTAGAATAATCAAATCAATATCAATAGGAAAGAGGGAATATGGAAGAATAAAACAATAATAACTATAAATAGATTATAATCATTAGTGTTTTGCCAACTCTCTAAAGCCTAAAGAGTTGGCAAGAAAAAGACTCTCTAAATTTTGCATTGTCAAGAGGCATAGAGAGTATGGTAAGTTACTGAAATTACTTATGTTTGATCACAAAGGCTGGCGACAGTATTGCTGGAAAATCTGTATAGACCGTTACCTGCCAACACTATTGAACCAAGAATAGTTGCACTTTGACAAGTTAAAGTTGCTTCAGCAGGAAGACTAGCAGCAGTATTTTTACCAGAGAAAAATATAAACTTTCTATTTGCACCAGTTCCTATTTTAATATAACTGGATACAGTTACAGCAGGAGCACTTGCAGCAGTTCCTACCACTAAATTTGTTGCAGCAACCGTAGCACATGTTACTGTGGCAAAACCTTTTATGTCAACTTTTGCTCCTGTTTTTGGATATAAATTACTTTTATAATGTGAATTTCCCATCTAACACCTTCCATTGTTGAGGTACATAAATATCTGGGTAAATACTTATGATATCATATCGGAATAATATGAATCCTCTTTATTAAATAAACTAAGTTTATTTTTTCAACACCCAAACTTTCTGCTTGGGATTTGTCCTATCAACTAAATCTACTTTATAACCATGTTCTTTGCATAAATAATCAACTATATTAACATTTGTCATTCTGAGAACACTTTCATTCTTATTAGCAATCTCAGATGCTTGTGTTTTATATATATTCATCTTTTGTCTAGTTACTTGAGTTTCAGAAATTGGTGTTCCATGCTGATATCTATTAATAAGTTCAATTACTTCCTTTTTGGTTACTTTATGAGTAGAAAGAAAATCAGATAGTAATTCATTTGGATCTTCTTCTTTTGCAGATAACATATTCTTTCTTAGTTCTTTTTGTGTTATTCCTATATCTTCTATTTGTGAAGATGATACTACATTATTTATTATATCCTCTTCTTTTATTTCTACTATAGATTCATCATCATCTTTAAATTGATTTTCTGATAAATCTAATACTTCCTCTTTATTATCTGAATCAACTATCTCAGTTCCCTTCTCATAAACATCATAATCCTCTTTAGACATTTTATGCAATTTACGGATATGGACTGTTAGATTAACAAACTTTTTACCACAAACTTTACATTCTTTTTCCATATATAAGCTACCTCCATAGCTGTTTAGTTACATCCGTAACTATTTCTTTAATTTATTATATTGTTCTGAAACAGACTTTCTTTGCTGACCTAAAGTATCAATATAGATTACATTAGAATCATAATCACTTTCATTACCATAAGCAGACTCTATATCTTTGCGATATGCTTTTAACCCTTCCGAGTTTTTAGCATAAGTACCATATAACTTCTTTCCTTTTTTCCATTTAAAAGCTTCTGACATATCTTTACTAGTAGTAGAAATTTCACTAGTAGCAGAAACTGTTAATGTATCCTGATCAAAGCCCATTTAATCACCTCTTAAAATTTAAGTATAATAGTATACTTTCAAATGTTCTCATTTGATCATCTGATATAACCTCATAGGAATATCCATTTTCTTCTGCAAATTTATATCCAGCTTCTATTTTAGCTATAGTTTTTGGAAATTCTAATTTATATTTAGGTTTTATCTCTTGTATATATCTATCATTAATGATAAAATCTGGTACATAATTTCTAATATGTCCTTCAAATTCATACTTTATTATAAAAGGTTCCATATCATATTTGATTACATCATCTGAAAATTCTAAGATATTTAAGTATATTTCTTCCCAAGAGGATCTATATAAAAAAGTTTTATTATTTTTAATTGAATAAAAATAACCTTGTTTATGATATTTTCCTCTTATAATTCCTTTAGCAGCATTTTCAGAAACTCTATCAGCAACTTCTGGTATTTTCATTGGATTATCAACACCATATTTTTCTAACAAAGTTTTTTCTCTACTATCTTTTGCTTTTAACATTGAAGAAACTTTATGAGTTTTACCAGCAAAAGAATTATTATCTAATTGACTTATAGATATTTTATTCTTATGATCTTGTGATAATTTTCTTCCTTTAGTAGAGATATTTCCAATAGCAATTTTACTTTGTAATTCTTTTTTATAATCAGACATTAATTTTGCATCTGGAAATAATTTTAAGTATTCTTCTTTAGTTAAATTATGTCTATTTTTTAAATGTTTAGGATTTAAATAAGTTCTTTTTAAACCACATATTTTACACTCAATATAATCTATATTTTCTATTCCATCTTTAAATTTTATCAAAGATTTTTCTACTTCATGTCTTATTAAATAATTAAGAGATCTTTCTCTAGAAGACATTGCCATGTCATTAACCTCCGTAATAGGATTATTCTAGGGTGTGGATGAAGATTACGGCCCCATCCACATTTAATCCTGCCAGACCCTATTTTATAATATAATCATTTTATTTCTTTTGTCAAGTAGTAAAATAATTATAGTCTATAAGTTATTGATATTATTACTAAATGGCGTTGGCGATCCAATGTCTCCACTGGTTAATACACCCACCAAACCTTGTAAAAATTGTTGCATAATATCTCTTTGACGTTTCATCCTGCCAGAAATCAAGAGTGACATCCTCACGATTTGTGGCTAAAAGACCATTCCTCAATTTTCCCATGAACCAACCATCTGTATCAGTAAGATATGCCCACTCCATAGGAGTAAGTATTTGATACATTGTGTTGACATCATTATCCTGATTACCAGGAATTAAGGTACTATTGAGAATTGTCTGAGCAGTAAACTTCAATGCAGGAGGAATCAAAAGAACATCAGGTATAAGTTCTATACGATCATCTCTTTCATCCCTATTGTTAGTTGTAGTATACTGCAAATAAACAGTCTCAAGATTATCCTTCGTCAATGTATATGACGAATTGTAGTTAGAGTAATCAGTTCCACCTTTACTTGTATGAGAAGTAGAGAAGAAATAATCACCATCATAAATATAACCAGATGCACCCATTGTATCATCAATAACACCTGTTATAGTGTTATTAAATACATCAGTACCAGCACCATTGGCTCCATAATTAAAAAACTTAGCATAGAATTTCTCTTTTGTAATAGGAAGCTTTTGACTCCAAGAAGCTACTGCATTCTGTAAAAGATTACCTGACTTTTTAGAATCCTTCATTGATTCATAAGAGAACTTTGTACCTCTTGCAAAAGATTTATTAGCACATATAATTGTGTAACTTTCAATGGGGGCCTCAAATTCTATATCCTCATCTTCAGGTTTTTCTAACAATTCACCCAACCCAATAGCAGACGAAAACTTTTCGTAAGCCGCATCGGAAGGAATAACATCAAAAATTTGCTCATACTTCGGGGGGGTTTGTGGATAGGCTTCCCAAAAATAACTATATGAGTCACGTTTCATTCCTTCGGTAAAATCTGAACGTTTTACACCAGCCATCTATATATCACCTCTCCTTATGTATGATACTGCACAAATGCAGGTTTAACTCTCACACGAACTGTATGAGCATCTTTGTTAAAATCTACAACTGTAAGTGTAGAAGCGGTGCAAGCACCTATCTTAGCTTTCATAATTGTAGTATAAGTTGATCCATCAATTACTATACCAGCAGCAGCACCAATATAAGTAGCTGTCATGGATGCAGCAGTTTCCTTTACAGGAAGTTCAAAAACATCATCCAACCCAGGAGTTATGACAAAAACTTTGTCAGCCCTGCCTGTGGCAGACGATTTCCATGCATTATATCCATCAGCATCTTTTGGTGTTACTGCCCAACCCATGACTTGGGTTGTATTCGAGGCACACATAGTAACATCCCCGCTACTAAGATAAACAAACTTTCCACCTTTACGAGAAAAGTATTGATCAGCAGCGACACGATATTCTCTACCCTTGCCAGGACCAGCAACATGACCATATCGTATATCACTCGACATTTATATAATCACCTATTTTGAAATAGAATAATTTTTTATTCTTTTTTAGGATGCAATTTTGCATCTCTCTTCTTTTTAATCTCTATAAGATCTTCAACTGAAAGACCTTTTTCATCTGCTTCTTCAATTAAATCTGGATCTTTTGGATCATATGTACCTGGAGTGCTCTTAGAGAGCTTTTTATTTTTGTCAGATGAGTCATCCCCACCCTTCTTTAGATCCGGTCCACCTACTTTAATTTTAGACTTTACAAGGTTCTCATTTTTAGGATCTGATAGAAATTCTTTGACAATATCTTCAACTGTTTTTCTATCCTTCAATTTTCCGTTATTGTCTCTTATATCATGTGAAAATTCATCCAAACTTTCATCATACTCAAATTTATACTCAAGCATATTCATTATTTGAGAAGGATTAAAGGCATCATACTTAATAGCAGATTCCATTAGTTCACTCCTAAGCCTTGATTTTCTTAAATTTGAAATAACGCCATCTTTGTCTGCTAACTTCTTTTGTAATTCTTCAGTAGCTTTTTTTGTACCATTAAGATTGTCTTCCATCTCTTTCTTAAAAGTATCAAACTTTTTATTGAAAGAGAATTCAGCTTTTTCAAGATCAGACTTCTTACTCATTTCCAAATCTTCCTTCTCCTTGTCAATTGAAGCTTTATGATCTTTCAATTCTTGGAGTTCTTTCTTTAGAGCAGTAAGTTCATCACCTTTAGGCATATCTTTAATTTGTGCCTCAAGATCTTTCATCTGATCACGCAATTTATTACGTTCCTCTTTGACTTTATCTCGATCTTTAAACGCCTTTTTACTTTCTTCTTTCCAGAATTTCTTATCCTTCTTCTCTTCTTCTTCTATCTGTTTTGTTAAATCATCATCACTAATATTTTCATCTTTTATTTCAATTTCCAACTCTTTTGCTTTATCTAAAAGTTCTTTCTTTGCCATCTAAGGTATCCCCCTTTACTTATAAACTAACGTCCGTTAGTTGTTAAATTGTTAATTATTCAGTTTTATTAAAAACTTTCTTTTTACTTTTCTTACCTTTTACTAATTCTTCATTTTGCTTTTTAGATGTGAATGTGTTAGCTAAACGATTTACATTAGGATTTCCATCATCCTCAATATCAGAATCATTTGTACCATCAAAAGAATTTCCACCCTTGATTGATTCTACAATTCCATCTCCATCTTCAATCTCTTGTTCAATTTCAGATTTAATATCATCTGTAATAGTTGGTAGAGATTTAGCAGCAACTTTCTTCTGTAAAGTCTTATTAAGTCTAACAGAAAAATTCCTTTCCATAACTTTAAGTATAGAATCTAATTCATCTTGTAAAGCAGCTATATCAAAAGTAGTAGGATATTTTACAGGAACATATTTGGAATAATCTTCACCCAAGTAATCATATACTATTTTAGATATATCATTTTCAGCCTTTTGATATGAGCTCGCTTTTTCAACAAGAGCAGAATTAACACTCATAAAACCCATTTGTTTGGAACGTCCACTTACTGACGCATACATATCTTCTGATGATCCTATAAGTCTAGCCAATCTATATATCTCTTTTATATGATCTATAACAAGTGACCATATAGTTTGTATATTAGCTACATCTGGAGATATAAATTGGGGAGGATGTGTTGCATCACCAGAGAATGTCCAAACAGATGAAGTACCAATCTGGTGCAATGGATCTTCTTCATCCTCATTTTTCTCAGATAATGAACCATCATCTGGAACTACCAATTGAGAAAAAGTTTGTCTTTCAATCTGTTCATCTATACAGGAACACCAGTTAAGAATAGTTCTATTTATATATACTATATCTTTTAATAAAGATTCACCAACTTTATCATCTTCCATAGTATTATGATAAATAGTAACAAGAGGTATATAGCCTAAAGGATTCTTTCCAGAAGATTCTTCTTTATCTCCTAACTTTATTTTATTACCATCTTGATCCTCAATCCACCATTCCTCTTTTGTATATACAAGAAAATGTTCTTCCTCTTCTCTTTTTATAGTTATGTCTTCATCACGATAGTATGAATACTTTACAACTATCCAGTTTAAATCACCATTTGAATCAGTAGACCAATCTACTAATTCTGTGGGTTTAACTATTCTTATTTTAGGAGTAAGTTTTAATTCTTTTTCTTGAGCTTTTGTAATAGGAGAAGAAGTTTTGAAGGGCATGGTAAGAAGAATATGAACAACACCAAATACTGAGGAAAGATATCCAGATCTTTTGATAAGATCTGTAATTGCTAATCTTTGACCATCTACATTTGATCTGAAATATGTTAGTTTTTCATCTGGTGGTCTGTCAATACTTTCTTTCATGATATAAGAGTTTATCATTTTTGGAAGAGTATCACAAAAATTTAGAAAGTATGCTCTTTGCAATCTTTCATCGTAATCATCAGATTCTTCTAAACGATGAGAAAATAGATTTTCATCAGTAACAAAATCATCTCCACCTTTGGCAGCAGAATAATAGAGTTCCCACTTATCCTCATTATCTTCATATTTTGGATGTTTTCTATCAGCTATCTTTATCTTGTCTGCCATAACTCTCCTTAATCTTTTTTTGTTCTCCTACAAGTAAGTTTAAACTTTTTCTTACTACATATTCTAAATGCCATTTCTAATGAATCAATTGCATCATCAAATAAATCTCCTTCACCTGTCCAATCCAATATCTGATCTACTGCAAATCTATATTCTTTTGTAAAATTATACTTTTGCGAATCAAAAACTATAGTCTTATCTTTTATAAATGGTATAAGACCTTCTATCCTTAATTTCTTATCACTATAGTTTTGTAATTCTTCAGTTGGAATTCTATAACCTAATTCTCTACACTGTTTAGATAGCATTTCATATATTACAAATTGAAAAGCATTAGTCTCTATTCCAAATAAAGAATACTTAAATCTTTCCCAATTTTCTATAATTGCTTCAATCTGTTTTTCTACTTTCCTTCTCTTTATATCAAAATCAACAACATATACATATCCAGATTTACCGGAACATACTGATGAAATGCTACTATAATCTCCACTAGCAGCTTTCTTTCCCAAACTTGGATCTAAAGAACCATAGTATTTTCCGTGTTCTATATCTTTTTTTACATCTGGATTAGTACTAAAATTTTCCCAATGCAGATCTTCTTTATGAAGTTTTACTTTAGTAGGATCTTTAGGATTGTTTTGACGTTCACTCCAGAAAGCACTTTCACTCTTATTTAATTCAATCATTAAATCATAATAAGGTTGTCCTTCAGGCCAAAGTACTTCCGTATCTTTAAGCATTTCTTCTTTGTGTTCTTCAAAGAATTTCTCAGCAGTATATATTCTATTTAAATCAAACTTATTATTATATAGTTCTTTCCATTCATTCCACAACTCTGAGGTTGAGAATTTTATAACTGATGCAAACTTTCTACTCTGCCAGTCTGGATATGTATCTGAATTTAATAAATGATTTAATAAAGCATTTGGACCTAAAATAGATCCTAACACTATAAAATCTGTTTCATTATTTTTATTACCACTAGCATATAATACATCTTTATCAAACCAAGTATCTTTAACATATTTCATTGTATCAACAGATTTTATAGATTCTTCATCATCTACGTCATCACATAACACAAGTCCTGGCCTATATATTCCCCATTTTCTACCTCTAATTTGTGAACCAACACCTAATGCTAATAACTTAACATCATTTTTTGTTATTATCTCATTAGATCTCCATCTTGGACCTTTACCACAAACACCTGGAAAATCTCTAAGTAATCCTTCATTAGTTTCTAATTCAAGTTTTATATCTGTTAGAAATTCTTCTGATAAACTAACTGTATTGGATATAAGTAATATAAATTTCTTTTTATTATAACAGATACACCAAATAGGAAATATATTTGATATAATTGAAGATTTTGCATTTCCACGTGGAGCAGCTATAGCATATTTTAAAGCTTTTTTTCTTTTTTTCTTACTAGAAAACTCTCTTGAAAATAATCCATAAAGCCATTTATGAAATTCACTACTTGGTGTGGATAAATAGTGTGAGAAATATCTTATTGCAAAAAGGTATAAGTCATCTTTACATAAATCAACAAGTACTTTAGTTTCTTCAGGAGATAAATTCTTCTCTTTCTCTATAATCTCTTCATTTTGTTTACCAGGAAGATAAACAGGAGTTTTATCAGATCCTAAACGTCTTTCCTTCTTTACAATTTGAGTTTCATTTTCTTCCCAGAACTTCTCTTCTTTCTCTTTTTTTATTTCATCTAATTCTTGATAGGAAACTTCTGGCATACTAGCTTTATACAAAGCTCGTTGTCTAAAATATTCATTGTCTTTTAATCTATTCTCTTCTTCGTCTAAAAAATGAAGAAGATAATCTGGTATTCCAGATTCATATTGTAAATCTAATTCTTTACGAAACTTTTCAATTTCATCAAGAGATTCAAACTTCTTAGACACTAAAGGTATCCACCTTAATTTTTTAACTAATCTCCATTAGTTTCTTCTTTTTTAAATGTAGCTTCTAATTTCTTCTCATGACTGGATTTTAATATCTCTGCTATCTTACTGCCAGTAGAATAATCAATTTTCTCAGGTTCGGTATAGAAGATGTTCTGTGTGTTGACTTGAAGGTCAGGTTTTACATTTTGTAAACCATAAAGTTGCATCTTCAGTTCAATAGCTTTTAACTGAACATAGAAATATCCTCTAGCAACAGATGCCTTTCCTGGCTCCTGTTCATATTTATCATGAAGACTTTTAGCTTTTTCACTAGCTTCTACTAATTCCAAGTAGATTTCACCACGTTTTTCTGCAATTTGTTCTGGTGATAGATCTGAAGTCTTTAACTCTTCAAGATATTTGATATTTCTTTTAACAGTTGTAATAGGTAAACTAATTCTATCTGCAATTTCCTGATCGCCAAGTCCCTCTTCTTTGAGAGACTTGATTTCATACATTCTTTTGAGCCTATCGACACTGCTAATGTTACCTGCTGGCATAACTTATCCTTTATATAAAATAGAATGAGGCACATACTTTAGATACACCTATCCTATTAATATTTTTCAATATATTGTGTAAAATTGTATATGTCTCTACTATCTGTTGATAATATGCAATAATTTATAAATATTTATAATAATTACAATATGTTATAGATATTATTATGTCCGATACTATTATATTTTAATCTTTGAGAATAGGTATTTTATTATAGTTGTTCTAATATATGCTTCATTACCATTTAATTTATTAACTATATCTTTTATAGATATCCTATCTATAAAATGAAGTTTTAATATTTCATATTGTTTATCAGTAACATTTTGTATATCTTTAAAATCATTAATTATTCTTCTAATATGTCTAGAAGAATAATTTATTTGTTTAGATATATATTCGGAAGATTTAAAATCTAAATAATAAAATCTATATATTAACCATTTATTACTATATCTTAATATATCTTCTAAAACCTCCTCCTCTTTTTCTATCATATTCCAAAATATATCTTCATTTATTAAATTGTCTACATTAATTAATAAAATATCATCATATTTTATCTCGTCTTGTGAAGTATACTCCTCAGCCTCCTCACAAAGTTTAGTACATGTACTTCTCAAATTACACTTTGTACACATTCCTTTTGACATTAAATCATCACTTCCTATTTTTATTTCCCTCAAGAAATAATCTATTAAGGTCATTATCAACAATAACCTGATATAAACCATTAGCAAAAGATTGATCTACAGACTTTATAGAATCATCCTCTATAGCATAATCTTTAATTATAATATATAGTAAACACCACAAAAACTCTGTTTTTATAAAAGAAGGCGAATAAATACCCTCAGAATTACAATTACTTAAATAAATTTCACTAGATTCATAGTTAACAGCAGAATTAAGTTCATTTATACTATCCTCAAAAGTATATGGACATATAATTTTATAATTTATTCCATTTATAAATATAGACTTTGGAAAGTTATTATTCTTTAGATATAAATCAATAGTTGATAATACAGAGTAAAAAGCTACTGATAATCTTTCAACTATATTATTTTCCTCATCTATACTACTACCACAATAAATATGGTCTATGCCATGAATAATCTCATGTAATAAAGTTTCATGTATCCTCTGAATAGATAAATTAATATCAGAATATGACTTTAATATCTTTATTTTGTGTTGTGATGTATAATAAAATCCAACACTTGTACTTCCTATTGAAAACTTATTTGAATACTCAACCTTATGATTAATACCACCTATTTTAATACTTTCTGGAAACAGATTCATATAATTAATCTTCCTGACAATTTATTAGATCTTGTAGATCTTCTACACAATTATTACATACAATATATGGTATATTATTAATATATATCATACTAGATATTGTAATATCATTAATATAATTACTACAATAATAGCATCTTTTACCTTGTGATTTTAATATTTCATTAAATAATATAATATTATTCATCTGTAATTCCTAAATAATCCTCTATATATTTCTTAGCTTGATCTATAGAACAGAACTTTTGATCAGTTATAGCATATGGATATGATGATAATATTCTAATTCCACTATCATCATCATATACCCAATATTTATCTCCATTATAATATAATTCCCATGCTTGTATAGAATGATTATATTTCCAAGTCATAATATACCTCCACAATATATTGTATATGTTTATCTTAATAGATACTATATGTATTCTAAACCTTCTAAGGGCGCACAGTGGTGTAAGACTTTTAAAATCAAATACAAGTATATCAGGCACAGTAAGTTGTCAGCTTGGTGATAAAATAATACCACATTGAATCCTGCTTATTCATTACACTGTTAAAGATAACAGTCGATTGAGGTCAGCCCCTTATTAAGGATGTTAATTCACCCTTCAAGACCCTTGTATTCTTGTTTAGATTGTTTATGGTTTACTATCTAATTTGCCAACGTTAGGGACTTATGGATTAGATATTGTCTTAAAAAATAGTTATAATTTACAAAAAGTACTTATAAATGTACCTATTTGCAAATATATACTTATTTTTCTATTTCTATTTCTTTACAATCATTACATAAAAAATTAAGATGTTTTACTTCACTTATATTTATATAAGAAAGTATCTCATTCAATTTATTAGTTACTTCTAAATCTGTTAATTCTTGAATTAACGATCCACAGTTATTACAATATATTTTTATCATTTATTTCCGCCTATTCCATATAAATAGTCAGTATCACCAATCTGTCCTCCTGATTCTGGAAAGAACACTGTCTTATCCAAGACAATTTCTACCTCATCGCCAACTTTAGCAGAATTAACAAATTCTTTATCTTTAAGTATATATAACACTTTAGAAACACACTTATTCATTTATTATCTTATCATCCAAATATTTTATTATTATTTCTCTTATCAATTTACCGGTTATTCTTTGATTATGAATAGTATAGATATCAGTACAAAAATTATAGATTGAATCATTAACACTATATTTAAATGATTCAATAGGAAATAAAATCCAATGTATTATCTTACAATACCAAGGCGGTATTTCACACTTATTATGTTTAAATAAATCATATACAATAAAATTAAATAGTTTTAATCGTGTCTTATTCATTTATTCTTCCAATATTTAATAATCTCATTCATTAAAAAACCAGCTAATTCACCAATATGATATGCATACATTTCTTCACTACAGTTATGCTCACCAATTTGATCTAACATAAAAGTAATAGCATGAAAAGACTCATGTGCTATCATATCTACTAAACACGGTAAATTATTTCTTTTAAGATCTTTTTCATTAAAACCAATAATAGATAAAAATTCTCCATTTCCAGCAGTTATCCAATGTGTAGTTGCTCCGTTATTTTCAGATATTAGTGGTTTATATTCTTTTATATTTTTCTTTTTACATTCTTTTTGAAATGCATTATCTGATACAGTAAATCCAACTTTATATCTAAATACAGTAAATTCTCTATAAATTATATAGTCTTTAATTGTTTTCATTATCTATATATTCAATTATAATAATATTTATTTTATCAGAGAATGAATACATTATTTTGTCATCTTCTATCTTTGTCCAGTTGAGTCTATACCATTCATTAACTTCTTTTTCCAAGTCCTCAGTATAAAATTTACTAATTATCTTTATTTTTTTCATTTTTATTCCTCATTCACTTTTTAACTTTCTTATTTCTTTAATAGAACTATAATTATTGAATGATCCACATTTTGGACATTTTATACTAAAATCAAACGCACATTCAATAGTTACCTTCATAAGTTCCAATTCAGTTCCACAGAATTTACAGGGTATGGTTATTCTCTCTACTTGCTTAGGATCATACATTTATCTCTCCATTTAACCATTTTGTTAAAAATTCCTTATGAGTAATCTGATAATATTTACCATAAGGAACTATTCTAGTCATTGGTCTATACATTTCTTTAAAATCTACTACTGTAGTTTTAAATTCTTTTGGTCTTGCAACTGCTATAGCTTTAATAAAAGCTTCTGGGTGAATAACTGCTGAACCAAGAAGAATATAATGAAAAGGATTATACATTATCATAGTAAGCTCTTGGAAGTCTGTATAAGTAGTTCTGCCTATAATAGACCATCTAAAATCATATAACTGCCAGAAATCACAAGCTAATCCAGTAAACATCAATACTTTAATATTATTATCCTGACAATATCTTGTAATAGATCCTTCAGGAGCATTTTTACCATCTAAATAATTCCAAACTAATTTACTTGCTTCCTTATTACAACTATAATCTTCAAGCAATTTAGTTAAAGGATAAGAAGTTCCAACTAAACTCTTATCAGTAGCAATCTGGAAGTCATGAAACAGACTACCACCATTATGAATTAACATCTTGATATCTTTAGTCTTTATTACTTCCAGCAATTCTTCTCTGGCAGTTTTAATAACTGCCCCACCAATAGCTAGTATTTTATTCATTAATATACCTACTTACTTTTATTATAATCATTACTATAGATTTGTCAAGGGGTAAAATGCATTTTTCTTAAAATCCTATAAAATTTTTTATCACCTAACCCCAATTTAAGTAAAAAGTTCGGAAATTAACATCTATAATCAATCTTAATAAATTCTTTTCTCAACTCTTCATAATTAAACCATTTACAATATAACCAACCACATTTTGGGCATTGTATTGGAGTTACTTCATGTGAATACCTATAACCACATTTAAGACATTTATATTTACCTATGAACATCATATTTTATTAGAAAGTAATCCTTTATTCCAAATCTCAAATATTATATCAGCTAAGGATGCTTTATTATTATAAGATCTTTTATTATAATATCTTAATTCTCCATCATCATCATAAATAATATTTTCTTTACAATCTCTACAATAAAGTATACATTTTATCTCTTTTAGATCATTTCTCCTATAGAAAGTTCCAGTAAATACAATAGTATACTTTTTAAGATTTAATCCAAGAAGTCTATATTTATCACCAATATAACTACAATCTAGACGATTCAAGTTATTATTCCTCATATAAAATTCTGCTTCTTCAAAAGAAGAAGAAATAATTAGATATTTCATCTATTATTCCATCTTTTTATAATATCATCATAGTTTTCTTTATATTTATTTATTATAAAGACATTGCATCTTTCGCATCTTATAACCCTATCTCCACCAAAATGGTTATCATTAATATATATTGTATCAAATTTACCGCAAAATGGGCAAGGTTTAGTAATCTCCCTTATCTTTCCTTTATCTTTGAAATCAGAATCACAGTTAAAATTCCTTATAGTATTATCTGGAAATAGAACTTTCATAACTTAATTCCTCCAAATTATAATATAATCATTAGTATAAATTTGTCAAGGGGTAAAGTGAAAATAATTGTGGGGTGAAGGAGGATTAATAGCCCGAGTCAAAAAATAGAAAAAGTTTGAAGAGGGGGTTGGTGGGGGATGCTTCACTCCCTATACGGTACAATGCCTATATAGTACATAAACTATACTATCCTGGCTCTATACCATCTAGCTCCTATACCAATTCCATAGATAGTATATATTCTATACTATATATTCTTTATATAGTTGAATTTATTGTACAATTCCTATACTATATATACTGTGTACTATCTATTCCCTATACAATTCACAATATATTCAATATGTTATATAGTATATATCTTGTACTATTTAATTTCTATATATACTATTTACTTTCTATACTATCTATAAATTATACAGTTCAAAAAACAGTATATAAACTATATGTTTAAATTGTGGAGATTGTAAAGAAACTTTTACAAAATAAATGCTTGACATACTACCTGTGATATGAGAAAATGTAGTCTAATAATTATAGTAGGAGGCAAAAATCATGATGAAAAAAGAACAGGAAAAAAGAAACTCGTTTATAAATCAATTAAAAGATAAACTTCTGTCCAGGGGTTTTGTTCAGGATATTTATGGCAATCTTAAAAGAGAACATTTAAGAATACATTTTAAATCCAATGTATTAAATCTACAGCGATTAATTACATTTACAAATGGGGAATATGCTTCTAAAACATGGCAAAATTCCTTTTCAATTTACTATAAGGATTTAGATGATGTAGCAATTAACAGAATTCTTTTTCGTGTAGACGCATTTGCAATTTTAAAATAAACGGGAGGATAAAAATCATGCTAGTCAGAACAATTTTATCAGCAATATTTTTGTTTATATGGATATATGCATTGACTTTTATTGCATTTCTTTATTAGTTAATTTATCAGACTAATTATAAACTATTTAAAACATTAACAATTTCAGTTCGTAAAGGACATTATAGGAGATTATCATGATAGATAAAAACAAAGTACAGGAAAAAAAAATGTACTCAATAAGATACATAAGTAAGAGGGGCTTCATTATTGAAGTATTGACAGAAAAATTAGAAGACATCATCGAAACGTTGTCAAACAGAAAAAGAGATATTGACACATTATTGTTAATAACTCTAGCTAATTAAACTATTATAATTATTAACATTATTCAGTTCGTAAAGGACATTATAAGGAGATTATTATGGAAAAGAGTAAAGTACAAGAACAGGAGATGGATGTAGTAAGTTTTATTAACAATCTGCCAATTCAGAAGAGGATTGATGCCTATAAAAAACTTGGCATGGTCCTTACTCAGGAAATGATTGATTTTCAAAAGAATCATATCAGCGATTTCTTTGCTGATATAGCCAAGAACGTCCCGGATAATTCACTGGGATTGACACCTGAAACTATCAAGAACTGGCTGACTGAGAAATACAATGATTCTTTTCTCGACGGTGTATCTGAGATTGATTACATCAGCAAAAAGGCTGAAAATCTTCTGACGGTGCACCCGGAAACTGCGCTTGTCAGGACATTCAAGGTGGGCAATAAAAATGCACATATCGTTATTAAATGTTCCAATCCAAAACAGAAATTGACCGCTGAACAGAGAAAGGCAAGATTGCTTCAGGAATTGGCAGCCGTCGAACGTGCTGAACAGAAGAGGATAGAACGCAAAGACAAGATCAGTGAAGCTCTGAAAAAGATTAAGTAATTTGCTGATTTATCGGGAGGATATAGAAAATATCCTCCCCATTAAGTTAGTAAATATTAACCTGTAAAATGAAAGGAAAAGAATATGAATAAAACAATTATCCTCTTAATTTACAAAGACAGTAGGATGTTTGTAGATACAATTTTAAATTTTAAAAATAACTGTTTTACCTGTGATAAAACAGATTGCAATGATTGCAATCTGTTTAAGGATTTAAAAGCAGGTAGTCCTTCACTTTGTGATTTAGAGAAATAAATCAACAAATAAGTAGTCTTCAAAGCCTGTATCTTTAATTAGATACAGGCTTTTTTTATGTCTATAAGTAGAGAAACAATTTCTTTTCTTAAAACCTTTAACAGGAGATAAAATAATGAAATGCATTGAATGCAAAAACTATGACAGAAAAACAAAGAAGTGTAAAATCACTAATCTTTTTACAGCAAGAAAAAAGGAATGTGATACCAAAAAGTAACATTTTAATCCCTCAGTGATTAATTTCACTGAGGGATTCTTATTCTTTTCTTAATTCTTTTTATTCAGGATTATTTTTTATGTTATGTTCTATTTTCTTTTTGAGATTAAACATGTTTTTGCAGGTCTTCGTGGTTCCAGAAAATCGACTGATAGAAATAGATATGAATTTATAAACAGGAAAATTGAAAAACTGATTTCCTGTAACTTATATAAATGATCAAATGGTAATAGATTACACACTTATAAAAAATAGTCCTTAGAAAATAATCTGTTTTTTTGAATATTGAAAAAATAATATATAATAATATCAACTAGTTAATTTTTCGACTTTCAAAAACATAGTTTATAGGGTATTTTTTTGACTTTTGTTTAAGTTACGATATGGAGATAATTATGACTGATATATTAGAGAAATATGGATATAAAAAGACTTATTTATTGAGAAAAAGTAAAAAAGTAAATAATACTGGTGATCTGAATAAGGATATACAGATCATAGAAAAGAAGATATCCCATGTGGATATTCCAAAAGAGGATAATTTCATATCTCCATATTACCCTGATGAGAAAAAACCTTATAATATTGTAGATTTAACTCCATACAAAGGTTATCATAGTCTCCCTGATTACATACCAATAAAGAAACAACAACAAATTGAGAATAGGTATATAGATGGAACATTAAAACCTATCTCTAAAACATATACTGATTCACAATTCTTCAAAATGTATAATGATATCTTACCCTTATACTATAAAGACAGAAGACCTAAGATATTGCAAGGTGAGCGTATATCCTTCATGCTAAAACTGCATTTAGGCATTAAGGATAAACCTATAATCAAGAAGGAAATGCAGGATATTTCCCTATTGGATTATAAGGATTACAATATTCCATTCAGGACTTATTCCCTAATTACTGATAATAGGATGAAGTCATATTCCTATATTATTCCTATGAGATATACAGTATTGTATCACATGGTAAAATGATATCATAATGATATCATTTATATTTAATTAATATTATTAATCCTTTATGGAGGTTTTTATTATGTATAGAATAGTTTATTATAATATTAATATTAAACTTAAGCATAAATTAGAATATCTTAATAAAGATTATAATATGTTTATATCTGATCTTATATGGTTGTATAAATATGAAAAAAATATTGGTATATCTAAATATTAAAGAGGAGTTTATTATGTATAAAATTATATTTTATAATTCTTCAACTGATAGTAAAATTCAGGCATTGTTTGACACATGTAATATGCTTAAAAAAGCATTGTCTATTTTAAGACAAAATAATTCTAAAGTCTTAGGAATATCTAAATATTAATGAGGTTTATTATGAAACCAGTAACTATTTTTCATAGTGGATATTTATCAAACATATTTAATCCTGATTCATTAGTTAGAACAGTAAATAGAACTAATGAAAGATTAAAAATATTTAGATTCAGGAAAAAGTTTGATGCAATAGCTTTTTCTGGTAACTCCGGTGCTGGAATTTGTTATCCATTATCATATATGTATAAATGGCCTATTATCTGTGTTAGAAAAGAAGAATTATCTCATGGTTGTGATATAGAAGGAACAAGAGCAGAAATTAAAAAATATGTGATAGTGGATGATTTTATTAATTCTGGAAACACTGTCAAAAGAATAATAGATAAATTATTACCTGCTTCATGTGTTGGAATATATATTTACAATGAAGATAAATTTCTATACTATAATTATAAAGAAGATGTTTTATTGGAGGTTAAAATTGGAAAATGAAATATTGTGTGAAAATGGTATGCATATTATTGAATTTGATTATGAATTAGAAGAAATTATTAATCTTTTAGAAGAAGAATTAGGAGATGATATTATTAACAATTTAAATGGAGGATAAATTATGAAATTAATAAATAATTATTGGGTTGATGAAAATAATAATAAATGGAATGAAGCAAATTGTTCTGAGGAACAAGCAATTGAGAATTCTAAATCATTAATAAATTGTTCTCATTGTTCTGATTCTTCTGATTTATTTTATTGTTCTTATTGTTTTAATTGTTCTGATTTATTTCATTGTTTTAATTGTTCTGATTTATTTCATTGTTCTGATTGTTCTTATTCTTCTAATTTATCTCATTGTTCTCGTTGTTCTTATTCTTCTAATTTATCTCATTGTTCTTATTGTTCTGATTGTTCTTATTCTTCTAATTTATCTCATTGTTCTCGTTGTTCTGATTTTAAAAGTAATCCTCAAAGAATAGTATCAGATAATATTGGTTCAAGAAAATCACAAACTACTATATATTTTAATAATGAAAAAACTTTAGTAATTTGTGGATGTTATAAAGGAACTTTACAAGAATTTAAAGATAGAGTTTGTAATGTATATTCAAAAGATACTTTGTATTACAAAGAGTATTTTAATTTTATTAACCGTATAGAAAAATATATTAAAGGAGAATAAATTATGAAACATGTATTTAAACCGACTATTTATGATAGATTAATAAGGAAGGAAGGAAAACAGCAGGATGCTATTATCAAACTTATTAAACTAGCTAATAAGGAAAGGATAATTAAAAAATGAATAGAATCATTATTATCATTGCTCTTTTATTAACAGTTTTTATAATAGGAATAGGTGGAAGTCTTATATCAATGATTTATGGTTGGGGATTAATGCCTAAAAGTTTTCCAATTATAATTATTGTGTATATTGTCGTAACAGTTATTATAACATTTATTATGGAGGCTATAAAGAAATTATGATCAAAATATCTCATACTAATTATGGAAATAAATCTTATTATGAAATCATAGGTAAAAATGGAAGACCTATGATATTTAAATTTCAAACTTTAGATAGTTTGAAAAAGTATCTAAATAAATAATATCTTTCTCCCATATTAATTTATGGGAGATTATTTAAGTATATAATATTATTATATATTTAAGTAATCTTAATTGGAGGATGTATGGATAGATTACAACATATCTTCAATCCGGTGCATATCTATTGTAGATTAGTAGATATATGTTTATTCCTTCACTTAAACTATAAACAATCTAAAACAGTAGCAACAATAATAATAAATAAAATCAATAATTTATTAATAACAATATTATATTAAAAGGGGATAATTATGAGTAAGTATATTATACAACAAAAATCTACTATTTTTCCATTTTTTAGAGATTTTGGTAATGAATCATTTACTGATATTAATGAAGCAAGAAAAGAAAGAGATAAGCTAACAGAGATATCTATTAAAGAATATAATTCAATGTATGATTATATTATAATAAAACGTACTGAAAACATAGATATAGTTATATAAAAACTTATATTAAGGAGATAACTATGACAAGAGATTATGATAGACATATATATTTATATGCAAAGAATTGGTATAAAAGAACTGATTTAATTGAAGATTTAAAAAAACTTCTTTCAGTTAGATCAGGTATACCCCAGGAGTATATATCAACAGAAAATATAGTACATGTATTATCTAATATAACATCAAATTATATAGGTACACCTGATAAAGCAGAAAGATTTATTGATGATTTACATCATAGATACACATTTAATAAATACTTTATTAATGAAGAGAGTTCTTTTGAAGAAACTTTGATAACTACAATGTTATCTATATTAGCATTTTTAGAAGTAAAAGATATTCCATTTGAATTAGGTGAACCGGATTATAATATATTACCAAAAAAGGATGATATTAAATCATGAGAAAACCAAAAGAAAATTTTACTACTAAAATGTTCTTTTCTTATGAAAAGAAACAAAATGAATTAATCAGGCTTATTCAGAATAGTATAGATGTAAGAACGTCTAAAATGCCATTATATCATCATATAGATAATGGTAATAGAATAATATCAACTTATTCAGGTAATTGGAAAGCTAACAATTTAATATAGAGGAGAATATTATTATGAAATTTAAAATTAAGAAAAAGTTTAGAACAATAGATTTTTATGATTACATAAAAACACAGGGAAGGGACAATTGTAAAGAATTTGAAAGGGATATGATAGACTTTACTAATGGTGAAAGTATATTTATTGAATGGTCACGCCATGAGGAATGTAATAACTCCAATTATAAACTTGGAAACCTTTTACAAGATCCAAATAGAAATAATTTTAGAAAATATATGATACAGGGTGGATTTATAGAGAAAGATGAACCTGAAGTATTTTATAAGGTAGGAGATAAAATTAAAACAGTATTTACTCCTAGTAATACAAAAGATACTTATATGATATCTCATATAGGATCATTTAATATTATTTTAATAAATATAGAAAATGGAAATGCATTTTTATTTACATCTATTCATGTAAATAATACCAGTAATATCGAAAAACATATTATTGAAAAATATCTTGGTAGTGATTATAAAATTATAGAATAAATAATATCATTTGCAGTGTGGGAGAAGAATTTTATTCTCCCATTCTTTTAATCATATTATCCTTTGTGGTTTTTTGGGGCCTGCACATTTTAATATATTGAAATGATTATAAATTTTCTGGGGTAGAAATGGAAAAAGAAAAACAGATAATGCAGAAATTAATAGATAATGGTTATCAAGCTTATGTCACAGGTGGTGCTGTGCGTGATATTGTAATGAATAAAACTCCATCGGATTATGACTTGGTTACAAATGCAAGACCTAATCAAATTATTGAGTTATTTCAATCACACAAATGTGATTTAGTAGGTCAATCCTTTGGTGTTGTTATTGTGGATAATATTGAGGTAGCTACATTTAGAAAAGATAAATACAATGGATTATCAGATAAAGATGTAGTTATTACATATTCAGATACATTAGAAGAGGATTCAGAACGCAGAGATTTCTCTTTTAATTCTCTCTATATGGATATTAATGGAAATATTATTGACCCTCAAAATGGATTATCTGATATAAATAATAAAATAGTAAGATTTATTGGTAATCCAGATGATAGAATTTATGAAGACCCTAATAGAATTTTACGAGCTATCAGATTTAAAAATCAATTTAACTTCACATATGATTTTCTTACTGAAAATTCTATTATATATAATAGGAATTTAGTATCAAATATCGCACGTGAACGAATTCGTGTGGAACTACTCAAGTTATTAAAGAATCGAAAATCAAGCGGTTTTTTTGCTGATTTAAGAAGATTTGATATATTGAAATATATATTTCCTTCACTTAATAATTGCTATAATATTAAGCATGATAATAAATATCATAGAGAAGATATATTTACTCATTGTCTTAATGTTGGAGATAGAATATCCTGTAGATATCCATTATTGAAACTGGTAGGCTATTTACATGATGTAGGCAAGGCTGATGCCAAAAAATGGAATTTAGACAGGAATGAGTTTGCTTTTATTGAACATGAATTGTTAGCATTGCCATTATTAGATAAAGAATTGGAATCATTGAAGTTTTCTACTGATGAAAAAAAGTACATCCTTAAAATGACTGAGTATCATATGTCAAGTGTATTTGATTCTAAAAAAGAAGGTAAAAAAAGAATAATTAAAAGATTAGGAGAAAATGATATTGATTACAAGGATTTAATCAGGTTTAAAATAGCTGATAGACATGGTGCAGAGAATAATAGGAAGAGAAATACTATTAGTGAAATCAAAGAGTTACTTAAACAATTTAAAGTAATAATTGACTTCAAAGAACCTTGTTTTAAACGTGATTTGGCTATTAATGGATTTGATGTAATGAATATATTAGATATTAAACCAGGAAAAGATATAGGCAGAATTTTAAATGAATGTATGGAATTAGTATTACTTCATCCAGAACATAATAACTATGTAGATTTATCTTATTATATTAAGATGAAAGGTCAAAGATTATAATTAACTTTATAAAGGAGAAATAAATGAAAGCATTTATAGATGAAACTACGTCAACTGTTTATTTTTTTCACGCCGGTAAACTAGCAGCAATAGATTTAAGTACAGAAGATATAATATATGTTGAGGACTATTTAGATTCAAGTCTTTCAAATGAAGAATTAACAGTTATAATAAATAATTTAAAATAAAGGAGAAATAATTATGGAAAATCAAGAAGTTAAAGAAGTAGTAGTCAAAACAAAGAAAGAGAAGAAGTATGATAAACACGACAGAAAAGTATTAGAAATGGAAGCTAAAAATCCAAAGGCAGTATTAAAGATTGCAAGATTGAAAAAACAAAGAGATAATTTTGTTGACAGAGTATCTCGTGGGAGGGCATATTAATATGGATTGCAAAAATTGTGCTAACTATAAACCTATTAAAGAAGAAGAATGCAAATTTAAAATAGGTGATAGAGTTAAAACTGTAAATGAATATTATGGTCCTTTTGGTAATAAAACATTAATAGGAACTGTAATTTTTACTCGCAGTAGAAATCCAAATAAGTCTTATCTCATATCTATGCAACTAGATAATAATAAAGAAATGATAAATATAGATGAAAACTGGCTTGAACTATATAATGAAAAAATATTAACTCTTAGGCTTTTAGATGGGCATATTCAAGAATTTAAAGAAGAAGAATTAATTCCATATGAAACAATTATAATAAGTTGTATTGGAGAAAGAATTTTTGATGAATTTAAAAACAAGTCCACTTGGGTGAATACTAGTGATTATAATTTTTGGATAGGACATGATTCTAAAAATCAATTAATAATAGTATTCACTAGAAAGTAATATTATCTGAGAATTGACACAAATATGTATATATATTTGTGTCAATTTTATTGATTCTATTAATGGAGGTAAAATGAAATATCAAGGTAAGTTTAATTTTTCTGGGCAAGTAATAACTTTATATACTGATGCTAAATCTAAATCAAGAGCATACTATAATTTTATTACTAGATTATCTAAAATGGTCAACTATTCAACACAATTTTTAAAAAGTTATTTTGTATTTTATAAAAACAATTATAATATAATGGAGGTAAAATGAAAATAAAAGATATCCAAAATAGGCAAGAATTAGTATTAATTACAGATTCACAGGAAATTAAAGCAGTTGCAGAAGGAATAGGAAAAGATCTATCTTGTTATGGATGTTTATTTGTAGAAATTATTGGTTGTGAATATGGAGATATTTATGCTTGTCTTAATAGTATCCCATATTTAGATCAGGAATTATTTAAGGTAAATAGTTATGTACAAAATTAAATATCATGGTATAAAAAGTGGGGTAATGTTTGAATGTAAATATAATTTATATTCAACTTTTCTATTATTACTTGAATTATTACTAATTAATAGAGATTTATTTAAAGTAGATTATATTAAAAAGGAGAAATAAATGGATAATAAAGAATTAATTAATGATATTTTTATATTGAAACGCTGTCTTTATTGTGGTATGAGAGCTTATAATATAGGACCTTGTAAAATTAATTATTGTTTTTATTATCATCTATTAAAAAAGATATTAAGAAAAGACTATAAGGAGGAATAATTATGAATAAAGTAGAAGGAAAAGAGGTTAGAGAAGATACATATATCTTATATTTGGAAAATGTAATACTAGTAATAATAAAACAATTATTTATACAAACTATTTTATCTCCTTCTTCTATAGAAAAGTGTTTAAAAATTAAGAAGGAAATTGAATTAAATCAATATAATAGAGGTATAAAATGAGTGAACCAGATAAAAATTGTAAAGATTCATTTTATGGTGCAAGAAGTGAATTAATATCTGCAATGTCTTCTTTACACATGGATGATGAAATTGATATTGATTGGAGTCCTATTTATAAATATCTTGAGGAAGAAACTGAGGAGGAAAGACTAGAAGAAAATATTCCTTTCTTAGATGAAAAATATACTTTTGCAAAACATGCAAAAGAACATTTGAAACAGGCAAATAGATATTTAACTCAGTTAGAAAAAGAACGTAGAAATTTTAAAAGTAATATATTCAATATTCTTTTAAATGAAAATAATAGTCTTGAAGAAAAGAAGAGAGAAATTATTAATCTTATCATATATGATACAATTGAGAAAGATGAACTTTCTAACTTAAATCAATTTAATAAAAAGGAGAAATAAATTATGAGTTATTCAGATATAATACAAAAGTTTGTAGAAGGTAGGACTAAAGATTTAGGAACTGGAAATGTGTTCATTAGGAATGATACTCTATTCAGTTATGGAACTCATTTTCCTTTACTGTTAAGAATGCCACATTGGAATGGATTTCTTTTAAATGCAGATAAATATTCAGTTTCTACTTCAAAACACCAAAGATGGTGCTTTAAATATGCTACTGTACAAATTCCTTTTAGTGCATTAATTCCAGCACTACAAGATAAGTTTCATGTTCATTATTCCAGTGATCTAAAAGAATTAAATCTTATTGACAAAGCTAAAGAAAAATGGGAGCTTGTTAGCTATTATAGAAAAGATGCAACTACAGATTGGAAAGTTAAACATATTTCTATAGCAGATTTTAATAAACTCGGTGAAGAAAAACAATATTATCAAAAACATGAAGAACGAAGACCAGAAGCATGTGTAATAGAATATAAAGGAAGATATTTTTTATCATCTATGGATGAAGATCAATATTTTATATCTGAATTGCCAGAACCTTGTAAAACTGTAGAAGAGGCTTTTGATTCTCTTAAACCAAGAGAAATATTTAATAATAATATTAAAGATTATCATAGACAAGGCGAATGGTTTTTTGTTGATCTTCAAATTCCAAAAAAGGAGGCAAAGAAAAGTTATGAATGTTTAGAAAAAGATTTTATTCTTCCAAGACCAGTAGATTCTGGGGGCAATCCATTAGGAAATAAACATATTGCTACTAGAGGAGGATTTGGTATGGACATTTTCTTTAATGAGACTCCAAAAATATCAATTAATACTAAAACTTTAATTACTACAGGACAGATTAAACATCGTCAACACAAAATATTAAGATTATCTACATCTAAAGATATTAAATTATTTGCTGCATTTAGAGGGAGAGATGTTCAATCTTGGTCTGCTAGTGGAAGAGTAGATTAGAAAGGATATTAAATTGAAATCTGATAATAGAAAGATTATAGATACTAGTAAATTAATTGATATTAAATGTTCATGTGGGTCTAATAAATATAATATTATCAGTACAAAACAAGGAAAAATTGGTGTATGTATTCTATGTGGTAGAAAAATAAATAAATAGTTTCTGAGACATAGTAATTGCATTATAACATTGGGTCTGTTAGTGTGCAATTACTATGTTAATTGAAGTTATTTATTAACTTTTAGCTTGAGGGCTTTTGTGGATTAAATATGCAAGTGTCTATTATGCTTATGAATTTTATAAACCTATATTTTAAAATGGAGGATTGAATGAAAAATAATTTATATTTAAAGAAGGATAAACCTTGTGATAAGTTTGAATCTTGTCAAATACCAGAAGAGAAAACAAGTGTCTGTTTTAATTGTGGATTCCTTAGAAAGGAACATAAAAAAGGAGAAGTGAACATATTTATAATTAAAAAAGAATGTGGAAAATTAGTATTTTCACTAGAATATATTATTAAAAATATAGAATATAGAATATATAAAGATGAAGTATCTACTGAATTAAAAAACTGTTTTGATTATTTAAATAATATTAAAAAGGAGTTTGAAAATGGATAATATATGTAAAAATTGTTATTTTTGGAAAAGAAATAAAGAAAATATATTTTTAGGTTATACTACATCTAGATATTTGTTATTTGGTGATTGTAGCTCAGACAAATTTGTATATATAGAAGATGGTAATACTCCTATAGATGGTTTTGAATACTCAGATGCAGAAGGATATAATGCTTCTTTTAAAACTGGTGAACAATTTGGTTGTATTCATTTTAAGGAGATTAATAATGGATAATATAGAAAGAGGTAAACAAATTATAAGTAGGATAGATGAAATTGATAAGGAAATAGATAATCTTAATATTAAAGTAGATATTTATATGAAGGAATGGGAGAAACTTGAAAAAGAATGGTCTGATTTAGTGGAGATAAAGGAATGATAACACTATTTTCATTAATTAAACAATTATTTTGTAAACATAAATATATACCTTATATGGATGGATCTAAAATATTTGTGTGTACTAAATGTCTTAAAATTAAATATTTGAAGGAGTAATAGAATGAAAGAAGAAGAAATTAATCTACAAATAGATAAACTATTGTGTGAATTAGATAGAATTGCAAGACAAGATAATCAATATGATAATGGATTACCAATTAATAATAGAGATCTTTATCTTTCAATGAAAATTGCAGTAGTACAAACTATTACTAAAATAATAGAGGTTAATAAAATGCAAGAACTAAAATATTGTAAAGATTGTAAGTATGCTGAAATAAATATATTCTCTTTTATTTTTAATTATGAATTTATAAAATGTTCATATATAAAAGATATGGTAACTGGAAAAGGAAAATATTACTGTTCTACTATGAAAGATTGTGGATTATGTAGAAATGATAATATAAAAAATCATTTTGAACCAAGGAGAATTAAAAAATGACATATGAAATTGAATCAATAGATTATAAAGATTGTAGAATAAGTATTATACAGGATGATTATCCTATTGATCCTAGAAATGAAGATTTTCAAACTAACTTTGGAAAGATGTGTTGTTGGTATAGAAATCATAATCTTGGTGATTATAAATTAGTTAATGATAGTTCACCAGATTATTTTCTTCTAAATTTACTTCAAGATTGGTATGATAGTGAAATAGTTGAGAAATGGTATGAAGAAAAAGATTTTACTGAATTTATAGAATTTGCTATTGACAAATTAAGTGAACATGCTATTGTTCTCCCATTAGTATTATTAGATCATTCGGGTTTATGTATGAGAGTTGGTAATTCTTTTGCTGAAGATCCTGGTGGGTGGGATTCTTCTAGAATAGGATTTATTTATGCTACTTTTGAAGATATTAAAAATGAATTATGTTATACTTCAAGAAAGAAGAAAAATCCTGATCTTAAACCAGTTAAAAGAATATCTAAAAAACTATTAGAAAAAGCTAGACAGATGTTAATAAATGAAGTAAAAGAATATAGTCAATATTTAGAAGGAGATATTTGTGCATTTAAAATATTTGATGAAGAGGAAATGATAGATTCTTGTTATGGATTTTATGATCAGGAACATTGTATCCAAGAAGCAAAAAGTTATGTAGATTGGTATCAAGAAGCAAAAAGTTATGTAGATTGGTATGTTGTAGACAAACAGAAAAGATTAGATAAAGAATCTCTAATAATGACAGCATGATACGCACAGTATTTTATATTGGTAGTTTATTGGTAATAAGTTTCTTTCTATATAACCAATATTTAGATTTTAAATATTATATAGATACTCCTATTATAAACTCAAATTATATTGCCACTAAAAAGGTAAAGATTGCAATGTCTTATCATGGTATTAAGATGTGTACTATGATACAACATGATGGAAAAGATTATTATATATTTATTAGAGATGGTAAAGTTTTTGATTTATTTGACACTAAACAATTTCCTGGATTAAGGAGAAAGCTAAATGAGTAAAAGAGTGATATTAGATATTATAATATCTATTATATTTCCATCTACGTTCTTATATATATTTACTAAAGTATTATTTAATCTTACACAAACTGAATCAATATTATTATTTATAATATTCATTATAATATTTATTAGTGTTAGAATATTTGATATTTTAATAAGGAGAAAATAGGTTGTAACAAGTTAGTAGAAATGTCACCATATACTAAATACTATGTAGATAAATATGAAAATCCTGAAAATAAAGATGATTGGGGAGATTAAATGAACATATCACAATTTAAGCAAGCAATTAAAATATGTATGAAAGCGGATATTCCTTTATTTGCCTGGGGTCCGCCTGGAATTGGCAAAACTGAAGGAGTTAGACAATTAGCAGATGAATTAAATATTGGATTTATATCTATAACTGCACCATTGTTGCAACCAGTTGATTTACTTGGATTACCAGATAGAGATAATCATAAAACTATTTGGTTACGTCCTGATATATTACCAACTGAAGGAGAAGGAATAATATTAATTGATGAAATTCCTGATGCTACTCCATTAATGCAAAAAGCATTTTATTCTTTAATTCTTGAGCATAGAATTCAATCTCATATTATTCCTAAATCTTGGTATATTTGTGGAGCAGGAAATAGAGCAGAAGATAAAACATTTTCCTCTACTATTCCTTCTGCATTAATAACCAGATTTGCACATATTGGAGTATGTTGTTCAGCACCAGATTTTACAGAATCAACAGTTGAAAAAGCAGATATAGATATAGATGATTTTGTCTCATACGCAGTTAATAATTTTAATTCATTAATATCAGCATATTCTAAATTCAGACCTGAATTTACTTATAGGCATCAATCTACTCCAAGAACTTTAGAATATACTAGCAGATTGCTTAATACTGTATCTAATCCATTTGATAATGGACTAAGTTTTGTATTCAGTGAATTAGTAAAAGGAACTTTAGGTAGTGAGGTTGGATTAGAATTTGTAAGATTTATTAAACTTGCTACTGAAATTCCAAGTTTAGATCTTATAATAAAAGATCCAGATAATGCAGTAATACCAACTAAGAAAGATGTACAATATGCTGTAGTAACAGCTTTAATTAGACTTTTAAAGGAGGATAATGACACTAATATAATGAAGTATATTAAAAGGTTATTGCCTGAGATGCAGTTTTTCTTCTTTAATATTGCAAAGAAGACTAAACCATTTATAATTACTAATAGAGAATTTATTAATTGGAGCAATATAAATTCCAGTTATCTTATATAATATATAAAAGGAGATAATATAATATGATAGAAAATAATATAGATAATAGAAAGAAACTTGCAGAAGCTATTGTTGATGCTTGTGACATGGATGCATTATTAGATTATTTTTTTGAGTCTCAACATAGTTATCTACAAGATGTTGATAATGAAGAATTTAATAAATTATGGAGTCTTTATTTTGATAAAGAATAGTTATATTTATATAGGTTTACTATGTATAATATTTGGAAATCAAATGGAATATACTAATCAAATAATGATAATAGTATCTGAATTATTAATTATAATTGGTTCTATTATGATTAATAGTAAAATACAAGAAATAATTAAACTAATAAAGGAAAATAAGGAGAAATAATTATGGAAAATATAAGTGATTCATTAGTAAAGAAAGCCATCTTAGTAAAAGTAACTGTACACAAACATGATTTTTCTGAGAGAGATGATGAAAGAATAATGGAACTATCAGAAAAGTATGGAGTAGATCCTAAACTTCTTAATCTTAAAAAGACAACAATGATGAAGGAGTTTACTAAATCAATTGATAAAATTATAGGTTCTATTAATCCATTATTCCATGAACTTACTCTACCATGGAAAGACGGTGGTTGGAGATTGCTAAATGTAAACACATTTACAAAGTTTGAGAAAGCATTTAGAGAAAAGAATGAAGAATTGAAAGAAGCATTAGAAGATTTTATACCATCTTATTCTGAGTTTATTAATAGAACTAAATTAGCTTTAGGTGGAATGTCAGATAATATAGCTTATCCTGATCCAGCTTATCTTAAACAAAGATATTATTTTGAACTTAAATATGACCCACTTGTAACTTCAAATGACTTTAGAATAGAAGTATCTAATGATGTATATGAAAGTGTAAGGAAAAACTTTGAAGATAATTATGAAAACTCTATAAAAGAAGCAATGAATAATGTATGGAATAGAGTTATTTCTGCTATTAATAGATTGTATGAAAGATTTACAGCAGAAGAGTTTGAATGGACTAATTCAAAAGGAGAATCAGTACTTAGGAAACCAAGACTTTGTAATTCTATAATTGAAGATATTAAAAGTTTGATTGCAATATTACCTGACATTAACATAACATCTGATCCAAATTTAAATGCTATTAGACAGGAACTTGAATCTAAATTTGCTAATATTGATATGAATGAGATAAAAGAAAATAGTCAATATAAGAAGGAAAAGGCAAAAGAAGCAGAGAAAATACTTAATGATATTAAGGCTTTTATTTAAGGAGACAAAATTATGTGCTTAGATTATTTAGTAGATAAAAAGGAATTTATTCCTTTGTTAAAGAAAGAAGGAAATTATTATGTTGGATATAAATATTTTAGAACTTATAACAAAAAATTAGCACCAATCCACTGTGGAAAATCAACAGGTTATAAAACTAATACATGGTTAAATGAAAAAGATTTTAGAGATAATTTATATAGTAACAAATTACATTGTTATAGAAGTAACTCATGCTATAAACCAGGATTCCATATATTTTTAAATGATGATGATTTTACATACTATTCTACATACTTCTCTCCAAGAAGAAAGATTTATTTTAAAAATATAGTAAGTACTGGTAAGCAAAAGGGTAAAAATGTTGTAGTAGCTACTGATATTTTTATTCCATCTATTAAAAAACCAAGGAAACCAGGAAGATATAATAATAGATGATTATAAATAATTAATTTTATTATCCTGTTTATACTATATGTGTAGACAGGAATAATTTAATTAATAAAAAGGAGAAATATGCTAACGGAAAAACAAAGATTAGAACGAGCAAGAATTATATTATTAGAAGACAATTGTTTCTATGGATATATTCTTATGAATTTAGAATTAATAGAAGATATTAGAATTCCAACTGCATGTACTAATGGAAAATATATCAAGTTTAATCCAGAATTTACAAAACAATATAATGACAAACAACTAAGAACTTTATTAATGCATGAAGCAGATCATATTATTTATAATCATCATACTAGAAGACAAGATAGAAATTCTTTAACTTGGAATGAAGCAGGGGATTATGTAATTAATTATGACTTGATTTACAATGAACATTTTGATATGATACCAAGTATATTACTTGATACTAAATTTAAAGACATGTCAACAGAACAAGTTTATTCAATAATAGAAAAGGAGAAACAGAATGAACAAAATAAAAATAATAGTTCTGATAGTGAATCTAATAGTAATGAAAGCTCTGAAGGAATAAAAGATGATTGTAACAATAGTAATTCTAATTCTACTGACAGTAATAATGATAGAAATGGAGGAGAAGATGAACAAGGAGATTCTAATAATGATAATATTTCTGATTCTAATGATGATATTTTTGATGATGCTAAATCAGATATAAAAGAATATACTTCATTAGGAGAAGTAGAAGATTTAAAAGAAGGAGAATCTATACAAGAGGAAGAAGAACGTGTAAGAGAAATGATAAATGAGGCAATAATACATGCAGAAAAAGCAGGTCAATTATCAGGAGATATGAAAAGAAAATTTACTGAGCTTATTAAACCAAAAGTTCCTTGGGAGAGAATAATAGATAAATGGATGCAGGAGAAGTTTAATAATGATTTTAATTTCTGTAATAGAGATTCTAGAATACTTGATTATTTCTTTCCTTCTCTTGAATCTGAAGAATTAGGACTTATAATAATAGCAATTGATACATCTGGCTCAATAAATCAGAATCTACTTAATAGATTTATATCTGAAATAAATAGTTTGAGGAAGAAGTATAGTTTTGCTACTCTATTGATACAGTGTGATGCTAAAATTCAGTTTGAAAAGAAGTTTCTTAAAACTCAGGAAATTAAATTTGAAATAATGGGATATGGAGGAACAGATTATACACCTGTATTTAAGAGAGTAGAAGAACTCAGAGAGAACTCTATTGGTTTGGTCTACTTTACAGACCTTGAATGTTATGATTTTGGTGAGAAACCTAAATATGATGTACTTTGGATAACAGATAATAAACATGGTAAAGCACCATTTGGAAAAGTTGTTCAAATGGATTAAAAGTAGATTGAGGGTTTTTGGGGGCTAAATATATAACTATCAGAAATAACTATAAATTTTTGAAAGGAGATAAATAAAAAATGTATAAATTTAAAGAAGAAAATATGAAAATACCTGCATTTGTTTGGTCAGATCCGCCCGACAATAAAGCTATTGAGCAAATAGTAAATATATCATCATTGCCTTTTGCTTTTCACCATGTTGCGATAATGCCTGATTGCCATATGGGATATGGAATGCCTATTGGTGGAGTTTTAGCAACTAATGGTGTAATAGTCCCAAATTGTATAGGTGTGGATATTGGGTGTGGTATGACAGCAGTTAAAATATCTTTGTCTGAAATAGATATTGCTACTCTTAAAAAGATAATGGGTAAAATAAGAGAAGTTATTCCTACTGGATTTGAACATCATAAAGAAAAACAAAATGAAAAATGGATGCCTAGTTTAAAGGATGTATGTAGGATTACTTATATTGTATTTCAAGAATATAGCAATGCACTTACTCAAATAGGAACTCTGGGTGGAGGAAATCATTTCATAGAAATACAAAAAGGATCTGATGGATATATTTATATAATGATTCATTCTGGAAGTAGAAATCTAGGAAAGAAAGTAGCAGATCATTATAATAAAATAGCAAAACAATTAAATGAAAGATGGTTTTCCTCTGTTCCTAAAGAATGGGATTTAGCTTTTCTTCCTATTGAAACTAAAGAAGCAAAAGATTATTTTGATGAAATGAAATATTGTGTAAATTTTGCTTTTAGAAATAGAGAATTAATGATGTCACGAATATTAGAAATATTTATTGATGAATTTCCTATGGAATTTAATCATGATCCTATTATTAATATAGCACATAACTATGCAAGATGGGAAAATCATTATGGTAAAAATATAATTATACATAGAAAAGGAGCAACTTCAGCTAAAGAAGGAGAAATTGGTATAATTCCAGGCTCACAAGGTTCTAAATCTTATATTGTAGAAGGATTAGGTAATAAAGAATCATTTGAAAGTTGTTCTCATGGTGCAGGTAGAGCTATGGGGAGAAATGAAGCTACTAAAAAACTTAATTTAGAAGAAGAAATAAAAAAGTTGGATGATCAAGGAATTATTCATGGTATAAGAAATATAAAAGATTTAGACGAAGCTGTTGGAGCTTATAAAGCTATAGACAAAGTTATGGAAAATCAGATGGATCTTGTTAAGATATTAGTGGAACTTTCACCTTTAGCAGTAATAAAAGGAGATTGAATGAAATCATTCGATGAAATGGACAAAATAAAAACAGATGAAGAACTAATAATAGAACAATATAGAGCACTTATATCAAATTATGAAGCTAATATATTAATATTAAGTAGAACTATTTATAATATTCAAAAGGAGATTAGTAATAAAACCAATACTAGAGGACAGATATCTAAAAAATGTGATATTCTAATTGACAGAGCAATATCAGCAATAACATTAAATAATGTAGATGGAGGTAAATGTTAAATGAGTAAACTAAATATTAAATTGATTAAAGGTTCAATAAAAAAGTGGGAAAATATAAGAGATAATGGTGTAGCAGATAAAGGGCCACACGATTGCCCACTATGTAAAAAATATATTGATAGAGATTGTAGTAACTGCCCAATAAATTTATATACAGGAAACGCATATTGTCATAACTCCCCATATCATGATTGGGGGAAGCATCATGATGATTATTTTTTAAGATCTGATCATTCTATATCCAATAGAATAGTTAGATGTAAAGAATGTATAGAATTATGCAATAAAGAAATTGAATTTTTATATAAAATACTTAAAATAGAAGAGGATAAATAAAATGATTTCAAACAGAGACAATATAATAGATTCAAGAGATATAATAGCTAAATTTGAAGATTTAGAAATAGAAAGAGAGGATATAATATCTAAACTTGATGAAGCTAAAGAAGAATTGAGAGATACTAATAAAACTGACCCTGAAAATGAAGAAAAAGTACAGGAATTAGATAATATAATAGCAGACACTGAGAGAGAATTAGAAAATTGGGAATATGATTATTTAGATGAATATAACTCTTTAAAAAGTTTAATTGAAGAAGCTTCTGATTCTCCAGATTGGTTTTATGGTGAAACTTTAATAAAAGACAGCTATTTTGAAACATATGCTCAAGAATTTGCTGAAGATATTGGTGCAATAGAAAAAAGTAGTCAATGGCCTAATTATTGTATAGATTGGGAATGGGCAGCTAAAGAATTACAAATAGATTATTTTACTGTTAACTTTGATGGTGAAACTTATTGGATAAGAGGATAATAAAAGAAGGTGAAATATGAAAACTAAAACTGAAAATAAAGAAGAAATACAAAGATTTAAATATTTTTACAGATCAATTGTTAATGATTATGATGAATATGGTGCTGCATTATTAGGAACTCTTCAGTTTAGTGCTGGAAGTCTCTCGTATGAGACATACTCCAAAAAAGGAAAATTCACATTGTTAAATGATGTCTTATATTTTGAAGGCCATCGTCGATCCTTTAATGGAGTGATATCTTCTGAAAGTAGTTCTTTCACTCCATTTACAGGACGTTGGAAAATAATAGAAACGTCACGTCCAGATTTACAGATTAATGAATTTAATTCAGAAAATACTGATATAAATGCAGTGTGTGTGAATTAACATGGAATATATATCCATAAATGAAGAAAATACTTTTATTGAAATACCATGCCAATGTTGTGGTACTAAAATAAAAGTACCAATAAACTTTTTTAGTTGTTCTAAGGAGTATTAAATATGTTAAATAAAGAATACTTATGTGATGAGAATTGTGTTTACTGCCCAATTATAAATCATCCTAATAGCAGAATGATTACTAGAATACTAAATCTGATACAAGATAAGTTTGGTAATGGTGTTTATGATATAGTTGAAAACTATTGCCCTAATCTAACCTGCTGCTATGATTGTCACATAGATGATTTTTGTCATATTAAAGATTGTAAGATAACAAAGGATATAAAATGAAAAAACTAATATTTATAATATTACTTATTTTACTTCCAGTAAATGTATATGCTTTTGATTTTTATGTTTTTGGTATTAATATGAAGTGGATTAAAAATGCAGAACCAAAAGATTATGGAATGATGATATTGGGTGGAGTTACTAATTTTTTAGTGCATGAGTCTGGACATTATCTATCTTCTAAAATAGAAGGTGTAGATGTTGATTTTAATGGAACTAATTTTATTATGAATAATGCTTCTAAAAAAGAAGCAAGAAATATTGCAAGGGCAGGATATATGCTTGATTCTATTGTTGGATTAAGTTTAACTACTTTTGCGAAGGATTCTTATTTTACAAAAGGATATACACTTACTCATTCAATAGGATTAACAACTTATAATATTAGAAATAAGAAATATAATGATTTTAAAACTATACAGGAAAACGGTGGCAATGAAGACGCCTTCTTTTATGGAATATCTGCTATTTCAACACATAATCTTTTAAGACAGGAGTGGTAATATGAAAAGGCCAAATATAGAAGAATTAGAAAAAATATGTGCAAATTTTAAAAATGAACATACTTTGGAGCCTAGATATCTAATTAATATAATAGATATTTTATTATCATATATAAAATCTTTAGAAGAAGAAAATAAATCTCTTGAAGAAATAGTCAATATGATTGAAAAATTGATAGGATTAGCTAAATGACACAAGAACAAGACATGGCAATTAAGAATTGTATACTTAAAATTCATACTGGCAGTTATCTATATGGCACTAACACGCCAGAATCTGATGAAGATTATATAGGAATTTTTATACCTGATCCAATATATCTACTTGGAATTAAACATATTGAACAAGTAGATTTATCAACTAAATCTAAAGATGAATCTGGTAAAAATACTAATGAAGCAAATGATACAGTATTTTATACTTTAGAAAAGTTTGTACGGTTAGCACTTGATAATAATCCCAACATTCTTGAAGTATTATTTGTTAATCCAGAAAATATACTATATTATAATGAAATAGGTAAGCAATTACTTTCACTTAGACCACATTTTCTGGCAAAAGGAGCAATAAAACAAAAATATCTTAGTTTTGCATTCTCTCAAAAACAAAAGATGATAATGAAAGTTGAAAATTATGATAAACTTACTGAACTTCTTTCTACTCTAAAAGAAAACACAATATCATGTACATTTCTTAATGAGATTGACTCTCCACTTTTTGAAAGAAAAGGACAGGAAATAATACTATCTGATATTACTTTACCAGCTAATTCACCAATTAAAAAAGCTATTAAAGTAATTGAAAAAAGAGTAAATAGATATGGTAGTAGAACTATATTAATGACAAAATATGGAATGGACACAAAATTTGCATCCAACTTAATAAGACTTCTATATGAAGGATTAGAATTATTAGAATTTGGTGAATTAAGATTTCCATTAGTTGAAGCAGATACTATATTAGAAATTAAACAAGGTAAATGGAAATTAGAACAAGTACTTGAATTAGCGGAAGATTTAGAAAAGATGGTAGAACAGGCATATGATAATACTTTTCTTCCAACACACCCAAATAGAAAATTAATAGAAGATTGGCTTTTTAATATTTATAAACAACAAATAATAAAGGAGAAATAAAAATAATTGAAACTTCCTAAAGGATTTAATCTAAAAGTACCAGTTAAATTTGAATTTCAATTAGAAACTATTATTAATGGAATAGTAAATCCTAATCATGCACTTTTGTTACATATGGGGCTTGGTAAAACATATTGTGCAATAAATATAGCTAGATACAACATACAATTTAATAAAGTTAATAAAGTATTAGTTGTAGCTCCTGCCACTCTACTTATAAATTGGAGAGAGGCGATACATAGTTTCTCTGAGTATAAAGCTATAGTATTGCATGGTACATCCAGAACTGAACGTAGAGCTAAAATAAACAAATTTATAAATAAGAACTATCATTTTGGTATAATTAATTATGAAGCATTAAAACTATATTTTGATGATATAAGAGCGATAAATTATCAACATATAATATTTGATGAATCAGCCAGATATATAAAAAGTATAGGTGCAGACAGAACAAAGGCTGCAATCATGCTAGCCGATAAAGCAGAATATCATAATATACTTACTGGAACTTTATTCTCAAATAATCCATTAAGTGTATGGTCACAATTTCGTGTATTAGATAAAGGTAAAACTTTTGGAACTAATTTTTATGCATTTAGAAATACTTGGTTTACTAAACAAGATTTTGGTTTATACACAAAATATACATTAAAACAAAATGTATATAATGTATTTAGAAGTAAGATAGAGAGTATGAGTACAATAAAGACTAGAAAAGAACTTAATTTAAATGAGCCTTTATTTAGTAAAATAGTGTTAGAACCATCTGATGATTTTTATAAAGAATATGATAAATTATCTCACAGTATTGAAACAGAAATTTCTACAATGAGCGGTAATATAACTCTTAATATTAATAATATGCTAACAAAGTTAATGAAGTTACAACAATTCACTTCTGGAATAATGATTGATAATGATAGAAAAGAGCATATATTAAAATGGAGAGATAAACTAGATGCTGTATTAGAATATGTGGAAACTGTTATTGATAATGGAGAAAGTATTGTTATAGTTACAAGATTTAGAAAGTCTAATGAAAGGATATGTGAAGAATTAAAAAAGAAAAATATTAAATATTTATCTATGATCGGTGGTGGTAAAGATAATAAAACAGTATGGAAAGAATATCAAAGAAGTAAAGATATACCAGTATTTGTAGTTCAAATTGAAAGTGGGGGTATAGGTATTGAGTTGTTCAAGATAGATTCAACAGCTAAATTTCAGCATATGGCATTCATGGAAAATCACCCATCATTAGATTTTCGTGAACAAGTTATGCCTCGAATTGATAGAATAGGGCAACTAAGTACTTGTATTTTCACAGATTTTGTTGTAAAGAATACATATGATACCAAACTACTAAAAGCATTAATAGAGAAGAAAAAGATATCTGATATAATTTTAAATGACGGGGTTAAGACTCTGTTAGCAAAGGAGGATTAGATTGACAATAGAAGAAACTAAAAATAGAAGATCTAATAGAATGATAATACTGGCAAAGGAAAAAGGCTATAAAGTATTAGATAATTGTGGTGGGTTGTTGGGACTTAAAGGTGAACCTATAAAACTTACTCCGAATAAATGGGGATATCCAACATTTAAGATGCGTGATGGAGATTATACAGGTAGAGTTCCTTTGCATAGATTTGTAGCTTATTGCTTATATGGAGATGAATTATTTACTGATGGATTAGAAGTAAGACACCTAAATGGCAATAAATTAGATTATAGTTTTACTAATATAAAATTAGGAACTAAATCTGAAAATGAAATGGATAAACCAGCAGAGGAAAGAACTAAGAATGCCAGAAATGCAGCAAGCAAAACTAGAAAATTCACAGATAAGGAGATGGAGGAAATAAGATATAAAAGAGAAGATGGATATTCTATAGAAGATTTGATGGAGGAATATGATGTAGCAAAAGGAACATTACAATATATATTAAGAACAGAGTATAAGACTACAAAGGAGAATAATAATGGCTAAATATCAAATAAAACTTTTAAAAAAGAATGGATGGATTGTAGAGTGTGAAGCTCCATTTGAGATATATCATAAAAATACAAATAGTAGAGCTACTAATTTAGGTGCTGAGATAATACTTGAATATTACAAGGTATTTGAATATGAAAGAACTAATAAAAGAAGAAGCAATGAAATATGAATAATAGAGGATATACAATAGTTGAATTATTAATAGCTATAACTATATTAGCAAGTATAACACTAATGGGGTTTATATGTTATATTTTAATACATTTTATAATTAAATTTTGGTAATAAGGAGATAAGATATGAAAGAACTAACAAAAGAAGAAGCAATAAAATTAAGTGATAGTAAGTTTTGGGAGAATATGTCTTATGAAGAAATAGCTAAATTTCAAATGAATCAACCTTGTTTATGTATACCTTTTAGTATTGTCCATGAAGCTATAGAAAAAACACTAAATAGACCAGTATATACACATGAGTTTGCTTTAAATTATGAAGGTCTTAAAAAAGAACTAAATGGAGGAAAAGCTCCTACATTTGAGGAAATTATAAATATGATATCTAAAAATAAGATGAGGATAGTAATTGGATTGGAACAAAGTAAATAAATGTAATCATGAATTTTCCTCAAACTATTATGAGTTAGGAAGTTGTGATACTCCATATTGTGGCTGGAGTTAAGAGCATTGTACTAAATGTGGTGTGTTTATTATGAAATGTGGATGTGGTTATATGAATAGAATGTCTGGTGAACCTTATAAGAAGTGGTTAAGAAGGGAAAGGAAGAAAAGATATGGAAATAAAAAGAATACCTCGTGTTCCCAAATTATTATGGATATTTGTAAAGCAAAACTTACCGGATGGGTTTTGTTTTACAAAAAGTAAAGATGGATATGGGGTAGATCGAGGTATTTATCTAAAAGAAAAGGGTTGGTTTAAACCTAAACTTATATATATTAATGAAAATACTATAACTTCAAAATATATTCAATATCTTCCAATTATGGAGTATTTAGCAAGTAAATACGAAGAAAAGTATAATAATAAAGTAACAATTAGGATTTATGAATAAATATCAGCTAAATACTACTAAATATGCTAAAGAACATAATATAAAAGAGATAGTAATAGGTGCATAATGCAAATAATAGAAAATAAAAAACTAAAAATAATTAAGTCTTATGGATTTAATAGTATATTTGAAAAAAGTAATGGGCATACCCTGATGTGGGGAATTACCACCAAAGACAATATTAATTTCAAAGATCCTAAAGTAAACTTTTTGCCACTCATACTCGATCTGGAAATAACCACTATTTGTAATGGTCAAAAAAGCGTAAAATGTGGAGCGTGCTATAAAAGCAATACTTTAAATGGCAAGAATATGTCATTGGAAACATTCAAGAAAATATTCCATAACTTACCTAAAACAATACAACAAATAGCCTTTGGACTGGATGCCTCCTGTACATCTAATCCAGAAACTTTTGATATTATGCAATATACACGAGATAATGGAATTATCCCCAACTGCACAGTAGCCAATGTTTCACGTGAAACATCCAAAAAATTGGCTAAGGTGTGTGGGGCTGTAGCAGTGAGCAGGTATACAAATAAGCAAATATGCTACGATAGTATCAAGAGATTACAGGATGCAGGGCTATATCAAACAAATATGCATATGCTCGTTCATTCAGACAATTATGTACAAATTATGGAGACACTGAATGATTATGTTAAAGGTGATATAAGGCCTCATGCCATAGTTTTATTGTCCCTTAAAAAAGTGGGCAGAGGGTCATCTTTTCAATCTTTATCCCTTGACTTATTCAAAAAGATAGTTAACTTCTCTTTGGAGCAGCAAGTCCCTATTGGCTTTGACTCCTGTTCAGCTCCTAAATTTGTTGAGGCTATTAAAGACAGACCTGATTATAAAAAGCTCCTTATCTATACAGAACCTTGTGAATCTACATTGTTAAGTATTTATATTAATGTAGAAGGTAAGATGTTCCCTTGCAGTTTTACTGAGCATATTTATGAAGGTATAGATATTATTAACAATAAATTTGAGGATGTATGGAACCATAAAACTACTTTAGCATTTAGAAATAAGTTGTTGAGTAATATAGATATTAATGGACAAAGAAATTGTCCAGTATTTGGAGTGTAAATATGAAATTAACTATAGATAAAAGGAGAAGTATTTAAAAAATTATGAAAATAAGACAAGGATTTGTAAGTAATAGTTCAAGCAGCTCTTTTGTTATTAGGAAAGATGATTTATCCCTATTTCAACAAGAGTTAATATATAACCATATAGACGTAGCTCAAACTTATTTTCCATGTATTTATTCTGATAAAACAGATGAGTGGAGAATAACAGAAGATAATAAATATATTAGAGGATTTGTTGGCATGGATAATTTTGATATGGGTAGATTCCTTTGTGAAATTGGGATAGATCCTAGATTTGTAATATGGGGAGATTAAATTATGAGTATATTAAAAGAATCATGTAGTATTTCCTACTATGAAACCAATAATACCTTTATTAATAATTGTTGGTATAAATATATTTTTATTAATGATATTTATTCTTTTACAGGAATAAGTATAATAGAAAAAGAATGATATAGGAGAATTAAATGAAAATAAGAAATAGCTTTGTCAGTAATAGTAGTTCAAGTAGTTTTGTAGTAATAGGAAAATCTAATTACAATGATACTTTAGGTGATGAATATTATCTTGAGGTAGGAAAAGAAGGAGAAACTCAATTTGATTGGGGGCCAGATGTAATTCATGGAATATATAGTAGAATTAATTTTGCATATCTTCAAGCATATGAATATTCTAATAATGAAGAATGGAGAAAAATGCTTGATGAAGTAATTAAAGATAATTCTGAAATAACACATATTGATTGTTTTTTAACTCCAGAATATCATACAAAGGGTAATATATGGGGATATATAGATCATCAATCTTCAGCAGCAGAAGGAGAAAATATTGAAATATTTAATGATAAAGAAACACTTAGAAGATTTATTTTTGATTCAGATTCAAAAATAATATTGGATAATGATAATCATTAGGATGGAATATGAAAAGAATATCTTTTTATGATAGTTATACAAGAGAAGACTTAATAGCATTATTAATTGATGCTGAAAATGAAATAGATGATTTAAAAATTGAAATAGATAGAATAGATTATGATAATGATGATTTAAGAGAAACATTAAAAACTAATAAATTAATGACAGAAACTATAAATGAACATTGTAGAGATTGTGATAATAAATATAGTAATATCAAATGTTTAGAGTGTAAACTTAATCAATTTAAATACTTTTAAGGAGAGTAAAAATGAAAATTAGAACTAGTTTTGTAAGTAATTCAAGTACTTCTAGTTTTATTTGTGATACTAGAATGACTGAACAGGAAATGTATAATAAGCTGGTAAAGATTATTGCAGGATATAATCTTATGACTGACAAAGAACTAAAATTAGATGATATAATGTATATTACAGAAGTAAATAAAAAGTATTGGGATACTTATAAATGGTGGCTTGGTGCTGAAGAAGAATATGGTAAAGGGTATTACTTCAAAGATTTAAAAGGAAAGAAAGTTATTAATGGTATTGGAGATAATTCTATACCATATGAGTTATTTGATATAATAGAAAATGTTTTTGATGCACAGAGACATCATTTTGGATAGATGGAAAGGAAAACAGATGAAAATAAGACAAGGATTTGTAAGTAATAGTAGTTCAAGTAGTTTTGTAATTGGTAAGATGTTTCTTTCATCTAAACAATTATATAAATTGGAAGAATTTATAGATGATAGAGAAAATAATAAAGGGTTTCAATATGATTCTGATGAGTGCTACCATGATGAAAATTATATACATGAAGGAGAAGACTTCTTCTTTGGTGAAATCTCTAATCATGATAGAGAGTTCTTTGAATTCCTTAATAATAATAATATAAAATATGAAACAGGTGATTAAATTGATAACACCAGAACAATGTGAGATTTACAAAATGGCTATAAATGAGTAATCATTAATAGTGTGGCTAGGCTCTTAGCCAAAAGGTGAGGTCTTTGGTGACATTTACCAAATTGGCACTCGCCAACTTTATATAAATATTTTATAGTGAGGATGAGTCGAATATTTAATGTCTGAAGGAGAGTTCAGACACTATTACAGGAGGTTAGATTAATATGAAACTAGAATTAGAATTTTATAATGTAATATGTGATACTAAAACATTTAAAATAAATGATATATATGCAGATACTGAAGATTTTGGTGAGAAATATGATAGATGCATAAATAGTTCTGAAAATTATGGATGTGGAAATATGCAATTTACAAGATGGTTTAATATTCAAAAAGGTGTACTTAAAAAATATAGAATAACAGAATATGAATATAATAAAATATGTAATAAATTAGAAAGTGGGTTATCTTTTGGTAATTGTGGTTATTGTATATGAATATGAAAATAAACTTATAAGATCATTTAAAACAGGAGATTAATATGAATTTAACTAATTATCCAGAACCCACTGGAACATTAATAAATAAAAAAAGGGGATCTACCAATTTTAAACAATGTGGTTGGTGTGATTATGCTTCAGGAACACATAGATATGATTATTGTATAGAGGGAAAATGTTCTTTACTCAGATCTTACTCCAAAGATGTGCATTGGGATGATAAGTGTAACTTTATAACTGCATCTAAGTCTGAACTTACAGAATTAATTAAATATCACAATTGTGAAATACAAAACTTAAAAGTTCAAATAAGTATGTATAAAGAATATATTTCTATATTAAAAAATTTAGAAACTGATGCAAATTATAAACCAACTCTTCCTAGAGATAGAGAATATAATTATTTTAATATTGGTGATAAAGTAGCAGTTTTTGTGGAAAGAAAGTGGCATTTTGGTGAAGTTACAGATGGACATACATATCATGATGGTATTGTATCCTATGTTTTGGAAGATATAGGGTCAGGTGGTCTTGGTGTGTCAAGACCAGAAATCTTATTGAAAGAGGAGTATGAATGGTTTAAAAGATATCCTGAAGAATATGAGATTTGGTGTAAAAAAGCTTATGAAGGTATAAAACAATCTCCTGCTCCGATAGAATAAATTTTAAATTATTTTCGCTTTATCACTTGACAAATTATATTAAAGAGGAAAAGATAGGAGAAAAATATGATTGTAGGAAGATCTGAGGCAACACCTTATAAACAACAAGATTTCAAAAAGATACTTGAAATGGTTTTACAAGAGATTTTCTTTATTTTTAGAAAGAATTATAATAAAGAATGGTATGAAAAGACATTTCATTATATTGATTTAACTTCTGGAGATGCTATATCAAAAAATACTAGTCCACTATTATTTCTGGATAGAATGTCCTATTTAAAAGATACCTTTAAATATTCTGCAAAATTTGTAGAGAGAAATAAGGATATTTATCCAATATTAAAAAATAATATTGAAAATTTTCTGAAGTATGATTTACAAATAGAAAATTTAAATGATTATTTAAATCATAATGAATTAAATATTTTAAATGGTAGAAGTAAAGAGATATTAACAAGTTTTATTATTCAAAGCAGATACCAGCCTATAAAATATGGACTTATTTATCAAGATTCAAATGGATTTAAAGAGGAAGATTGGTCATTTTTAAATGAATTATCTCAAGGTTTACGATATATGGATATATTATGGAATGTTAATATTGATATTATAAAAAGACTTTCACCAGTTGGAATAAATAATAAAAGTACAAAAAGAAATTTAGAATCATTTGAAAAATATCATGGTAAAAATATGTCTTTTTATATTAACTCTTTAAAAAAAGAATATAAATATATAAGAAAAAAAATCCATTTTGGTAAAACATATAAATGGGCAATGGTATTTGGAACAAATTTTGGTGGATATAATAATTATCTCAAAAAAGAATTTTATTTTGTAAACTCTGAAGAAGGAAGAAAATTATTATATTTAATTGATAATGGTAAAAAAGAAGATTTTATTAATTATAATTTAACAGGAGAAATTTAATGAATATTAAAGAAATTAAGACAAGTGATCCATTTAAGAGTTTATTTCCAGTTAATGATATAGTATATACTGCTATATTAGAAAATATGGAGAATAATGGATATGATTATTCACAACCAATTATTATATGGAAAGATAAGAATATAATAATTGATGGTCACACGAGACATAGAGTAGCAGTTGAATTAGATCTAAAAGATATTCCTACATTTGAAAAGATATTTAAATCTGAAGAAGATGCATTGCAATATGCAATCCATAACCAGCGAGATAGAAGAAATTTAACTGATGACCAGATTATCTCGTGTGTAGATACTGTCAGAGTATGGAGGAAAGATAAATTAGATAATTTAAAACAGAATCAACCAGAAACACCGAATCCTGATTTCAGGATTCGACCAAAACTAGAACCATATGAACCTACAGACAATAGAACCTCCCAGAAAATTGCTGATATGATGGGAGTAAGTAGGGATAAAGTGGATAGGACATTAAAGGTAATAGATAATGCTACTCCTGAACAAATAGAAAGTATAAAAGATGGTAATAAATCTATAAATAAAGTCTATACAGAAATAAGAGAAGAAGAAATAGCTAAGAAAGAAGAGAGTATTAAGACATTTAATCAAACTAATGATAATATTGAATGGGCAAAATGGACATGGAATCCAGTAACAGGCTGTAAGCACGGGTGTCCTTATTGCTATGCTAGAGATATTGCTAATAGATTTTATAAAGAAGGCTTTGAACCAACCTTTCATGAAGAAAGATTAGAAGCTCCTAAGAGTACTAAAATTCCTAAAAGTAGAGTTGATGAAGTTGGAATAACTAATGTGTTTGTATGTTCTATGGCTGATTTATTTGGTGAATGGGTACCTATTGAATGGATTGAAAAAGTATTTAAAAGTATAGAGGAAAATCCAGATTGGAATTTTATTCTTCTTACTAAGAATCCTAAAAGATATCTTGAATTAGATATACCAGATAATTGTTGGATTGGTGCTACTGCTGATATACAAGAAAGAACAGATGAAGCTATTAAAGTTTTTACACAATTAAAAAACAATGGTATAAAAAATACATTATTTTTATCTTGTGAACCATTAAGTGAAAATATAATTAATATTGATTCAAATATTGATTGGTTAATTATAGGAGGAAGAAGTAAATGCTCTAATATGTCAGAAGCACAACCAGAATGGAAATGGGTAGAAAATCTATTAAATCAAGCAAGAGAAGCAAATATACCAATTTATTTTAAACCTAATCTAACTGTTAGACCCAAAGAATATCCAGAGGTATAACAGAAATATGGATGAATCAATAAATATAAAAGAGAAATACACATTTAATATAGTAGGTATATGGACACCTATAGAAGTTTTTAGAGATAAACGGCTCACTTCAAATGAAAAATATCTTTTACAAGTTATAAAGATGTTGGATGGCAAAGATGGATGTTTTGCTAGTAATGAATATATGGCAGATTTTATGGAGGTTACTGAGCAAACTGTAAGTAATGGTATTTCTAATTTAAAGAAATGTGGATATATATATCAAGAATCTTTTGATGGCAGAAAACGAGTAATTAAAATTAATTCAGACTATAAATTTGCTTATAATGAGAGTATAAGCAATTTTGGTGGCAGACTAAAGGATGATTTGAAGTATATAAATAAGAGTATAATAAAAGAAAATATAATAGTAGAATCTAAAGATTCTACGTCAGATAACTCTGACATGCAGGATATATTAAATTCCTGGAATTCTGTAGCTAGTAAAACAGAAGGTTTATCAGTTCATAAGAAATTATCTTCAAAAGTTGATATATCAGGATCTGGGGGGAAATATTATAGGATAGATAAAATTATATCAGATTCTTTAAATATCTACCAGAAAAAAGATATTATTCAGGCTATAAATAATTATTATATTATTTTAAATGATTCTAATTGTTGGTATACTCATAAATTTAAAAATATAGGATGGTTTCTGTCCTCAGATTCAGGAATGGTGGAATTCCTAACTAAAAATGATCCTTTTACTAAGTATAAAAAGAATACATACACTATATCTAGTATTAAGTTTGAACCACTAACCACTATATATAGTAGTTCTAACATAACAAACTTTGATAATCAGACCTACTATGGCTATGATCTTAATGAAGTCAAAAATAATACCATGAATGAAGAATATTTGCAGATGCATATTAAAGGTGTAGCTGGAAAGATATTTGACTTTGAGGCATTCATTCTGCTTGAGAGAGTTATAATTCAGATGTACTGGAAGAGAAAAGATAATTTAGAGAATGAAGAATTCAAAAATAAATTAAATAATTACTTAGAACTTTGGAACTCTAAAAAAGAAGAATTTAGAGAACAAGCTAAGAAGTTAATCAATGAATGTTGACAATTAAAAAATAGGAGTTATATTATAAAAGGAGAAATTATATGAAATTTACACTACCAAAAGGAAAATATTATATTGGTGATCCATGCTATGTATTCAGCCATGACACAAAATCGTGGGAAGAATTATTAGAATTAACTAATTATTTTGATGGGGAACTTTATGAATTTAAAGGATATCCTATATTTGCATATAGTACTGCATGGGGTGATGGTGTATATGTTGATAATTATGATAGAGCTTATGGTGTAGATGCAGGATTAATTGGTATAGTTGATGTAAGACTAATTGAAATAAATAAAGATGATTGTAAAAAATTATTTAGTAGAGATGGTATAGGTCACATCTTTACTTTTAAAAATGAGTTTGAAATAGAAACTGATGAAAAGGGTTGGTTTAGATTTGATAATATAGAAATAAATACTAAGGATGACCCTCTTGGAGAATATTAAAGGAAAAATACTATGAAAGAACTATTGCCATTTTTAAAACAAGCATCTTCAAACAAGGAATATCCAATATATGCATCATATTTACATTCGGATGGCAAGTCCTTAAGTACTTATGATAATTATCTTTATATGAAGTTTGATTATGAGGCTCCATTTAAAGGTGATGTAAATATATTCATGCTGGATAGTATATTACATAATCTCAAGGAATATACTATTAAACAACAATCTGAAAATAAATTGTTTATTGAAGGATCTGGAGCTAAGTATAATATTGTAATATCCAATTACAATTTTCCAGATATTCAGAAGGAAATTACAGAATATAAATATATAACTGATGAACTTCTTAATCTTCTTAAATATGCATCTTTCTTTTTAGGTAATGATATATATAGTTATATTTATATAGACAAAGATAAATTGGTAGCTACTAATATAAATAAATTGTTTTATCATAAGTTTGAAAATTTTGAGATAAATCCATTGCTTATAAGCAAAAGATTATTATCTGTTATATCTAATGAAGCGAGTATTGGTATTATAGATAATACTATTGGTGTTAAATATCAGAATGGCATTGTACTACAAGCAATACCAAAAGTTGAGTCTTATCCAATAGATAGGATATCTACTTACCTGGAAAAAGAAACAAAGAATCTTAAATTGATAGTGAATATTGCCTTGATAAGAGATGCTATTTCCAAGTTAAATCCAATATTTAGCGGCGAGAAAGCTACTATAATTAATATAGCTAATAAGCATAACAAGTGTAGACTGATAGCTGAGTCTGCTTTGAATGGTAGAGCAGTAGTAGAAATTAATTCAGATTTGGAGGATATAGTTGATATAAATGTGAACTCAGAATATCTAAAGAATATAAGTTATGATTATGATTTATTTATTAATGATAATAATAACTTGGTGTGTAGGAATGATGATGATAGTTTCATAATTTTTAAAGGAGAATAAGATGATATCTGTAATATTATTAATAGCTTTTCTTATATATTTAATAATAAGTGGTAGAAAAGATTTAAAATAAAAGGAGAATAAGATGAAAATATTTATATTGGCATTGCTTATAATTTTGTTGACTATAATTTATAGTCGTTCCAATGGTGAAACTAATAGAGCAGTATTAGAATATCCTGCCGCTATTTCAGAGGTTTCCATGTATAATGATGAATATTCTATGTATACTGCCTCTTTTATTGAGAGTAATAACTTGTTTAAAGTTGGTGAAAGAATAAAGGTTAGTAAGGAATAAGGAGTTTAAAAATATGATGATATGAACACACATAGTAATCAAAATCTAATAAAGCTAAACTCTGGAAAGTATGTAATGGTAGATGATATATTTGATTATATATCAGATTTCTTTTCTCTATTTCCAGATGATGAATTTAACGAATATTTATATTTAGGAGAAGATAAGGTTGATAACATGCTCCCGTTGTAACTGTTATAAAAATCAATATAACATAAATTGTGTCTCTTATTCTGGAAATCCTAATGCTACTTATTACTTTCTTGGGGAAATGGCGGGAAAAGTTGAGGCTGAGGAAAGTGTAGGAAAGGAGTCTGATCATTCTGCTAAGAAACATTTCCTTAATCGTGCTGGTGAGATTCTTGAGTATTTACTAGGACTTATAGAGTTTAAAAGAGAAGATATTGCTATTGCTAATTCATCAAGATGCTGGAAAGAAGGAAATAAGAAACCTACTAATGTAGAACTTAATTCCTGTTTTCCTCACTTAATGAAGGAATTATCTGAGATAAAACCGAAGTTAGTAATAGCAATGGGCGATGTGGCATTATATCAATCTACTGGATTAGATCATATAACTACTTACCATGGTAAACTTCTTTGGAGTGATAAGATAAATTGTTTGGTATATCCAATCTACCATCCTATGGCAGTTGGATATGACCCTTCTAAGAAAGAGGATCTTATTGCAGATTTTAAACGTATTCCTACTTTGTTAGGAGAGAAACCATTTGAGATAAAGCATTATCTTTACAAAGTAATAGATACTAAAGAGAAGTTTGATAGTATATTTGATGAGTTAAACAATTCAGAATTCTTATATTTTGATATAGAAACTACTGGATTAGATGCTTTCAAAGATGAGATAGTTATAATGCAAATAGGCACAGGGAAAGAGCCTATATACATATTCCCATTTAACTTTGCAAAACAAATACAACCGGAATTAAAAAGTATTATAGAAAAGTCTAAGATTATAGGACAGGACTTTAAATTTGATGTCAAGTTTATATATAATAAATTAAATATATTTCCTGAGAATTGGTATCATGATACTTGTCTGGCTGAATATCTTCTTACTGGAATGAAAGATAATGACCTAGATGCATTGACAGATAAGTATGTGCCTGAGTCATCTGGATATTCTAAAGAAGTTAATGAGATAGGTGGTGCTCATTTAGTAAAGGATGATAATCTATTATATCAATATGCTTCTGATGATATTGGTGTATTACCTAAAATAGAAAAGAATCAGATAAAAGAAATATATAAAAGAGATATTGAGTTCCTATTCAGAGATATTACCATGCAGAATAATAAAGTTTTAGCTGATATGGAACTTAATGGAGTTAGAATTGATTTAGACAGATTGTGGGAACTTGATGCAGTATATGAAAAGAAAGCACAGAAAGTGCTTAATAAAGCATTATTATTACCAGAAGTGCAACAGACAGAAAGAGATTTAAATCAAAGGTTTAAGCCTAAAAGTGCAGTACATTTAAAGCATTTATTATATGATGTATATCAATTACCTATATTAAAGAAGACTAAAAAAGGTGGTGTTTCTACTGATAAAGAGCTAATGAAGATCTATTCAGAAGCTCCATATAAGAATAAATATTGTGCTATCATGGAGCAGTATAGATCCTATGAGAATATACGAAGTACATTTCTCTCTGGAGTAATACCACAATTAGATGGTGATATAGCACATACTACTTATTCATTACATGCTACTACAACAGGGAGGCCGGTTAGTAAAAATCCAAATCTTCTTAATTTACCAACTAAAGAGAAGGAAATAAAAGAGATATATATTCCCAGAGATGGATATGTATTTCTATATTTTGATTTAAAAGCAATAGAGATGAGAGTTGCTTCTGTAATATATTGGGACGATGTATTAATAAATATATGTAATTCTGGATGGGATATACATACTCAGACAGCAGTAGAGATACTTGGTGGTGATTATGAATCATTACAATCATTATATGAATTAAAAGATCATGATGCTACTATGAAAAGAAGGGTAGCCAAGACAATCAATTTTGGAATTATTTATGGTCAAGGAGCACATGGTCTAGCGGAAGAATTAAATATTAAAGAATCAGTAGCAGAAGAATATATCTATAATTATTTCCTTAGATTTAAAGGACTTAAAAAAGGTATAGATGATATTCAAAAATTTGCCATTGACAAGGGTTATGTAGAGACTTATTTTGGATTGAGAAGATATTGGAAAGATCACACAGTAGAAAACTTAAATATGTTGCGTGAGGCGCAGAATACCCCTGTGCAAGGAACAGCTTGGCAATTATCTCAATTAATTCAAATAGGTAGTAGGAATTTTGTGAAGAAGTATAATTTTGATGCCAAGATGGTAATTCAGATGTACGATGCAGTAGTTATCGAGTGTAGAGAAAAAGATATAATAGATATAGCACCAGAGATTATTAATATAGTAGAGAATGTGAATAAACCATTTCCTATACTGAATGAGGTTAAAATAAAAGCAGATATAGAAATAGGTAGAAAGAACATGGCTAAATTAGAGGAGATAAAAAAATGAGTGATATGTTTGAGGTTGCAAATGACTTATTTAAATTATTAGATGAATATGACTATTGGGTTATTGGAATGGAATTTATAAGAGAAAATCCAGACGGCAGTCGAAGATTTGAGCCTAGAAAAGGATTTACATTTGAAGAATGTCAAAGAAGAAGACAAGAAATGCCTAAATGTGGTTCTATAGAAAGTTTAAAAGAAGCTATTGAAAAAGCTAAGTTAGGGGAGATAAAGATATGAAAGTAACAGAACAACAACTATTTGTATTAATTAGAGTTTTAGAAGGTTCTTTAAATATATGTGGTGCTAATTTTGGATTTGATCAAGCAACAAGAGAATTAATGTATAATCAGATAATTAATCAACAGTTATCTAAAGAAATAATTGAAGTGGATGGAGATAAGATTGAATAAATGTTTACTTTTATATATGCTAGACACAAAATACATCCTAAATTAAATAAATATCATCAACAATGGTATTTGCTAATTGATAATTGGAAATCTCTTCTAGAATTTGTGGAGATTAGATCTAAAAAATTGGTATCAGATTACTTCTATATTAAGAGTAGACGATCAGAAGGTTTTAAAGGACATTTTGGTGAACCTTGGCAAGTAGCATTGGAAATGAGTTTGAATCTAGATGAAAATAGAAAAGGATTAGTTGATGATATTAAACATATTGACAAATTTACTGATTCTTATATAAACTCTTTTTTAAGTTGGGGCAATTTAGTAGTATCTCCTAATTATGCATTTAGAGACATGGATGATACATTTAAGATTCTAGATAAAATTGAAAAGAAAGATTTTGTATTTCCAGACTCAAAATTATCTGAGGAAGACATAAAAATACTCAGATTTCCAGAAGGAAGTCATTATTATGTAATTATAAATGGTATAACTATAGTTGACCCAGAAACTGGGGAAGGTAAGTGGAAAACATATAAAGCTGCTAAAAGAGTAGCAGATGAATATATTGAGAGGAATATGGAGGAATCTGATTGAATGATATAACAGATTATTTATCAACAAAAAATATAGAATATAAAGTATCTGGTAATGAAATATTATTAACTTGTCCTGAATGTGGTAAAGAAAAACTATCAATAAATAAAGAGAGTGGTCTTTATAAATGTTGGCATTGTGAGGCCCTGTCACCAGAATCCATCTTTGCTAAAGGCCATTTTGGGAAATTACAGGAATATTGGGGAGATATAGTCCCTATTAATCATGTATCCACCCCAAAGGCTAATAAACCAGATCCTGATTATACAGATTTAGTTGAACGGTATCATTACAATATTTGGAATGAAAAGCAAGCTCTCAAATATCTCTACAGTAGGGGATTTACCGATGATACTATTATGAAATTTAAGCTAGGATTCGTCAGAAAGGATGAACAGGGGTGGATATCTATCCCTTCTTATGAAGATGGAATTCCGAAGTTAATTAAGTATAGGAAGGCTCCTCCTAATGAAAGAGAGGATTTACCTAAATATACAAGAGAGGCAGGTGGTAAAACTGTATTATTTAATGGGGATATATTAGATAATATAGAAGAAGTAATCTTATGTGAGGGGGAACTTGATGCATTAACTCTTATTCAGAATGGATATGATAATGTAGTTGGAATAACAGGAGGGGCTAAAACTTTTCCTAGTGAGTGGTGGGATAGATTGGTCTTAAAAGAGAAGATCTATCTTTGTTATGACCAAGATGCCGTGGGTCAAAAAGCAGCAAGAGATACTTGGGCAACTAGATTAGGTAGAGAAAAGTGTTACAATATCTTATTGCCAGAGGGTGAAGATGTAAATTCTTTCTTTCAGAATCATATTAAGGAAGATTTTGATAAGTTAGTATCTAAAGCAGAGAGATTTAAGGTAGAGGGGGTTTTATCTCTAAAGGAGTCTTTATATAAATTAGGCACTTCTGATGAATCACTTGTTGCAAAGTATTCTACTCCTTGGGAGAGTGTGAATAAATTATTAGGTGGAGGATTGCAAAGAAGTCATCTTGTTGTTGTTGGAGGTCAACCAAAGAGTGGTAAAACAACAATGTGTTTAAATTTATGCCATTATTTTTCTGAAACATATGAAATACCATCTTTATACTTCTGCTTGGAGATGTCAGAAAGGGACTTGGCATATAAACTAATACAATATCATTATGGTCTTATTGATAAGGAAATATCTTATAAAGATGCATTTTATTATGCACAGGATGATTTTGGTAATTTACCTATATATCTAGGATATTCACCAAAAATTACACCAGAGATATTTTATAATACTGCAAAAGAAGTGAGAAATCGCTATGATATCCAATTTTTTGTATTTGATAATTTACATATGATGGTTAGAAGTGAAAAGGAATCTGATATTGGAATTGCAACTAAGATGTTTAAACAAATAGCTATGGAATTAGATATATTTATGATTTTAGTAGCACAACCAAGAAAAATTAATTCTGAGAGGAATATGACATTCGACGACTTAAAATCGTCATCTGCACTGGCTTCTGACCCAGATTCTATTTTGCTTATTAATAGAAAAAGATTAACTAGCTCAGACCAAGGAAGTTTTGACCCAATAGCTACAGTAATAGCTGATGCTACCAGATTTTCTAGAGGTGGCCGATGTAAATTATTTCTGGAAGGTGATAAATCTACTTGGAAGGAGTTAATAACTTGACAAAGGAGTTTGAATGACTATCTTATGGCAAGCAGAGCAGAGCTGAGACAAGCATGTAGGGAAATGAGAATAACTTCCACTGATTTAACAAAAGAGGAAATGTTAATAAAGATTAGAGAAGTAGCTGATAAATGGTTTAAAAAGAAATGGGCTAAATTCAGTAGTGCAGATAAACTTTCAACCACATTGAAAAAGATATTAACGGAGGAATATAATTTTGTTATCAGAGATAAAGAAGGAAATGAGCTTGATCATTTAGGCAGAATAAAAAAGATTAAAAAGAAGAAAAATACTCTTGACAAAAAGAAGGATGATGATTAAAATATGATTATGGCAATTAAAAAAGGAGACAACAACAAACTAAATGAAAAATGATGATTTTAAAATTCCAATACTATTACAACAGATGGAAAAAGATTCACAAGTGGTTTATGATTTACTTGGAAGATTTAAATTAAGACTTAAAGAAATAGAATATAGTAAAAATGATACTAGACCACCTAGCAAATATTTTAATTTAGAGACATTCAGATGAGTATTTGTGAAGCATGTATAAAGTCCTGTAAAGACAAGGATAAAAAGGATTGTAAAGAATTTGAATTAGCAACTTATGTCAGATGTAAAAAAGAGGAGGACAGAGTACATATAAAAATATGCCTGATAAGTAATAGACATGGTTGTGGAATTTGTAAATTAGGAAAATTAATAAGAGGATTAAAATAAATGATAACAGTAAAAATAAATAAAATAGAAGAAATTGAAAATAAAACAAAGGATTTTCCATTTATCGGAAAATACATTTATGATGATGGATTAATAATTCTATTTATTAAAGAGAAGTGTGGTATAGTATTATCATCTTCTTCATATTCTTCATACAAGGAATCACATTATGTTGGAGAATATAATGAAGATTGGAATATTTGCAATTTTAAACCAATAGATGAAGAAGTAGTTTTAAGAAATATGAAATAAATAATTAATATTACTAATTAAATATATAATTAGTGTGGCTAGGCTCTTAGCCAAAAGGTGAGGTCTTTGGTGGACAATATCAAATTGGCACTCGCCAACTTTATATAAATATTTTATAGTGAGGATGAGTCATGAAAATAGTAATAAATAAATGTTATGGGGGGTTTGGGTTATCACATGAAGCTATAATGAGGTATGGTGAAATAAAAGGAATATCTATCTATCCTATTGTGGAAATAAGAGAATTAAAATCTTTTAAAGATAGAGATAGAAAATATAAATTATATGATCCAGATACATATGGAGAAGAACCTTTTATAATCTATTATACCACTGCTCCCCTTAACTCAGATGGTACTTATAGTGCAGAAAATTGGATATCAGAATATGATTTTGAAAGAAATGATCCTGCTTTAATTCAAACGATAGAGGAGCTTGGTGAAAAAGCTAATGGTAGTTGTGCTAAATTAAAAATAGTAGAAATCCCTGATGGTGTAGATTATGAAATAGAAGAATATGATGGTAGGGAGCATATAGCTGAAAGTCATAGGGTTTGGAATTAAAATGCGTAAAGAACTAGATAATGATGAGTTTGTTCTCAAGGATCTGGACATTCAATATAATTCTATTTTCGATTTAGAAAAAGAACTTAGAAATTCTTCTTGCAATGGAGCTAAATATTACCGCTGGTATGCTCAATCAATCAGGAAAGTAGCAGATTTGGAATTAGATTTAGAAATAATGTCTGCTAGATTAGTTGATAAGATTTGCAGAGAAGAGAATATAAGTAATTCAGCAAGAAGTGAGGTGAGAAGATCAAGAATATTTTTAGATGATAAATTTATTAAATTAAAAGTGAAGTATAATGAAGCATTAGAAGAAAAGGAGTATTTACGGGGACTTGTAGAAACGTGGAACGCTAGGGAATATAGGATAAAAGAACTTAGTCGGTTGAGTGATAGGTTACTTTGGAACGAACCAAGAGTGTATGATAACAGACAAAATACAACTAGAAGCAAAGCAGACGAAAGGTATAAGTTAGAAACAGAATAAAATTTGAGTCAAAAATCACAAGAAAACCATATTGAATAAACGAATCAGAGAGAAAAAGAAAACCATGGATCTCAAATGAATCAAAGCGATAAAGAAACCCATGTGGAATAAATGAATCATATATGCGAAGAAAACCGCAAAACAATAATGCCACAGGAAAGGGGGTGGAAATATTAATTATGTCAGATGATATAAGAAGAGCAATAGTTTTTAATACTCATGCATTAAAAGTAATATTAGGGAGATACATACTTGAGAATTTTGAAAATCCAGAAGAAGAAAGTCTAGGAAATATTGATTTAAATGTAATTATGGACAATGGAAATCTAAAAACTATAACTTTTGAATATATGTATAATGAAGATTTGATATATGATCAGGAAGACAATGTAAAAGAAGAAGAATAAAGAAGAAAAGATAAGACGCCGGTTTGGCTGTAACCTCCCCGGCGTTGAACTTATCGCAATAGAATATTGATTAACATTGCTATAACAATAAGAATTTGTACAACATCAATCTTTATTTCTATTGCTAGTCGGTAATTGGGCTTTTTCAAGTCCATCATCTCTCACTAGATTGGGATAATAAGATTGGGGGGATCATCTCCCCAATCAACTAAAAGGAGTAAAATATGAACAGTAGAAGACAGTTTTTATTAGGAAGTTTAGGAATAGCATTATCTCTTTTTCTGTTTAAGAAAGAGGCATATGCTTCTATTTTAAATAATGAGAATATAAATAATGAGAATATAAATAATGAATATGATAATTTTATTACTGAATTTTATTCTAATACAGTAGATGAAGAAATAGATAGATGGTTCTCCCTCTATAATATAGAGGAAGGTGATTACAGAGGAAATATAAAATTAATATATAATTGTAATGATTGTTGGGCTTGTGATTTACCATGCTGTTCCATAAAAGATGTGAATCTAGGCGTGAAAGATAAATTATGTCCATTAAAGATATATGATGAAGATAAAGATAAAGAATTAATATCACAATATATTGAATATTCCCCAAATTTAAAATCAACAATTGAATATATATCTAATTCTAAAAAAGAAGGTGTGGATATAGTATCTAGGATACTTATACTTAATCCTGTAAGTTGTTATGGATGTAGTGTTAAATGCAATCAAAGAAAAAATAATGCAGATATTGGCATACCAAAATCTTGCTCTTTGAAAATAATGAATAGAGAAGATATAGAAATGGTTAGACCATATTTAAGATATCAATGGAATAGAGAAAAAAGAATTAAAATTTATAATATTGTAATAAACTATTCAGATAAAATGAATAATTTACTTAAATAATAATAAAATAGGAGTAAAATATGAACAGTAGAAGACAGTTTTTATTAGGAAGTTTGATAGCAGGAGTATCTACCCTCTTTTTTAAGAAAAAAGCCTTATCAAAAGAGAAAGATATGCTTTCTAAATTAATAGAAATTTCTGATAAAGAAAGAAGTTGGTGTAATGAGTTTGAAGAAGATGAATCTAAATCTATAAAATGGGTTTTAAATAATTTAACTAATAAAGAATTAATATTGTTAAGACGATATTTAAGTGATAGTTATCATTATGTAAAAGAATATGATGTTTGTATTAACAAAGCTGGTATGAGAGAAAAATATCTTAATGAAAATTTAGGAGATACATGGAAAGTAAGAGAATATATTATAACAGGATATATGCCTAAAGAAAGAATAGATAATAATATATTAAATAAAACAGAATAACATGGAAAAAGAAATAATAAAAGAGTATGAGGAGCTAATAGAAATTTATAATAAAATAGGAGGATAAAAAAGAGGCAAGACCCGTTAGAAACCCAATAATCCCAAACGAAATATTATAATAATATAAAAACTTGAATAACAATTTAAAAACAAAATAAAATAGGAGAAAAATAATATGGTAAAAAAAGAAAATGAACGTGATCCGTGGGACTTTGAATTTGATTCAAATAAAGTAGGTAAGTATGAAGATTCTTATAAGATGTCTGGCTCTGGACTTCTGTGTCCTAAGAGAAATAGGAGCATAGGAAAACCTTGCCATGTATGTGATGCAGTACAAGAATTGTATAAATATCCAGAAGGTAGTCAAGAAAGAAAGGTAGCTCAACAAAAAGGAGCTAAGTGGGAATATTACATCTGTGCAGTATTTCCTCATAATAAGGAAAAGGCTGTTATAGTAAAGCTTGGTAAAAAGGTAGGGCAAGCTCTTGTTGAAGGTATAAAGTTGAAGGGATGGAATGATATTGCCAATCCCAAAGCTGGAAAAGGTAGAGAAATTAGATTCACAAAGACAAAGGGGGATGGGGGTAATCCCTCTTATTCAGTAGACCCGGTTCTTGATAAGGCTACCTGGGATGTTCCTAAAAAAGTGTTAGACAATATACCTAATATAGTTGATGATCCTGTTAAAACTGTTACTAGTGCTGCTGCTGAAGATATATTTGACGTTAAAACAATGAAGTTTGGAGAGACTATTGTAGTGAGGATGTTGCCTCCTGCTGCTGACTCAATTATAAAGGATGCAGCACATGGAGTAATATTTAAACATTATGGTGTTACCCAGGACGAAATTGATGGTAAGATTCCTATGAGCAGAACGCTTACTACTTTTGAAAAAGGTGACAACAAAGAACCTACTGCTCAGAAAGAGGAAGTTCCTTGGAAGGAAGAACCCACTAAACAGGAGGAATCTGCAAAACAAGATGCTCCTCCGTCTAAGAAAAGACCAGCTTGTTTTGGGAGGACTAATTTCTTTGATGAAAGTTCTTCATCTTGTACAGAATGTCCTGAGTTTAAGGATTGTGGTAAAGAAGTAATGAAAAATAATTAATTAATATTAGAAAGGTGGTTACAAAATGTAACCACCTTAAGGAGTTATATGTCAAAATTTTGTCCATTAATTAAAGTAGCATGTAAGAAAAATGAGTGTGAATTCTGGAATGTATTAAAGTTTGATGATGAGCAAAGTCAAGAGTGTGCAATTAGTGCTATAGCTAATGTTGCTATGATGATAAATTGTGAAGTTTCTGATTTTATAGAAGAAAATGAATACATGGATGAGTTTACATATTTAGAACATAAGGAAGAAATGAATGAAGCTCCTGTAAAACAAATTAAAAATAAACCATATTGCTTTGAAAATATGGTTCTCTTTAATAAGAATTCAACATTATGTCAATGCTGTGAAGTATTTTTACAGTGTGGGAAAATAGATGATAAAATATAATGATAGACTAGGATTTTTACCTTTCTCTAATTTTATAGATTGGTCTAAGACCAAAAAAGAACTTTTTGCAGAGATAGATATACTATATAGAGATATAAGATTATCATCTTGTAATGATATTATATTTACAAATGTAATGGAGTGCTTTTCCATGATAGAATGGTTAATCCCAAGACTAATATCAGAACAATATTTTGTATCTATAATTACTAATTTATATGATTTTGAAAAGTTTGTAGCATCCAGAGTAATAGTAGAAACTAACATAAGTGAACGTAATTATTTTAGTAAATTAAACAGTCTTAATCCACAAGATATAATATTATTAACAGATGGGGGAATAAAGGAGATAAAAAGATCATTATCACTTTTACAAGAAACTAAGGCAAAGATTTATTATCATGAAAATGTTGCATTAACCAAAGAACTTATAGAAAATAAAATATTTAACTTAACACCATGTTAGAGAAAGTATTAATAAACTTACTACCTTATATCATTTTAGTCGAATCATTTTTGGCTGGAATGATTCTATTATATTATCAAAGATATGGTAGCGCAATGTATTGGTTATCAGCAGGATTTTTAAACTTGGCAGTAATAGTATTTATAAAGAAATTTGGATAAGTATGGAATCTTTAAAAGATAGACAAGAGAAGATTAATGAGAAATTAAAAATAAGAGAAGATAATCTTAGAAATGATATAAAAATAATGTTAACTGACTTTTATAATGAAACTGGTGTGATTATTAAAAGAATTAATTTAGATGTAGTTACATATGAGATTATTTTTAAATATAAAGGTGTATCAGATCTTAGTAATTATATAAATATATCATTTGATAAATTAATAAAATAGAAAGGAGAGAATATAATGTTGGAATCATTAAGTAATAAAGAGTTAGAAGAAAGACGTAGGCAGAAAAGAGAAAATAGAAAGAAATTTAAGTGGGCAAGACATATGCCTCATAAACTTGTTCAGGAAGTAATGAGTTTAAATCCAGATAGAGTAACTTTTTATAAGGAATATCCTAAATATATCCAATGTGAAATCCGAAAAGGAACAGAACTTGGATCTGGGGTAGCAATATGCTCACCAACTGAAGAATACTTTATAGAAAATAAAGCTAAAGAGATGGCACTTGGTCTAGCTCTTGGTGCTCTTAAAAGGAAGGACAACAAGTTCAGAATTCGTGATAATTTTACTGAATTTCCTAAGAATTGGACAATAGGACAAGCAGAAAGAATAATGGAAGTAGCAGATATATTTGGGTATAGAAGTATATATGAGGATACTAGAACTTGGTAATAGATAACTTTATAATATTCTCAGATCCACATTATCAGAAGAATATAGCTAAATCTAAGCTCACAAATAGTGGACTTACTTCTTGGTTGAGCACTCAACTTCAAATTACGGAAGAGATCTTTAATTATGCTAGAGAAAATAAAGTTAAGACTATAATAGTAAATGGTGATATATTTCATGATAAGACAAGAATTTCTGTAGATGTGTATAATTTAGTATGGGATCTATATAAAAAATTATCTACTGAATTTGATATTATTTTTAATACAGGAAATCATGATATTTATACACTCAATAAAGAATCAGCACTTAAACCATTTTCAGATATAGTTACAGTTATTACAGAACCTACTAATTTTAAAAGTGAAAAAGTATATCTTAGAATTATTCCTTTTGGGCAGGTAGAGAATAATTTAGGATTAGAAGAATCTTCTGATAAATATACAAATATATTACTTACACATGAAGATATATCCGGTTTGATATATGGTGATGATCAATTTGAATCTTCTACTCCTTTAAAATACCAGATATTTGGTGATTGGGATATAGTTTTTAATGGCCATATACATGATCCGCAAGTATTGAATAATATTCATAATATTGGTGCTCCTATGTATCATAATTGGGGGGAGTCTAAGAGAAAGAAAGGATTTTATCATTACAATAATAATGATTTAAGATTCATATATACAAATTGTCCTCAATTTATAGAGTATGATTCAATAGAAGAATTCAGAAATAATATAACAGATGATAGTTTAAACGATAATTTCCATAGGATAAAAGTATTTCCAAGTGAAGCAGGAAATGAGATATTTAAAGATTATAATATAGTTCCTCAGATTTGTAAGAGTGAGAAAAGAGAGATAAAATTAAAAGATAATATGTCTAATGAAGATGAATTAAAGGAATATATTAATATAGTTGACGATAAAGGACTTGACAAAAATAAACTTCTAGAAACAGGAATGAAATTAATGGAGGATAAACTATAGAACCTAAAATACCTGCTGTTAAACTATATCAATTGGATCGAATGGAAAAAATAATTATGGAAAATAGATTATTATTTTGGAATAAAATAAAGTGGAATCATGCTTGGTTAAATAATTATATTTATAAACCTAAAATTCAAGGAGTACAAAATGAAATATAGTTCAGAAAATACAATCTATTTTGAAGTAATAGATAGTGATACTAAAATACCAGAAATAATAAATCCATCTCATATTTATAAGGTAGGTGATATAATTACCTATTATAAATTACTTGATGAACAAGAAACTGTGGTTAAGAAATTTGAAGTTACTGATGTTAAAAATGAGCTTAATTTTTGGGGTTTAGTAACTGACCAAAGATTTATTATATATTTAAAGGAGATAGTATAATCTATAAATGAGTAAAAAATTACTTTTTAGTGTAACTAAGAAGGATTTAGTTATAAATTATTTCTCTGGTACTGGAAATGGTGGCTCAAACAGAAATAAAACTCAGGTGTGCGTGAGGCTTTCCCATCCAGAATCTGGAGCTTCTGTAACTGGTCAATCTTATAGAGAAAGACCAGCTAATATTAGAGAGGCACTAAATAATTTAGTTAAACATCCCAAATTTAAATTATGGCAAGCTAAGAAAGTATATGAAATTCAGCAGGGTAAAACAATAGAACAAGTTGTAGATGATTTATTAAAGCCTAATAATTTAAAGATAGAATGTAAAGATGAAGATAATAAATGGATAGAGTGTAAGGAGATAAAGGATGAAAATTAGGACAGGATTTGTATCAAATAGTAGTTCTTCAAGTTTTGTTATTTCAGTTCCTAAGAACAAGAAACTGGATAAGATAAAACTAGAACTTGAAGTTAATTTGGAAAATTATATAGAAGAAAGAATAGATTGTGAGTCTGAATTAAAGAAATATCTGGAAGGTTATTATAGTCCCTCTTATAAAGAAGATTACCCGGAAATATACCAAGAGTATTTAGCAGAAATTAATAAAGGTAATACTATTCTAGTAGGATCTTTTTCATCAGATGGTGATCCTATAGAAATGTTTTTGTGTGAAAGAGGTATAAATGGATTATCACCAGAAGATATTAATGTTATGGAAGGAGATGGAGGATATTAATATGAAGATTAGAACAAGTTTTGTTAGTAATTCAAGTAGCACAAGTTTTTGTATTTTTGGTAGAGATTTTGATTTAGATATTATAAGAGAAAAGTTTATGAATGAAGAAGAATATGAAGATGATATATCTGAAATTTTAGAGGATAAGTTAGAAGGATCTGGAATATCTTTTGATTCTATAGATTATGAGTATAATGTAACTATGGGATATAGTGTATCTCAGCTAGATAAAACTAAAAAATTAGAAGATATTGCTATAGAAGTAGCAGATAAATTAACTAAAATAGGATTGGATACTAAACCAGAAGAAGTTAATTTTATTCATGATGGTGGATATAACGGATGATTAATCTCTTAGAAATAAAAGCCAAGAACTTTAAATCTTGGAAAGAACTTGAACTTACTGATTTAAATACTAAAGGATTGTGTCTTATATCAGCAGAAAATGGGGCAGGAAAGTGTATAGAAAAAGATAGTTATCTTTATCATAACTCATCTTTATGTGCAATAACCTCTCTATCTGATTCTTGGAATTTTGATGGATTTAAGCCATCAAACTTAAATATTTCTACATCTAATGGTATAAATGTAGAAACCTCAGATGTGTATACTACTACTGTTGATTCTATAAGTAGAATAAAAACTGATAGTGGATATAGTCTAGGGGCATCGTCTACACATAAAATTCTTTGTATAGATAAAGATGGTAACTTCTCTTTTAAAAAAATGGAAGAGCTAAATATAGGAGATTATGTATGTATTGATAGGAAGCAAAATCTATTTCCTATAGATTATCCTAATATTAATTTTACTTATTTTTATGAAAAAAAGCTTCATAAACAACTATATTTTGAGATACCAAAATATCTAAATGAGGATTTATCTAGATTGTTAGGATATTATATAGCTAATGGATCTTATGATAAACAACATGATAGAGTCACTATATGTACTAATAATAAAGTATTAGTTAATGATATAGAGTGTATAGCTAATAAACTTAATATTTCTTTTAGAATATATGCTAAAGATAATATAAGTTTGGGTGGAACTGCTTTTGCAAGATTTTTTAAATATTTACTAGATGATAATTGTTCTACAGCTAGAACTAAAACTATTCCATCCATAATTCTAAAAGCTCCTAAAACCTGCCAGATAGAATTTTTGAAAGCGTTGATTGATAGTGATGGTTACTATTCTAAAAATGGGGCAACATTAGAATATTATTCAGCAAGCTATGAATTAATAAAAATAGTACATTTAATGTTATTAAACTTTGGAATAATATCGAGATTACATTTTAAGGATCATGCCAAAGTTGGGGATAAAGTTTATATTCATAATTATAATATAATATCAATACATGGCAAAAATATAGATTTATATTTTGATAAGATAGGTTCATTATATTATATAAAAATAGATAAAAATAGAAATCCTAACAAAGATATTATTCCCTATATTAAAAATATAATAGATAACGAAATATTTAATATTAAAAAGAAACTGGGAGTTGATAAATGCGGAAGATATATTAAAGATAATAAAAGATTTGTATTTTTTAATACTTCGATAATAAAATCTGTTGCTATAGATATAACCTATGAAAAATTATTATCTTTCTACAATTTTATTATAGAAAATAATAATATTAAAGTGTTATTTAGTGATGAATTTTTAATATTAGTTAATAATATATTAACTTCTAGTTTTTATTTTGATAAAATAATTGAGAAAAATACTATTAATGAGACAATACAAGTATATGATGTATCTATTCCAGAATATCATACATTTTATGCTAATGGTTTTATTAATCATAATTCTTCAGTTAGAAATATTATAGAATATCTTCTTCTTGATGATACCGCTGAAGGAATAGATGTAAAAGACTTGATATTTAATTCAGATTCTGAATGTGAAATCTATGGTAAGTTTGACAAAGATGGTGATTTAGTAGAGATAACTAAGTATAGAAATCATAAGAAATATGGAAATTCTACTATACTTTCAATTAATGGAGATACATCTAAAACAAAAACTGATAGAAGAGAAACACAAAAAGCAATAGAAGAAGTATTAGGAATAACTAAAGATTCAGTATATGTTTCTACAATATTCTCTACTAATTCACCTTCTTTTGTAGAGGCAAAAGAGGGTGATAGAAAGAAGATAGTATATGATGCTCAGGATTTAGGTAGATATAATACTTATCTAGATAAAGTTAAAACTAAGATATCCAATATAGAATCAGAAATTAGTTCTATAGATAATAAATTATCTAATAAAAGAGAAAATATTGGTAATATAGAACATAAATTACTTGATATAGACATAAATCTTATATCATATAAAGATATTCAGAAGAATAAGATTAAGAAGTTAGAAGATGAGAGAGATAATCTTTCAAAAGAAGAATATATTTCTTTTATAAATAAAATAAAAATCCTTAATGAATATAAGGACTTTGCTGAATTCAAGATTTTTTCAGAATCTTTATATGAAAATATAAATAAATTATTATCAGAAAGAAATATTCTAAAAGAGGTGAATTTTGAGGATATAAAATATGAATTAGATCTACTTAATAATATGACTTTTGGTGAAGTAGAAGATTTAACAGAAAAATACAATTATATTAATGAGTTACAAAAGAATATAAATAATATTGATTATGAAATAAAAGATTTAAATAAGAAATTAAAAGAATCTGATTTAGGAATATGTCCAATATTAAAAAGTGAATGTCAGACATTATTAGATAAAAAGAACAAAGCAATAGAATTATATCAACCACAAATAGATGCTGCTGTAAAAGAAAAAGAAATAAAAATAGAATCTCTGAAAGAAAAAGAGGAAACATATAGTATATTAAGCAAAAAGAATAAAGAAATAGAAAATAGTAAAATAGATAAAGATAAGAAGATAGTAGAATTAACTAATAAAATCAATATTATAAAGAATAATAATTCAACCCTGGATCAGAGAAAAAAGTTAATAGATGATAAAATTCAATTACTTATAAACAATGAGATAGATAAATTAAAGAATGAAATAAAGATAATAGAAAATAATAATAAGAATATAGAGATAAGAAAAGTACAGATAGAAGAAGAAATAGAAAAGATATTGAATGAGAAAAATCCATATATAAATATTAAAAAAGATCTTGACAAAGAATATAAAGAGATTAAATTAGATATAGAAAATAAAGAAAAAGAACTTGATAAACTAAAAGATGAATTAAGATATTATGAATTTTGGAAAGTAGGATTTAGTAAAAAAGGCATACCTAATTTAAAAATAGAAGGATTCCTTGAAGCATTAGAAATAGAAACTAATAAGATATTATCAGAAGTGGAAAGTAATACTTATGTTACTATAGAATCTGGAGAGGATAAGATACTATACAAAGTTCATTCTAATAATGGTAGTATGGTAACTAACTTTAAATCCTTTTCAGGCGGCGAAAAACAGAGGATAAAGATAGCAGATATGTTTGCTTTTAATACCCTACTTGGTAAGTTTAATTTTATCATAGCAGACGAAGCATTAGAAGGATCACTTGACAGCACTGGTAAAAGTAATGTTCTCAATTTACTAAGAAATAAGTTAAAAGAAATAAGTAATATATTTGTTATTTCTCACAGTGAACAAATTAAAGATTCATTTAATAATGTGATTAATATAGAAAAAGAGAATGGAGTAAGTAGGATATGCTAGAACAGATTAAAGAGATCAAAGAGAAATTGGAGAAGGCATTGGATTGTTTTACGTTTGCATGGGACGGAACACATGATTTTGAATGTCAAGTAGAAAAAGCTGAAGTATTAATACAAGAAGCCCTTGCCCTCATTGAAGAGAAGGAGAAAACAGGGATATGGGTGGAGATACCGGAACCTATTAATGGATATTGCAATCCTAGTTGCCTGTTTTATTGGACATATGGCTTTAAAGGAAAGTTTTGTAGAAAAGGTTATATGGTAAAAGAGACCGGAAAATCTGGTTCTCAATGTCCGAGGTACAAGGAGGAAGGCAATGGAAAAGAAATTATATACAAAATCTGACCTGTGTTATGCAATGGAATGTGCAGCCGATTTTATTGAAAGTGAGGAATGGAATGAGTCCTCGGAAAGGGAATCTGTTATGGCGGCATACGCGGAAGTTGGGAAAAGATTACGAAGAATGGCCCGTAGAGCCAATAATAAAATTGAATCCCCGAGAAAGGTGCCGCTGCAGGACTTGTTACACGAATACCTCTGTATGGATGTATTCTAATATTTGCTGGATTTATATTATTTATGATTGAAAATTAAGGGAGAGGAATATGAAATACCTATTAATCGTTTACATTGTAATGGCTGTGTTCATTGCGTTCATTATGTGGATGCAGCCGTAGGAGAAGAGGGATGAAATGTTTTAATTGCAATAAAGCTGCATGCTGTCTGGTTGATACAGATAAAATCGTATTCCTGGCACTATGTAAGGAGTGCCTTATAAAAAGGTATAAAACTGGTTTGTGGAGTAGTAGAATTGAAACAGATGATCTTTGGGATACACTTATAAAACAGAAAGGGGAAAAGGAGAAATATGAAGACAAAAAAGTGTCCATACTGTAATACTGAAATAGAAATTAAAAATTATTATGAGAAAGATAACATTCTCAATGACGAATTTGAGAAGCCCTGTGATGAGTGTAAATATAATCAGAAAGATGAAGATAAATATCCCTGCGCATTTTGTTCCGCTAGGGATTATGTATAATAAGGATGCAGCCATAAGGGAGAGAAAATGAGATATTTAATTATTATTTTATTGTTATTATTTGCAAGTCCTGCATATGCAGCAGATTATATTGACTCACCCACCCCGGAAGAAAGGATTATTGAAAAGAGAAAACAAGAAATTGTTATCCCAGTCCTTATTGAACTACTTGAAGAATATATTAATAGCTTACCTTATTCACAAGAGCATATAGAAAAAGGCAACCTATTCTTTACTAGTTATAAAATAAGAATAGAAGAACCTTCTCTTGAAGGCTTTCTTGAATGGTTAAAGGAGAGAAAATGAAATATCTATTTATAATTTTATTTTTACTGTTTGCAAGTTGCTCGAAAGAATCAGAATTAGAATCGTTGGAATTTGATAAGATTGAAGATATAATACCAGACGATGGCTATCTCTCATACTCATATGAAACTGGATATATATGGAAAAGATATGGATATACTTGTACTATTTTATGTTCTCCAGAAGGCAAATACACATGGAGAATAGATGATCTAAATTATATTTGTAGTTATGTATTTGATACCAAGGAAGAAACGATAGAATCTATGGAAGCAGTTTTATCACCTGTAATAATTGTACATAAAGAATCTGATGATTATACGTGGTCAGAGTGTAAATAAAAACAATAAAGGAGAATAATATCATGAAGAAATTTATAGCAGTATTTTTTATGTTTATGATTATGCTTTTTAGTTCGGTAGTTTATGCAATTGATGATGTTCCTGCTATTGATCAGGATACTTATGAAGATGAATGGGGAGTTGATAATATTTGTGGCCCAACTGTAGCTTCTGAAATAATAGGATATTGGGGTGCTCATGGATATCCTAATTTATCCTCAGATATGGATGAAGTTTTATGGGATATGATATCCACATATATAGTTCGGACAAGCTCCGGTGCTACTTATCCAGCAAGTTTAATCACAGGAATAGAGGAATATGCATGGGATGCTGGATATGAATTTGAAGTGACAACAACAGGCAAAGGTAAAACTTCTTGGAGTGGGCTTAAAGCAGAGATTGATGCAGGTAGACCAGTAATACTTTTGAATTATGCCTGGAATCATTATGTTGTTGTAATTGATTATTATGAATCAGGAACTACAAGAACAATAGATATTCTCTATGGACATATTCCATTAAAAAGAACTATTAATGTAGCAACTTTGATTTTAAGTAAATTACAGACATTTTATATTGTACCAATAACTCCTCCAGATAATGGAGTTATTATTGAAGATCCTGATCCATCAACTGAAGATTGGTACGAGGAAGTCATAACATGGTGTGAAGAAAATGATTGGGAATTGGAACCAGAAGATTAAGATAGAGGGATTAAATGGAATATGACGGGAATGAATATAATGCAGAATATCATAAAGGAGATACTCAAATAGCTGAATCAGAGATGGAATATATTTGGAATATAATAGAAGAATTAGAAAAAGAAGCTAAGGAAATTGGTGCAGATGAGATTGAATTTATTGAAGATATAAAAGAAAAAGCAAAGGATATTAAAAAGAATGATAGTATATAAAGAAAAGTATACAGAGAATTTTAAAATAAGTGGTTGGTACTTATTTGGATTTATACCAATTTATATTAGGAGGGAAAGATATTGAAATTTAAATATGGATTGTACAAAGATATAGAATCTTGTTTTGTAAACTCAATATATTTGAAATATATATTAACTAATCAGGAATTTATAGAAGACCCAGACAATGTTGAATTAATATCAGATATTAATAGACAGTTAAAAATAAGAGACATGACACAGCACCATATCTATAAGGATATAGTAGATCCCTTTAAAAATAAAGTATGGATGGAATTACATGAATCAATATGATAAATATGATATAAGGAATATAACTGAGAAAAGAACTGCTGCCCCTTCGTCTATAAGTTGTGGGGTCACTTGGGTCGATGGACGTATCATCTTTCATAAAGATAAAAATATAAATAAGCAAGGAGCTTGGATATATGGTATATGCCATTTTTCAAATGGTATATTTCTTATTACTCCAAGAGATCATGTAATTCCAACTACTTTAACAACTATATTAGTTTCACCATTTGACAATTATTGCCAACGTGCTTATAGTTGTTTAGATTTTGATTGTAAATTAAATAAGTTTAATAGAGATATATTTGAAACAGAGATTGGTGATTTTGCTAAAGAATTTCCATTTATTAATAAGGAAAAACCTTTCTGGTTTAATAGTCTTAAATGGAAAAATGATATGTGGGCTAAGAAAAAACTTCCAATTAACGGAGGAGTATTAAAATTTGATGCAAACAAAGAAACGAATAAAAGTTAGTAGTGCAAAAGCAAAAGGAAGGAATCTACAAAAAGATATTGCTCAAAGAATATCTAATATAACTAATATTCCTTGTGGTAAAGACTTGGATATTGAGAGTAGACAAATGGGGGGCAGCGGTGTAGACGTTTGTCTTAGAGGTAAAGCAAAGGAACTATTTCCTTTTTCAATAGAATGTTTTTCTGGAGAAACTCTTGTTCTAACAAAAAATGGATATAAATTAATATCTGATATTAAAACTGGAGATAATGTTTTTACATCTAAATCTAGATTTAGAAAAGTAATTAATGTTATGTCTAGAAATGTTAATGAATTTATTAATTTAAAAAGTAATATTTCATCAGAAGTAGTTTCTGTAACTGAAGAACATCCTTTTGAGACTTTTAATAAAGAATTTATCAAGGCATCCAAGCTTAATTATACCTCTAGTTTTTTTAGTGGTATCGGAGGATATGAATTAAGTATATCTAAATTCAAACTACCAAAACAAGTTTTTAAATCTAAAATATTAAAGGATCATAAGCATATAACATGCGCCTGTGGTTGTGGAGAGATTCTAGAAAGATATGACTCTAGAGGTAGAGAACGAAAATTTCAAGTTGGTCATAGTGGAAAATGGACAGGTATTTCTTTACCAAAAGATGTTATCTTAGATGAAGATTTATTATATATATTTGGCTGGTATATTGCTGAAGGAGATATAAACAATAATTGTGTACGTTGGACATTAGGAAGTACTGAATTAGATTATGCTAAAAAAATAGTGGAAATAGTCTTTAATAAGTTTGGAATAAAAGCTTCGTTAAAATTATATAAATCTACATATAGAATTAGTGCTAGTTCAAAATTACTATCAAAATTTTTTATAGATTTATTTAATACTGGAAGTACAAATAAAAAATTAGGTAAGTTTATCTTTTTAAAAAGGGATCTACTGAAGGTTTTAATAAGATCTTATTTTTTAGGAGATGGGTGTGTTAGAGAAAAATTTGCTAGATGTGAAACTGTAAGTAGGCTTTTAGCGAATGAAATACATTTTAGTCTTCTAAGATTAGGTATTTTATCTAGAATTAGTATTGCTAGAAAAACAAGTTACAATACTAGAAAACATGATTTGTATTCTATACAAATATCTAAATCATCCTTGTATAGATTTAAAAAATTGATGAATAATGAAAATTTTAGATTTATTAAATTTGAAATAAATTATGATGACACATGTCAAATATTTGATTTTTCAAATGGTAGAGTTTATACAAAAGTAGAAAATAAAGATATTATCAATAAAAATATAAATGTTTTCAATTTAGAAATTGAGGAAGATGAAACTTATATAATAAATGGGGGGATAATTGTACATAACTGTAAATCTCAGGAATCTTGGTCTATTCATGAATTTATAAAACAGGCAAAAGAAAATCAACTCCAGGGAACTGACTGGATCTTATTCTGTAAGCGTTCAAGAGAAGAACCAGTAGCCATCCTAGATGCAGATGCTTTTTTCAAACTATATAAAAAGGTGTTAGAGAGATGAAAATATATTGTATATCATGTAATTTATATCTTGGGGAGATAAGAGATGGATCTTTGAGGATAGGTACATATTATATATGTAATAAATGTAAAGAAAAATGGAGAATAGCCAATCAAATGGCAGAAAATGCAAGAAAAGAAACACCTGATTTTATAAATGATTTATTTAAAGGATTTAAGTTATGAGTAATAGCATGTTTGAAGATTATGAATATTGGGATGAAGATGATTGTCAACAAGACACTTATACTTTAACAGTTAAAGCTAAAACTAATAAAGCTCTTTTACTCTCAGATGGTAAAATAGAAGAATGGTTTCCCATATCCAGATTAGGATTTTATATGGAATTAGAAGAGGTAAAGGTGGGTAATGAGTATGAATTTGTGATAGAAAATTGGATAGCATACGACAAAGGACTTTGTTAATAATGATAAATATAGCATTTGATATAGATGGTTGTATTGTAAATATGGATGAGCATTTTCGCTCTATTGTTTCTTCTAGATATAATAAAGAATATACTCCTGCACCTAATTGGGATTTGAGTAAATCTTATAATATATCTAATTCAGTATGTTGGGATATATTAGTTGAAGTATATATGAATCCAGGCAATACACCTATAATAAATGGAGCAAAAGAAGTATTATATAAATTATATAACTTAAATAATAAGGAGGAGCCATTACAATTTATTACAGCCAGACCTAAGTGGGCAGCATCAATGACTTATTCACTTTTAGATAGGATAATACCAGATATAGATTATCAAATAGCATTTGCAAATCATAAGATAAAATATTTAAAAGACTATCCATATATAATTGAGGATAGCCCTAATAATGTAGAATATTTCTTAAGTCAGGGAAAGATAGTATTTATGCCAGTTTATAAATATAATGATCATTTATACCCTTGTGATAATCATATTACTGGAAGTAATAATTTAATTAGAATTACTACAATAGCTAGTTTGTTAAACTTTAAAGAATTTAATTTGGTTAATAGGTGATATAATGATTTTTGAATGTTTTGATCGCAAATATGGGGCTAAAACATGGCCCTCAGATGACCCAAAAGATTCTCCTTTTGATATATTTACATGTAAAATTTGTGGTAAGAAATTTAGGATTCAGATGTTTGGAGCTAGATATATATATGAACCAACCTTTGAAGATAGTGCTAGAGAAGAATTGCAAAATCATATGAAAGAACATATTTGGTAAATAAAGAGGGGGATAAAAATGTTAAAATTTTTAAAAGGTTATTTAGCTTTTATATATTTAGGTGCAATATTAGGTATTGCAGGTATTTATATTGATAATTGGAAATGGTGAGGAAGGAGAAATAACTCCTTAAACTAATAATGGGTGTGAAATAAAATTGAAACAATGTACAAAATGTAAAATAGAAAAAGAAGATAGTGAGTTTTATAGAGACAAATATAAAAAAGATGGTTTAACTAGTCAATGTAAAGCTTGCCAAAAAGAACATAGTGATTTACATAAAGATAGAAAAAAAGAAACAAATAGAAAATGGAGAGAAAATAATCCAGAAAAACATAAAGCACATCGGAAGAAAGCTAGTAAGAAGTGGAGAAAAAATCATCCAGAAGAATATAAAAAGACTCATAAAATATGGGTAGATAATAATAAAGAAAAAATAAGAGTAAGTAGCCAAAAGAGTATATATTCTTTGACTGAATATCTTCCATATTTTGAAAAACTTTCTCAGTACGAAGAATGCAGAAAAGATCCAAATAATGAAGAATTATTACAAGTAAGATGTAAGACTTGTAATAAGTGGATTAATATTAATAGGAGTAAGGCACATAGTAGACTACAATGTATAAATGGAACTTGTGTTGGTAACTCTTACTTTTTTTGTTCTATAGAGTGTAAAGACAAATTCGTTCTTAAATTATCTAATAAAGATTATGTAGAATATCTTAAATATAGAAGAAAGGCTGATGCATATGCATTAAGGATGTATAGAAGATATAAGTATTTAATAAATTCTCTAGACTTGCTTAGAGGGCAAGGAAAAGATAAATATCATATAGATCATATATTCTCAGTTTTAGATGGATTTAAAAACCAAGTTCCAATAGAAGTAATAAGTAATCCATATAATTTAAGGATGTTTTTGGGTAGCAAAAACATAGCCAAATTAGCCAAATTAGATAAATCAGATATAAAACTAGAGGAATTATACATAAATTATAATTTATTTTTGGAGAAATTAAATGCACATACGTTATAGACCAACATCTTTTACTGAAATTATAGGTAATAATATCTTAATTAAATCTTTAAAAGATGTTTTAAAAAATAAACCAGTAAGACCAATCCTTTTTGTAGGCCCAAAAGGTTGTGCAAAAACTACATTATCCTACATTGTAGCTAAAGAATTCGGTGGTAATAATTTAGAATTAATAGAAAGAGATTGTGAAGATTTGTCAAAAGTTGAAGATACTAGAGAATTAATAGATAGAATATTTGCACTAACTTTATTTGATACTAACAAATGCATAATACTTGATGAACTACATGGATTAAGCCTAAAATCACAAGAAGTTTTATTAAAACCATTAGAATTTGAGAATATTAAAAATAACATATTATTTATAGCTTGCACAACTGAAATAAAAAATATAAAGGAAACATTATTAAGCAGGTTTATTCAATATAGAGTATCTCCCCTATCTGAAAAAGAAAGCTTGGAATTGTTAAATAGAGTATGCACTGGTGAAAATATATCTATACCTAAGTGGTTGCAAGTATTATTGATAGAAAAATCAGAGGGGATACCAAGAAGATTACTTACTGGATTATCAAAAGTAAAGTCTGTAACTGATGAATCTGAAGCTAAATTCTTATTAGATTTGAATTCTATAGATGAATCTAGTGAAGTATTAGAATTGTTCAAGATGTTGTTAAAAGGTGTAGATTGGAAAGATATTAAAAAGTACTTACAGATTATATTAAAAGATAACTCTCCAGAATCTATACGAATTAGTCTAATGAATTTGATAGGGGGTAGATTGTCATCAGATTATTTAAAATATGAGGAAATTCCAAAACTTATAGAGGTATATAATATTTTAAGAAATGTGAATAATATACCAGAAAAAGCATCTTTACAGGTTGACATTTGTAAAATAGTGAATATATTTAAGAGGTAGATAGTATGAGTGCTGATAACTATGTAATAGTAAAAAGATTTGGAAAGAATGATTATAGATGGGGAATGTGGTTTGCATCTGATGATGATCCAGATTTTTCAGATGTTAAATTTAAATATGGTCCATTTGAAACTGCTAGTAAAGCAGCAGAGGATGCTGTCGAATGGTGTGATGGTGTAATAGAATATGGTATAGATTTTGATGAATCTTGTTTAAGGGAGGATTAAAATAAAAGATGAAATAGTTGTTTTTGACTCTATAATTATAAATAATTGTGTAGATTGTATTAATTATAAATCTGAATTATTATCTGATTTTATTGAGATAACGTGTAACAAGAATATATTTAAAAGACAATTATTGTTTTCAATTCAACAAGGTGTAAATATTATAAATAATAAATGCAATTTATTTGAAAGGAAAAACAATGGAAAAAAAGCACAGGAAGGATAAAAATCATGAAATATTGGATTAATTAAATTGTGAGGATACCAGAAAGGAGGTACATGGAAAAGATACAACAAATTAAGAGAGTGTTGCAAAACATGAGAATAGTAATCAATTCTGATAACCCATTAGTTAACGGGGAGCAGGATTTATTGGATACATTAGATGCTCTTAACGAAGAGGCCCTTTCCTTTATCGAGGAGATGGAGCTAGAAGATCAATACTCAGAAAATTGAGGAGGATTAAATGAAGATAAAATTTAATGTAAATTCTGGGGCAAATATACATTCTACGAAATATGAAATTTTTGATTTAAAGGATTTTCTAGGATATGATACTGATGAAGAAGCTTTAGAAGAATGGAACAGTTTTGATGAAGATTATAAGTATTCTTTGGTAGAAGAGTGGGCATGGAACAATGGGTTAGAAATATATTATGAGGAGATAAACTAATGGAAAAAAGTGAAATTATTCAAGGAAAACAGGATAGTATAGAGGTAAATCGTAATGGAAAAGGAGAGTATTCTTATTCTTGTAAGATCTATTATGATAGTGATCTTACAGATCCTAAAGCAGTAATAGATAAACTTAAATCAATATATATTGAATTACAAGAAAGATTTAAATAGTTGACATTTTAAATTTCATTATTATATTTAGGAGGATGAGTCTGGAAAATAAAGAACTTGTTAATAATATAGAATCTAAGATAAAATATACAAAGGATAATTGTAAGTTATTTATAGAACTTGGTATATTAAAAGAATTAATGAGATTAAACGATAGTATAGAAAAAGGAATGAATGTAGAAGTAAAAATGCATTCAGAGCCAGATATATGAAATTACATATAGATTGTAGATGTGGATGTGATATACTTTGCATAGAAAAGATATTTGAAAGAGATGAAGATTATGAAGCAATATATTATTTTAATATGTATAGATCTTCTCCATCTTTCCCTTATTTTTGGTGTAGATTGAAAAGAGCTTGGGAATATTTTAGAAAAGGTGAATTTGCATATTCAGATATGACAATTGGGGAAAAAGATATAGATAAAATGATTGAATTTCTTAAACAAGCAAAAGAACAAAAGGAGAATGAAGAATGATGTTTAATAAAGAAAAAATAGCTAAGTTAGAAAGAGATATTGATTTATTATTTAATCATATTAATGCTCTCTATAATTATTTGGGAATTGAGGAAATTGAATATATAATTGCATATCCAGGAAAAACTAATAGAGTAAAATTATACTCTAAAAAGAAAGGAAAAGATAAAAATAATGGAGTCAACTAGAGTAGCAGTATTATTAATTATAATAATATTTTATATTGTTCAAATTATATATTATAATTTTATATCTGATATAGATAAAGTTACTAAATATTATATAAATATTTTATCTGCTCTATTTTGCATACCATTATTTTTAGTTATATTTATTTTATAATCTAATATTATATAGGAGATAGATTAATTTGATTGATTTAAGTAAAGTAGTTAATACATTAAAAAAGAAATATACTGAAACTTCAATGGGTAGTCAAGAAACTAATCTTGAATTTGTATCTACTGGTAATAAAGCATTTGATTTAATAGCAGATGGTGGAGTTCCTTTTGGATATATAGTTGAATTTGCTGGTTTTTCTTCTAGTGGAAAATCCTTGATGACACAACAAATTATAGCTAATGCTCAAAGAGATTATGGTGCTATTGGCATTCTTATAGATAGAGAAAATGCTTATACTAAAGAGCGTGGAGAACAATTAGGAATTAGTAGTGATAATCTTCTTATAGCTAAACCACAAGATGTACCTACAGCATTAGAGGCTTTTAATTTTATATTTGAATCTATAAGCGAGATAAGAAAACAAGATAAAACTATTAAAATAGTAGTTGGAATAGATTCTATCTCAGCTTTTGGCAAAGATGTAGATTTAGAGAAATCTGACCAAGGCAGAAAGGCTAAATCAATACATGAAGGATTAAGAGAGCTTCTAACACATACAGACAAAAATACAATGGTGATAGTAGCTAATCAATATACTTATAAAATTGGAGTAAGTTGGGGAAATCCTGTTACTACAACCTCTGGTGAAGCAATGAAATATTATTCTACTCTACGTTTTTCACTTGAAAATAGAAAGGATATAATTGATGAAAAAAGAGGAAATGAGACTACAGGTAATTGGATAGGAGTTGAGGTATCAAAAACAAGACTTGGTCCTTGTAAAAGGGAGTGCTATTTGCCCCATTTTTATAAGACAGGGATAGATTATTATGGTGGGTATGCTAGACTTTTGTCAGAAAGAGGCTTTCTTGAACCTAAAAATAAGTCAGAATTCAAGAGCTTTAAACAGCATACTTTAAAATATGGTGAGAATGTTATTAATGAATTTAAGATGAAAGAGGCACTGGAAAAGTTTCCTGAATTGGATTTTCAGGAATATCCAGAATATAACTTAAATGGAAAGGAGGAAAATAATGAAGAAGGAGAAGAATAGAAATGAATAAAGTTATTAAAAATAAAATAGAAAAAAAACTTGAAGAGATAAAAGAAAAGGAAGATAATAAAAATATTAGATTTATTGCTTTATGGAATAATATTTGTCCTAATTGTGGTGAATCTTTATCTTATAAAGATTATTATGGTTTTTTTAAAGGAAATTACAGATTACAAAGTTGTGCTAATTGTGGATTTACAAATGAATTAGATACTAATGTATTATAATAGTATAACTTAAATGGAAAGGAAGAAAACAATGAAAACAATAAAGAAGGAGAATAATAATATGGAAAAAGAAAGTAAAGATGCAGGATTTATGGATAATATTTTAAGTAAATTAGAGAGTGTATTAGATACACAGATTGAGGAATTTAAAACAAATCCTATAAAATCAGCAATTAAATTATTTATAATTGCTTGGTTTATTAAGAAAGCTTATAATTTTATAAAGGAGAAATAAAAATGTTAACTAAAATATTTGACTTGGGAGTTATAGCAGTATTAATGTGGCTTGCAAAAGTATTACTTTTGAATAATTTAATGGTTAAAATAACTAATGAAAATGCTATAGCAGTTATTATAGCTGTTATAATAGTATTTATAACTGTAGCTACCCCATTTATATTAAGGAAAAAGTAATGTATTTTTGGTATATATGGTTATTATTCTTTACAGTAGTTTGTGTATTTATTAATTATGGAGCTTGGTATTCCTTTAATTTAATAAAAAGAAATGATGGAACAGATAATATATTTGATACTCT